AAAGCTGGTGATCAGGTTGGCGTCCGGGTCGATGAACGGCGAATTCACCACCTGCAGCATCTGCCAAATCTTGCCGTAGTCCTGGCCGGTGACGATCACCTGGCGCTGCGGCTGGCCGCCGGCGGCCATGGCCTCGACGCGCTCGATCGTCGAGACCAGGCCGCGCATGATGATCGGCAGGCCCAGCGGCGCGGCGCCGCGGTCGGCGCGCGCGAAGCTGCCGGTGCTCGCGCCGGGTGTCTTGTAGGCATCGCCGGCGAAGCGGATCTCGATCACGTCCATCGGCTCGACCAGGCCATAGACCGAATCGGCGCCCTCGGCGTTGATCTTGTCGGCGAAGGTGAGCGAGAAGCCGCCGGCCGGCTCACGCACGCTCTTGTGCACCTGCACCGCGCCGGCGTCGCCGAACCACGGCGTCAGGTCGACCGTGCGCTGCTGGCCGGCGAAGCGCTCGGACACCGGCAGCTCGGCGCCGCCGGCCGCGCGCCCCAGGTTCTTGCGCAACAGCACCTGCAGCGCCGGGTGGCGCATCGTGATCGGCTTCATCGCACCCCCGCGCTGCGCGGCACGCTCACGCGCGTGCTCACCGGCGCGGCGATCTGGTTGCCGCGCTGGTCCTGCAGCGTGAAGGTCCCCTCGACGTTGACCGTCGCCGGGTTGACGCTGCCGCGGCCGGCGCCAGCGCCCGTGGCCGGCAGCGGCGTGACATCGCTGATGCCGGCCGAGTTGCGGGCGACCTTGGCGACATAGTCCTCGCCGGCCGCGGTGTTCTTGACCACGCCGTTGTACTCGAACAGCGCCGCCTTGACGTCGCCGCCGTGCTTGCGGATCAGCGCCTGCATGTAGCGCGCGGCGCCGTCGGCCTCGGAGCCGAAGTCACCGACCTTGACGCCATACTGCTGCGCCGTGCCGGGCATGAACTGGAAATGCCCGCTGGCGCCTGCCTGGCTGCGACCGGTGTTCTTGCCGAAGCTCGATTCGGTGCCCCACATGCCGTACAGCAGGCCCTTGGGCAGGCCGTACTTGTCCTCCAGGCCGGTGAGCTGACCGATGGCCGCCAGGCGCGACTCGGCGCCGGCGCGGCGCTGGCGCACCGCGGCCTGCTCGGCCGGCGTCATGCGGTTGAAGCGCGAGCTGGTGACGCTGAGCTCGCCACCCAGCAGGCTCTGCAGGCTCGACTGGTGGGCGCCCATGCCGCCGGCCAGGTCGCCCTCGAACTGCTTTTGCATGCGCACCGCGGCCGAGTCCGGCGCGATCTTGCCGGCGATCGCGCCCAGGAAGCTGCGCATGTCGTTGATCGGGCCGATCAGCCGGTCGCCGGTGTTGATCTTGATGTCGTCCAACGCCTTCAGGCTGTCCTGCATCTTGGTGAACTCGGTCTCCTCGCGGTTCGCGTTGGCCGCCTTCAGCAGGTCATCGCGGCTCGCGTTGGGCCCCAGCGCGGCCAGCGCCTGGATGCCGCTGGCGTTCACCTTGTTGATGTCGATGCCGGCGCGCTTCAGGTTGCCCATCAGCTGGCCCGACCCCTTGTCGTCGAGGTTCATCAGCGCCGCGGCCTGCGTCAGGCTGCCGACGCCGAAGTAGCGCTTGGCCGCGTCGAGCTGCAGCCAGCGGTCGCCGCCCAGACCGCGGATGCCCTGGCGCAGCGCATGGAAGTTGGTGGCGTTCATGTCGCCACCCGGCATGCCGCCCGGGCCGATGAAGCGCGCGATCTCGGAGCCGGGCCCGAAGACGCCGGCGCGCGAGCCGAACAGGCCGCCCTCGGACAGCGCCGCGGCCTGGATCGGGTTCAGGCGCCCGAAGCGCGACAGCGCGGTGAGGGTGAAGTTCTGACCCGCCTCGCCGGCGCCGCCCATGCGCATCACGCTGGAGTTGGCTGCGCCCAGCATGCCGACCGCGGTTTCGTGCGTCATGCCGCCCACGCCCATCAGCGAGCTGTAGGCGCTGGAGAAGCCACCCATGCCGCCGGTGCCCAGCACCATGCGCGAGACCGACGAGGCGAAGCCCTGGAAAGCCTGCATGACATCGTCGGCGCGCGCCGACATGCCGGACTTGTTGATCGCCTCGGCCAGCTGGATCGCCAGCTCGCGGTTGTTCTGCCGCCGGTCCATCGACGCCATGCTGCCGACGAAGCCGACGCCGGCGCCAGGCTCCAGGCCATAGGCGCGCGACAGGCCGAGGCCGACGCGCGTGCCGTCGCCGACCGCGCCGCGGCCCGAGCTGGCGCGGCTGAACTGCAGCATCAGCTGCGCCGACTCCGCGCCGTTGACACCCAGGCCGGCGCCGACGCGGTCGCTCATGGCCTTCAGGCGGTCATAGCCGATGCCGACGTCGCCCAGCCGGCGCTTGAGCGTGTCCAGGCTCTCGGCACGCCCCTTGGCGAGCTCGTAGCCCTCGTTGATGCCCTGGCCGATCTTGAGCGCGCCCAGCGCCAGGCCGCCGATGCCAAGGCCGCGCAGCAGCCCAAGGCCACCACCGGCCACGCCACCGTCACGGCTGCCGGCGATCCAGCCGCGGGTGCCGTAGTTCGCCATCATGCCGAAGCCGCCGCCGACGCCGCCGACGAAGTTCGACCCGATCGAGTGCCAGGCGGGGTGGTGGGTGTAGGCGCCGGGCCCGCGCGGCAGCGGTGCGCGCGCTCGCGGCGGCAGGTTGTTGCCGCCACCGCCGGCCGGCACCACCGACGTACCAGGCGCGGCGCCACCCGGCATCCCGCCGCCGGCGCCCTGCACGCGCCGGTGGGTCTCCAGCATCATCTGTTCGAGCTTCTTCAGCTCGGCGCCGATGGCGTTGGCGTCGATCGGCTGGAAGCGGATCTTGCCAAGTCGCTCGGCGGCCTTCTCGACCTCGCGCAGCTTGCGCTCGACGGCGGTGAGCTCGTCGGTGACGCCCTTGACGCTCGCTGAGATCGGGATCTTTACGTCAGCCATTGATGATGTCTTCCCAGTCGTCGCCGTCGGCCAGCCGCTGCTGGATCTCGTCTAGATCGAAGTCTTCGTCCTCGATCTCGTCCTTCACGCCGTTCTCGGCGTAGTGGTGCAGCCAGTAGTCCTCGATGATCTGGTCACGAGTGGCCGCCAGGTAACGCGGGTCGGTCGGCGTCAGCATGTAGCGGCGCCGGAACTCGAACTCGTAGCTGGCGTAGCGGTCACGCGCTCTTTTCTTCGCTTCCCTCTCGCAGTTGCGGTCGAAAGGAGAGCTCCTTTTCACGCAGCGCATGGAACACGCGCAGCAGGCGCACCTCCCAGTCGTCCTCCAGCAGCGGGTCGGCTTCCAGCTTGAAGCCCGACGGCGCTTCGACCAGCAGCACGGTGATGGTGGCGTAGGCCAGCGCCGGCATGTCGGAAGCGTTGCCATCGCCATCGAAGTTGGCGCCGGTCACGCGGGTGTAGTCGCCGCGGATGCGAAACACATCCTGCTGGGTGCGGCGGCCGAAGGTGAAGGTGCCGAGGCCTTCGACGTCGACTTGGAAGTCACTGGCGGCTGCGGTGCGGGGCATGGTGGGGTTCTCCGGTGGGGTGGATGGAACAAGGGCCGCCGAAGCGGCCCCGTTGGCTCACGCTGCGCTTAAGCGTCAGGCGCCGGTGCCGACGACGTCGAGCGCGTTGAACGTGCCCGACATCATCACGATCGAGTGCTTGCTGACATCCAGGTCGCCGCTGGCGTAGGAGCAGCCGACGTACTTGCGCAGCAGCGCGCCGCTGTCCTTGTCGTAGTGCTCGATGTCGAACACCAGGCCCTTGAGCACGGCGTCGCCGTTCTCCGGGAAGATGCCGTCGGTGCGCATCTTCTCGGCGTTGAGCACCATCTTGCTGATCGACAGCACATGGCGCGCCATCGTCGGCACGTACTCGAAGGCATGGATGTCGCCGATGCCAGAGGCCGGCTCCGGGCCGTAGTCGTCGCTGGTGCGCACGTTCTGCACCAGGCCGTACTGCTTGCCGTCCATGACGACAACGATCCGGTTGCCGCTGCGGGTCTTGACGTTTTGCTTCATGGTTCAGCGCTCCTCTTAAGCGGCCGACGCGCTGCCGCTGAACGGCACCGCGAAGATGGACAGCAGCACGTAGTTCGTCGGCAGCACCGGGCTCAGCTGGGCCTCGCCGCGCAGCACATCGCCCTCGATGGTGAAGCGGATGTTCTTGTACGGCGGGTTGTCGGCGTCGCCGGCCAGCACGCCCGGCCCCTGCGGCTCGGCGCGCGCGAGCTCGCGGAAGGTCGACTCGGTGATGCTGACGGCGCGGTTGAGCGTTATCGCGTTGGCCTTCTCGCCGCGCAGCACGTCGACCGCCTGGCGCCAGTTGCGGGCGACGAAGTCGAGCGCGGCGCCGACCGACATTTCGACGCGGCTGTAGTTGTCGTTGACCAGGTAGGTGGTGTTGGACTTCACCACCTTGTAGCCCTGGTTGGTCGACTCGACGCACAGCACGCCGGCCTCGATCAGCACGTCGGTGTCGGTGGGGTTGCGCAGCTTGCGCTCCAGGCCGCGCACCTTGATCGACTTGTTGGTCAGCGGCGTGCCCGGGTTGACGCCCGAGGCCATGCCGCCGATCAGTGCGGCCGTCATGTACGGCGGCTGCAGCACCAGGGCGCCGGTGGCATCGTAGTCGTAGTAGCCCAGGTGCACGAGCGACGTGCGGTCGCTGTTGAGCGCCTTGGCGGCCGCGATCGCCGCGCTGTCGCTGGAGCCGGCGGCCATGCCGCAGATCGCGCGCCGCTCCATGCGGCCTTGCGTCGACATGAACTGGCAGTGCGTGTCGACCATCGCGTGGATCGAGGCGTCCGAGCTCACCGGCACCACCCACTGCACATCCTCGGTCTGCAGCGTGGTGAGCGCGTTGGACCATTCGGTGTTGGTGACGGTGCCGTCGCTGCCGCCGCTCAGGTAGGTGAAGCCGATGTTGGCTGGCAGCGTGCCGGCGTTGGTCTGGCGCGTGGCGGTGACGTAGCCCTCGCCGGTGGAGTTGAACCAGTCGACGATCGCCTGCAGGTGCGCGGTGGCGATGTAGTCGGCGGTCTTGACGTCCTGCTGGGTGACGAAGTCCAGGCCCTGCAACGTCGGCTTGGCACCGTTGCCGTCCTGCACGCTGGCGGTGAAGCCGCTGGTGACGTTGATGCGGTCGACCAGCTCCTGGATCGTGTCGTAGGCGTTCAGGTCGATCGTCGCCACCGTGGTGCCGTTGGGCGCCTCCAGCGTGACCTGGGTGCCGGTGACCGACATGCGCGCGCTGGCCTGGCCGCCGGTGTAGCGGATCAGGAAGGCGTTGCGCGCGACGTTGTCGGCGCTGAAGTAGCTGTTGCCGAACTGCGTCGTCAGCTTCTTGCCGGCGCTGCTGCCGGCCTCGATCTTGGCCTTGATCTGGTTGGTGTAAAGGCCGTAGTCGGTGGACTGCAGCGTGATCACCGTGGCGGCGCCGCCGTCGAGCAGCACCAGGCTGGCCTGCGTCGCCGGGTTGACGCGCACGGCCACCACGGTCTGCGGGCTGCCGGTGTCGGCGCTGGGGTCGAAGGCCTTCAGCACCGCGGTCAGCAGCTCGCCGTCCTTCAGCATGGCCTGCGCCTCGGAAGGCGAGCCGAAGCGCAGCGCGGTGTTCGGCTCGCCGCCGACCGAGCGGCCGATCACGGCGAGCACGTTGCCCACCGTGAGGTTCTTGTTGTAGAGCGCGCTGTCGTCGATCACCGACCGCGTGGTCGGCGAGATGAGCAGCTGGCCGTCGAAGAAAACGCCCATGATTGACCTCGGTTAGACGGGTTTGGTGACGAATGCCTGGAAGCGCGCCGCGAAAGCGGCCTCGCTGTCCTTGACGTGGCCGGCCCGCTTTTCGTCGGCCTCGAAGCCGCCGATCAGCTCCACGCGCCGGTCGACCTTCGACAGGCGGATGCAGAACTCGGTCAGCGTCATACCGTCCTCGACGGGTGCCTCCGGCGCGGCGGGTGCGTTTTTGCTCATGGGGTGGACCCCTCGACAATGGTGGTGGTGACGTCGAGGATCGCGGGATCCCGACGGGTGATGACGCGCACGGGCGCCAGGCAGGAGAGGGTGCACATGACCTGGTAGACCGGCGCCGGGAACTCGCCGCCGACGGCGTCCATGTCCTGCAGCTGCACGTCGATCTGCACCATGCCGGCGTCATCGAAGATGCCGAGGTTGGCAACGATGATGCGGCGCAGCGCCTTGCGCAGCTCCTTGCGCTCGTCGGGGTTCAGTGACCAGGCCGTGATGGTCAGCTGCACCTTGGCAAGCCAGCCCTCGGTCTCGGCGAAGTCGCCCGCGAGCTCGTCGAGATCGTCGGCGTCCACCAGCTCGCCCAGGCCGCGCACGGACGACCCCTCGCTTTGCAGGTGCACCGTGACCACCGGCCAGCCGGTGTCCTCGTACAACGGCGGCGCGTTCAGCACGCGAATCAAGCCGGCGCCAGGCTGCAGCCGCTGCGCCGCCACCTCGGCGGCAAAGCCGTACTCCAGGCGGTCACGCACCACGCTCGGCACGTCGGTGCTTGCGTCCTCGAAGCTGGCCGCCGGCACGCCGTAGGCGCTGTTGCTGGCCGACCAGGCGCTGCCGTCCCAGTAGTAGGCTCGGTAGTAGTAGGTGGTGCCGTCGTTCAGGTACTGCGCATCGAGCGGCGCACGCTCCGTGCCCTGGTACACGCGCAGGGCGGCGGCGTCGTCCTGGTCGACGAAGTCGTCGGTCTGCTTGCGCAGCACGCGCCACAGTCGCGCGCTCGCGGGCGGCAGCAGGAACACGCGCAGCGCGCTCCCGGCAGCCAGCGGAGTGACGGCGATGATCGACATGGCCGCATCGTGCCGTCACGACGGCGTGACGCTAGGCTCGACTGCATGGCTGAGTTCCGCATCTCGATCGACCTCGACGCCGCAATGGAGGGCATCACCGCCCAGGTGATGGAAGGCGTGCTGCCGCGGCTGAGCCAGGCCGTGCGGGCTGTTGCGCAGCAAACGCAGGTGCGCTGGATGGAGTCGGTGTACCGAGCGCGCCTGTGGAGCGAGGAGAAGCGCGAGTACATGGAGGCGATTCACTTCGAGATGCAGGGTCCGTTCGCGGCCATGGTCTGGAGCGACTACAAGTACGCCGAGGACATCGAGAACGGCCGGCCGGCGCGCGACCTGAAGCGCATGCTCGACACCAGCACCAAGGTGCGCACCACCAAGGACGGACGGCGCTTCTTGGTGATCCCGTTTCGACACAACACGCCGGAGAACGAGGCCCACGCACCGGCCATGCCGCAGTCGATCTACGACGCCGCCAGTGCCCTCGACGCCAGCCGCGTCACCGGCACCAGCATGCGCCCCACCGGCGAAGTGACGTCGCTGCACCCGCAACACGGCATGCGCGTGCTCAAGAAGCAGAAGCCCTTCCTGTCGGACCCGAAGACGCGCGGCCACTACCTGGTGCCCAAGCAGCACTACCAGTGGGGCGGCCGGCTGGCGGCCGGCATGCTGGGCCCCAACCAGCAGGGCAAGACCGACCGCTACGCTGGCATGGTGCGCTTCGACACGAGCTCGGGCGGCAAGCGCCACAGCACCTACATGACGTTCCGCATCATGATCGAGGGCCAGGCCGGCTGGATCGTGCCGGCCAAGCCCGGCCTGCACCTGGCCGAGCAGGTCGCCAACGAGATGCGGCCGCTGGCCGAGGCCGCCTTCACCGAGGCGGTCAAGCGCAGCGTCTAGCGGCCGAACAGGTCGAAGCTGCGCAGCACGATCTTGCGCGGCAGCCGCGCGCCGCTGTGCTCGTTGCGGTCGCTGGGCATCTGGTCGAACACGTAATACTCCGAGAACTTCGTGCCCTCGATGGTGTAGGTGGTGCCGTCCGGCGGCGCGCCGTCGCCCCAGGTGATGCCACCCACCTCGCTGATGCGCTCAGGGATGTTGCCCTCGATCAGCGGCAGCACGCCGCCTTGCGACAGCCAGAACACGCGCGTCACCTCCTCGACGGCAGGCGGCAGCCGCTCGTCCGGCGCGCCGCGCAGCAGCGGCAGCGAGAAGCGATCGGTGGAGTTGAGCATGCGCACGCGGTCGAACTGGCCGGCCTCGTAGACCGGCGTGTTCTCCGGCACCACCACCACGGCGTCGCCCGCCTCGTAGCGGCCCATCTGCGCCCAGCGCTTCTGTGTGTTCTGGCTGGCGATGCCGATGACGGCATCCTTGGCCTCGTCCCAGAAGCGGCCGCGCGCGGCGCATACCGGGCAGCCCGGCTTGGCGGCCCCGGAGACGCGGTTGACGCACGGGCAGGCGTGGCTGCGACGCCACTGCACCCGCTGGCCGATGCCGGCGATGAAGCTGTTGAAGGCGGCGGGGTTGAGCTGCATGTCAGAGCACCGCCAGGCGCACGCCGTGCAGGGCCCGCATCAGGCCACCGTTGCCGCCCTTGGCGCCGTTGATGGCGATGTCGTTGGCCTGGTAGTAGGCGTCCATCTGCACGCTCAGGCTCTGGCTGAGGCCGTCGGCGCTGATCGAGCCGGAACTGGGCACGAAGGCGTCCTCGACGATCGCCAGCGCAGCCCGGCGCTTGATCACCTGCACAATGTCGGGCCAGTTGAGCGCGACATCCTGCAGGCCGGCGACATAGTTCAGCTGCACGCCGTAGGGGATGTCGCGGCCGCCGCCGAGCATCTGCATCACAAAGGCGCTGAAGGGTCCGGCGAAGGCCTGCGTGCCCGGCACCAGCTGGATGTGGCCGTACTTCTTGTCGATGCGCAGCCAGTCCAGCGGCAGGTCGTAGGTGCCGCTGGTGGGCGACGGATAGACGAAGCGGAAGGCGCTGACGCTGACGATCGGGTGGTGGCGCGTGACGATGTAGCCCCAGGCCTCGGTGCGAAAGGCGTCCGGCTCGTAGGTGTAGCCGGGGTCGATCTCCCACGGCATGTCGTCGAGCGCGTCGATCTGTGCCTGCGTCGGCTCGGCCGGGAAGAACGCGGTGGGCTGCAGCTTCACGCCCAGGTCGCGCGCGACGCTGGCCTCGGCTGCGCGCAGCTTCTCCCACAGGTAGTCCTCGCTCAGGTCCTGCATCATCGGCAGCGAGCGGCCCATCAGCAGCAGGCGGTCGCGGCGCAGCTCCTCGATCGCGGTCGTGCGGTTGGGGAAGATCGTGGTGCCGGACAGCTGCGCCATCGCCAGGTCCGGCTTGATGAAGACCCGGAACGGGAAGGTCTTCTTGCGACCGAGTGCGGTGGTGACCTGGTTGTTGATCGCGTACCAGGTGTTCGGCTGGCCGCCTTTGACCCAGATGACGGTCTTGCCGTTGAAGACATCGCCGCCATAAAGCGTGATGCCGGCGTCGGCGCTCCATTCGCTGGTGACGATCTCGTCGCTCGACCCCAGCAGACCGCCCCAGACGTCGAGCTCGTAGTCGAGCTCGTCGTCCTTGTCCTGCTCGACGTAGTAGCCGAGGTTGTCCTGCTTGAAGTCGGTCGCCATGGTCAGTCGTCCAGTTTGAGGGAGCGGCCGCTGTTGATGTCCAGCTCGCGCGTCGCATCGATCGTATCGACACGACGATCGCCGCCGGCGTCGTGCAGGCGCCGCGGGCCGCGCCAGGGGCCATTCTTGACTTGGTGGATCGTCCCCGTGGTGGCGACCGCCTCGACGCCGACCAGCTGCAGCTCGCTGTCGCCGGTGGCGTCCATGTGGCCCAGCGCCATCTCGGCGAGCGCGCCCAGCAGCGCCGTGCTCAGCACACGCCCGACGTCGCCGGCCGCCGCGGCCGCCGCCTCGCCGGAGACGCCCAGCTCGTTCAGGGCCTGCAGCGTGCCGCCAGCAGCGTCAGCCTGCACGCCGCTGAGCGCCACCGACGCATCGCGGTCGACGTCAATGAGACCGTCCTGCGTGACCGCCGACACGCCAGCCACCAGCAGCTGCAGCTGCAACTGCAGTGCACCGGCCGTGCCAGCGGCCTCGGTGCCCGTCAGCCCCAGCGTACGCTCCAGCGCCAGGTCGCCCGCGGCAGCCGCGCTCGCCGCGCCGGTGAGGCTGACCGTGACGTCGTGGCCGGCCGAGACCGCGCCGTCATCGGCCGTCAGCGCCAGGCCGCCAAGGGCGACCACGAGGTTGGGCGCCAGCGCGCCGGGCGCCGCGGTGGCACCGAGGCCGGTTGGCGTGATGTCCTGCGACTGCACCAGGCTGCCGCGCGCGCTGGCGAGCGCCAGGCCGGCAGGCGCCAGCGTGAGGCGCGACGTCAGCGAGCCGGCGCTGACGGTGGCGATGGTGGTCGGCGTGACCAGCACGGTGCCGATGCCGGTGCGCCCCTGCGCCAACGCCGCGGCGGCACCCTTCAGCGCCAGGGTGCGTGCGCTGCCCAGCGCGCCGGCCGAGCCGAGCGCCAGCGTGCCGGCGACGGTGACGCTGCCGACCTTGTTGGCCGCCATCGAGCCCGCGGCGACGGTCGCGGCCGCTCCACGCAGCGCGACCGTGCGCGAGCTCGCGGCGATCGATCCGGTCGCCGCGCTCGCGCTGCTGCCGCTCAGCGCCGGCGCCGTCCTGACGCCGAGGCTACCGCGCGCCGCGGTGAGCGCGCGACCGGTGAGCGTGATGGCGCCGCCTTTGCCGGCCAGCGAGCCGCGGCTGGCGGTGAGCGAGGCGCCGCTGAGCGCGAACACCAGGTTGGCGCGCGGCGTGCCGGCGGTGCCGGTCAGCGCCTGCCCGGCGAGGCGCGGCTGTGCACGCAGCGCGCCGGTGGTCATCGCCGCCTGGCGGCCGGTGAGCGCAATCGTGCGCGAGCTCGTGAGCGAGCCGCGCGCGCTGCCCAGCGACAGACCGGTCGGCGCCATCACGTGGTTGGCGATCACGCTGCCGGCGGCCATCGCCGCCTGGCTGCCGCTGAGCGCGATGAAAGTGCCGAAGCTGCCCTGCGCACCGGCGGCCTGCTGACCCAGCAGCGCGTGGCTGCGCTGCACGCCAGTGATCGAGCCGCGCGAGACCGTGGCCGCCACGCCGCTGAGCGCGACCGTGCGCGCCGTCGTCGGACGGCCGAGCGCAACGCCGGCCTGCAGTCCGGCCAGCGGGTCGCGGCGCGTGTCGGCGATGATCAGGAAGCGCTGCGCCACCTCCGGCGACCACCAGCCGGCCACGCTGGCGTCGATGTCGGTATCGTGCTGCTGCGGGATCACCACGCTGGCGAGAATGATGCCGGCCCCGGTGCTGGCCTGGTTGCCGCGCAGGCGGTTGTTCGCCGGCGACAGCATCATGAAGCGCTGCGCCACGTCGGGCGACCACGAGCCGACAACGGCCGGCGCCACGATCAGCGGCGCGGTGCCGTTGATGACACCGACGCTGCCGGCGGCAGTCGCAACGCCGGCGCCCGCCAGGGCGACTGGCAGCCCGCCGGCCAAGGATCCGGTCGATGCCGTGGCTGCGACACCGCTGAGCGCCACGCCAGGCAAGGCGGCCAAACTGCCGGTGGCCGCGGCCAGTCCTGCGCCGCTCAGCGCCAGGCTGCTGCGATCGGCGACTGCGACGCCAGCGCTCAGTGTCAGGCCAGCGCCAGCCAGCGCCAGGCTGCGATCGGCGAGCGCCGCGCCGACGCTGAGTGCCAGTGCGGCACCGGTCAACGCCTGGCCGCCCCCAGCGATCGCGTTGCCAGCGCTGGGCGCCAAGGCGGCGCCGGCCAGCGCTAGGCTGCGCTCGACCGCCAGCGCGCCGGCAGACGCCGTCGACTCGGCGCCGGCAAGGGCGAGCGTGACGTTGGCGGCCTGGCCGGTGCTGGCGAACGGTGCCGCGGCGAGCGGGTGGAAACCGAGCATGGGCTTATGGGTTGGGGTGGCTGATGAGGTTCACGCCGGCGTGCCGCAGGAGACAACCGCATTGCCAGGCGCGAAGCCGACGAAGACACCGCCGCCAAAGACGAGGTTTGCCAACCCGCCGGGCGCGTTGTCCTTGTAGAGCCACTCGTCCGTGCCGTTTTGCGAGACGGCGTAGCGGCCAAACCCGCCCGTGCTCGGCAACACATACAGCCCATTGCCGTAAGCGACGTGCCGACTCCAACCATCGGAGTTGTTCGAGATCGGCACCGAAGTCCACGTTCGCCCGCAATTCGTCGAGTAGAAATGCGCCACCGGTGAGGTGTTGCTCGCCATGAACAGCAAGCCGTTGAACAGCTTGATGGAATTTGGCAATCCCCCCGTGGGGGTGCTTCGTTGCTCCCAGGTCCGGCCGCCATCCTGGGACACGCAACATAGGCCCTGCGCGTCGAACGCGATGACACGGACGCCGTCAGAAGAAAAAGACGAAGGATAGGTACTGATGCCGAGCGGCGTGGTGCCCTGGCTTTCCCACTTGACCAGGTCGGACGAACTCCACAGCGTCGTGTTCCCGGTCCCGAATCCGATCATGTAGAACCGACCACCGCACCAGCAGCTCGCCGAATACTGCTCACTCGATGGCGACGTGAGCTCCAGCCAGGTGGCGCCGTTGTCGAACGACGCAAAGTGGTTGGCGCTTCCAGCCGTGATGCCGCGGATACCCTGCGTGATCAGCCAGTGGCCCTGGCCGTTGGTGCAGATGGTGCTGCAGCCCTTGGTGCTGGGCAGCGGGATGATGGACCAGTTGCGACCGCCATCCGTCGAACGCGCCACGTTGGACGTGGTCCCGGCGGTGCCGATGCTGATGAACACCCCGTTGCCATACGCCATGGCGCCGGCGTAGGTGGACGAGAAGCCGGCGCCGCCGGTCACCCAGTTGAGTCCGCGCTTGGCTGACGGCGACGACGCGAAGCCCTTCATGTCGGAGCCGATCGCGCCCATGCGCCGGATACCGAGCATGTCCTGCGACAGCGCCAGGCCGCTCGGCGTGCGGCCGCCGATACCACCGCCCGCCCCGATGTCGAGCGGGAGGCCGGCGGTGTCGACCAGCTGCACCATGGCTCAATACTTCCCGCCGACCGCGGTGACGGCCAGGCCGGCGGCGACTGCGGTGCCGATGGTGGCGATGATCTTGTAGCCAGCAGGCAACGCCAGGCCCAGGATGAACTCGTTGTCAGCCAGGGCGGATGTCTGGCTGCCCGTGGTCGCGGCGATGGTCGCCTCGTAGAACAGCGTGTTGTTGGCCGCCGTTGCGTTGGTGCTGCCGTTGTTGATGAAGAAGCGGATCACCGTGGCGACGTTGGTGCCCAGCGCGCGCACCTTGATCCGCTCGACCCGGCCGCCGTTGGTGGCGTCCGCCGTGAAGATGGTTGCCACCGTTCCGGTGCCGTCGGTCGCCGTGTTGGCGGCCGTGATGGTGGCCCAGCCGATGACGGGGGCGGCACTGAAGATCGGCGAAGTGTTGAGCGACATTGGGATACCTCAGAGAAAAATCGGGAGGCTGAAGGCTTCGACGACAGCGCCCAGCGACATGACGACCGGCACATCCTCTGCCGCCAGCGTGACGAAGACGTTCTTGGAGCCGGCCGAGAAGTTCACCAGGGCGTTGGCGTTCGAGCTCGCCAGCACGGTGTCGCGGCTGAGCGACGTGCCGCTGGCGGTGTAGGTGCCGCGGCCAACCTCCCACTCACTGCCGCCGACGATGGTGTAAGTGACCGACTTGCCGTCGAGGGCGGCGTCCGTGAACGACTGGTACCCAGCGACAGCACCACCGAGCGTCACGGCGCCGGTGCCGGTGCTGGTGCTGGTCTCCTGGACGCGGTTGGCGAAGGTCATGACACCCCTAGTTCAATGGTTCCCGGCTGCTGTGACGGGAATGACACTTGCTCTTTTTCGATGAGTCTCCGAGGAGCCACCCATGAAATGCCTGGTCGCCGCGCTCGCGCTGTGCGCGAGCTCCGCGTTTGCGGACCCCTTCACCATCACCATCACGCTCGACAACCTCGTGCAGCCGGGTATCGAAGCGCCGCTGGAGCCGATGGCGCTGCACGCGCAGCTGCAGCTCGACGACCTCGATGGCGATGGTGTTGTCACGCCGGCCGAGTGTCTATCGGCCTTCATCTGGGACGGCCTGGCCGCCACCGTCACGCACCTGCAGTACCGCGTCGCCGACGGCGAGCTCGACAGCTTCTTTGCACGCGCCAACCCGGAAGACGGCATCAGCTACTACATGGGCATGACGTCGGCGTCGATCGTCACGAAGCCGTTGAGCTGGAACTGGGAGGTGGCCGGCGACGGCCGCGCCTTCGCGCAGGCCGCGGTGCCGGTGCCGGAGCCTTCGACCTGGGTGATGCTGCTGGCCGGCCTGATCACGCTTTCAGTAGCAGCAAGGCGTCCTGGGGCCACAGCTTGACCGTGGTCACCAGGCTGCCGTCGTTCTGGCTGGTGTAGACCGGCTGGGCGCCGTCGTTGAGCGTGCCATCGTAGTTCAGGCCCGAGTCGCTGGTCGACAGGATGCGCTTGTAGCCCTGGCCGCTCAGGTCGACCGTGGTCTGCAGGCCGAAGAAGCCGGTGACGCCGACGACGTTGCCGGTGATCGTCGCCGCGGTCGTGTTCGAGCTCTGCCAGCTGATCGAGGTGGCGGTCACCGCCGTGATCTGGAAGGTGCCGTTGAAGGTGCCGTTGTTGACCTTCTCCAGGCGGATCAGGTTGCCGGCGACCTGGCCGTGGCCGCTCAGCCCCGAATAGCTCAGCGTGCACAGGCCACTGGAGGTGCGCGACAGCGTCAGCCCGCCGACGTTGATCCAGCGCCCCTTGTTGTCCACCGGGTTCACCAGGATGCAGCCGTTCTCGTAGCGGCGGCGGAACACGCCGTTGCTCCACGCCGTGGTCGGCGCCGCCTCGATCGGCGCACCGATCTGCGCATCGAACTCGGCACACCAGTAGGGCCCGTTGCTGTCGGTGTCCGACGGCATCATGTGGCCGCCGTCGAGCATGGTGCAGCCCAAGCCATAGCGCGCCAGGCGGTACTTCGCCTGGGCGCTGACAGCCTGATCCAGGTAGCACATCACGAACACCGTGCCGCCAGACCGCTTCGACGCGATGGCCGAGCGGTACCACTTCATGTTGTTGGTGAATCCGCCCCAGGTATCGATTGACCAGTCGCGGCCGACGAAGGCCTCCAGCAGCGGGTGATCCAGCTGGCCGGTGAGCTCGGTGGTGTCCGACGCGGCCTTCCAGACCGCCTGGTCGCAGTCGGTGTTGCCGCTGATCGTCAGGCCAGGCGCCAGCGTGCGCAGCTTGTCCCAGAACTTCTTGTAGCCGGCGCGGAACAGCGCGCGCACGGTGGTGTTGCTGACGCGGCCGGCGCTGTCGCAGGCCTCGTTGACGCCATCCAGGTTGTAGTCGCCGGAGGCATTCGACAGCGGGATGGCCTTGTCCGCACGCGGCGCGTACCACACGTTGTCGTTCATGACCCAATTCAGCAGCGGCACGCCGTTGGTGTCCACCGCCGTCGCCAGCCACTGCAGCAGCCCCTGGTACATGCCGATCGCGCACACCTCGGGCCAGCGGTTGCCGTTGCTGTCCGGCATCACCGCATCGCTTGGGTTTACCTCGTACCAGCCGGCGTACTGGGTGTCGTAGTTGGTCTTATTCGTCGTGCCGGCGCCATAGGCCCACCAGCCCTTGCCGTCGGTGCCACCCTTGCCGTTGGCAGCGTTCAGCGCATCGGAGAACTGAGCCGTCAGCGTGGCGCTGGCGGTCGTGACATTCATCTCCGTCAGGATGACGTAGATGCCGAGCTTGACGGCCGGGTTCTTGGCGCGCACCGCCTGGAAGAAGGTGTAGAACGTGCCGCCCGACTGCAGCATGGACGCCGCCCACGTGCCGCGCAGCACGTACTCGAACTTTGCCGAGGCGTCGATGCGCGCCTGGGTGACGGTCATCGAGTAGTCGAGGAGCGCCAGCTTCGGCGTGCTGAAGCTGACCTGGGTTGCAGGTCGCTTCAGCGCACGCCGGTTGAAGCTGTAGAGGGCCACGGGATCAGGAGACCCATTCGAGCAACACGTCGAGCAGGTAGACGGTGTCGCTGCCGCTGACTGCCACGCAGCCGAGCGACAGGATGTTGGCGACGGTGTAGTTCACCGTCAGGTCACCGCCGGTGTTGACGTCGGTCGACGACGGCGTGGCCGGGCCAATGCCGATGTTGCCGCTCGACTGCAGCTTGCCGCCAGCAAAGACCAGGTCGATGGCCGCGCGCGTGCCGGCGTTGTCCACCGCTGTCATGCCGAACGACTGGATCGAGGCGTCGGCGATGGTGCCGTTGACGCCGATCTTCCAGTAGATCGTCTGCGTCGCGCCGGTGCCGGTGCGGCGCGAGTGCAGCGACAGACGCAGGCGCGCGCCGTCGTACAGCACGTTGGCCGGCAGGCTCGGCAGCAGCTGGCCGCCACCGTTGAGCGTGAACAGCGTGGAGCCGGAGCCGTTGCTGTTGTTCAGCGTGTTCGATGCGGGCGCTGCCAGGTTGCCGGTGCGGCTGGCAACGACCTGGGGGCCGTCGATCACCAGGCGACCAAGCGCGCTGTTCCACTTGAAACGAGTGCCGTACTGGCCGACGTCGGTGGCGAAGTAGGTGTCGCCATCGAAGCCGCTGGTCGGCCGCTGCGCCCAGGTGCCCTGACGGACGTTGCCGGTGGTCGCGCCGGTGCCGGTCAGGCCCGTGAAGCGCCCGGCCGCGTCGTAGGTGTACTGGCGCGTCAGGCCGCCGCTCGATTCGGTGTCCGGCCGGCCGTCGTTCAGGTAGGCCAGCGTCCAGGTGCGGTTGTGCGCGACGTAGGTCGCCACGCGGCCGGCCGAATCGTAGGTGGCGGTTGTGATGTCGATGCCACCGCCGCCGACGACCTCCTGCCAAGGCTGCGGGACGCCCGACGTGACGCGGGAGTCGATGATCGTCACCTCAGACCCCCACGCCGAGAGCGTCGAGCACCACGTTGCCGCCGCTCACCGCGTCGACCACCCAGCGCGCCGCGTTGTACGCCGGCCAGACCGGAGCGATGTCCGTCGTGGTGCCGCCGGTGGACAGGTTGAAGGTGGCGGCCGTCAACCAGTTGGAGCCGTTGACGCGCACCTGCAGGCGCACCGTGGCCGACGTCGCCGTGCCCAGCGACGCCTGCGCCGAGAAGCCGCCCAGCGGCTCCGCGGCGAACGCGATGTTGAAGTTGCCGGTCGCGTTGACGGTCTGGCTGTCGGTCAGCTTGGTCGCCATGGCGGCGCCCCTTACGCGATACGCAGCAGCGCGTTGGCGGCGTCGTTGGTCGGCATCGTCAGCGTCAGCGTGCCGGCGGTCACGGTCTGCGAGCCGAAGGTGTAGGCCGCGATCGCCTTGTTGCCCTGCGTGCTGTTGTAGAGCAGCACGCAGTCGAAGGCGGTCGACAGCGTCACGTTGCTGTAGACGATCGAAGCGCTCGGCGTCCAGATCGCGGTCGAACCCGACAACGACGGCGCGTTGGCGTTGGTCACGGTGACGCCACCGGCCGAGTAGTTGGTGCCGCTGACCTCGCCGGTGGCGCTGTAGGCCGTGGTGCCGGCGCCAAGCGAGGCCGACGCCAGGTACAGCGCGGCCTTGATGACGTCGGCACCGGTGCCGGCGCGGACCACGCTGGTGCCCAGCGCGTGGATGCCCTGCAGGATCTCCTGCTTGAAGGAGTTGCAGATCGCTTGCGTGTTCGCCATGTCGCGAATCCTTTACATCGTGGCTTGTTCGGGTGTGGCCGCCGCGCCCTGCTTCACCAACACATGGATGTCCCGCTTCACGATCTCCGACTCGCCCTTCAGGCGGCACTCACGCCAGTGCGTGATGGCCTGCTCGTCCTCATTGCGGCCGACCGTGATGTCGAGCTCGCTGACCTTGCGGTCGCCGACCAGGGTGTAGAGCACCTGGTCCTCACTGAAGATTTGCGGGTTGATCGGCACGTCCGGGTGGACCTGGTACAGCGGCGTTCCTTGCATGCGGTGGCTCCAGGGTGTCGTGGGGTTGACGGATCAGAGTCTGTCGTCACGACACCCCGGCGGCCGCCGCCGATCAGTAGCGGCTCTCCAGGTCCTTCAGCGTCACGTTCTGCCCCGGCGCGGTGACCCACAGCGCGGTGTAGTTCGTGTCGGTGACGCCGGCGTCGGCATCGAGCTTGGCGGCGATGCCGACGATCGAGGCCGTGTTCCTGTTGACCTGGGCGATCAGCTCGGCCAGCACGTCGCCCAGCTTGGCGTCGGCCGCGGCCGGGTTGCAGCGGTTGAGGGAGCTCTGGACGCTGCCAGCGGCATTGATGTTCGACATGGTGTCACCTCATGGAGGAAGGAAAGGGTCAGGCGCCCTCGCCGCCGGCCGGCGCTTCGCCCTCGCCGGTGGTGGTGTCGCCCTGCGTCGGCTGCTGGGTCAGCGCCTCCTCGGCCTCCTGGACCTCGGCCTTCAGGCGGGCGGCGCCCCAGTTGTTCTTGAACTCGATGCCCAGCTCGGTGGCGCGCGCGCGCAGCGCATCGAGCTCGGGGTTGCCCTGCTTGGGCTGGGCCTCCGTCGCTGCGGCCTTCTTGGCCTCGTGCAGCTGGTAGCCGGGGATCTGGCAGAAGTTGGCGGCGATGTCGTCGTCGATGTCGACCGACAGCATGCCGTCGGCGTGCGTCACGAACTGCACGCCGTTGATGTTGTCGCTGGCGTTGGGCAGGGTGCAGAGGACTTTGGGCATGGGGATCTCCTAAAGAGCCGGGGCACTTAAGGCCCCGGCTGGTCTTGCGCTGGTCGCTCAGGCGATCAGTTGAACGGACGCCACACCGAGTTGTTCGGCAGGATGTTCTTGATCACCACGTGGTGGCGACGCTTGGTCATCCGCAGGTAGCCGAACATCAGCTGCGCCCAGGGGATCACAGCCGCGTTGGTCGGGTAGAGCGGGAACTTCAGCATCGGCAGCAGCTGACGCCAGTTGATGGCGTGGTGGCTCGGGCTCATGTTGAGCATGTAGGCCTTGGTGGTGCCCGGGATCTCGCGGTTCAGGTCGACGAAGGTCGTCGAGCTGCCGGTGCGCGCCACGCGCGCCACCAGGCGGAAGTCCGAACCCTGCCCGGCCACCGAGCCGGACACCGAGTTGCCACCGTTCAGGCGCGAGCGGTAGACCGCGTAGCCGGTCTCCAGGCCGCCGGCAGACACGCCGATGGTCAGGGTGCACTTCTGGCCGGCAGCCACCGCCTGCTGCGCGCTCACGCGGCCGTCGGACTGACCGGCTGCGTTGAGACCCGTCACCAGGTAGTAGTAGTTGCCAGCGTGGCTGGCACCGAACATCGAGCTGGTGTCGGAGGCCACGGCCAGGGCCACCGACGCCGGCTTCATGCCGGTGTTGGAGGTCGCGGTCGCGGCATACAGCACCTCGAACGGCTGCAGCTGCAGGTCCTCGCGCACGAACACGTCGTTCATGGTCGCGATGTCGCCTTGCGAGGTGCGGACGCCCACCACCGGCGCACCCAGCTTCAGGCCGCCTTCGCCCACGTTGGGCAGCGGCACGCGGAAGGCGGGATCCAGCCCGGTGTCGAAGTCGGCCTGCACGCCCAGCGACATGAACAGGTGCGTCGGGACGCCGAAGTTGCCGTAGCCGGCGATCACGGCGGCAGCCTTGTTCACCAGGTTGATCGAATTCAGCGACTGGGCCTGCGCGTCCAGGATGTTGCCGCTGTCGACCTGGCCGGCGGCGACGCCGGCGACCATCTGCGCGTAGATGCCGTCGAACTCGGTCGGCACCACGGTGCTGTCGCCCTCGAACGACAGGAACTCGGCGTCGGTGAGCAGCTGGATGGCGCCGGCCTGCGCTTCGATCGCTTCGGACGAGGCCAGGTTGTTGCCCAGCGTCGACACGAAGGAGACCTCGCGGCGGGTCATCAGGTACTTCACCAGACCGACCCGGCGAGCGTACGAACCCTGCGCCGACGCGATGACGCCGGTTTCGGTGTTCGTCGAGCCGCCCAGGAAGCCGCCCACGCCGCTCTGCTCGGTCCACTCGTCGACGGTGGCGCCGGCGCCGGTCTTGCGGAGCTCGTTGAACAGCTTGAAGTGCTTGTTCTCCTGAATGGTGGCCTGCATCGTCTTGTCGAGCGACTGGATGCGGAACGCGCCCGCGCCAGTCAGCGTCGACACGTCGGTGCCGTAGCCAGCGGTCAGGGCCTTTTGCAGGGCCTCGATCGCGTCGCCACCCATCTCACCGGTCATGCTTGCGCCGGCCGCGAGGTTGGGCAGTTGGATGTTCGGGATCATCTCGATTGCCTTTCTTGGTAAATGCCGGCCTTGCTTACGCCAGGACGCGCGAAACGATGGACGCCGGAACCTGCTCGCCGCGGTTCAGGCACGCCTCTGCCAGGGACACGTCCATCCCCGTCAGCTTGCCCGCCGACATGGCGTCCAAGGCCTTCGCCATGAACACCTCCGGCGTGACGCCTTGCTCGGACTTCTTCAGGTCGGCGTTGCCGGCCGCGACGTTGTCCGGCTTGTCGTTGATCGACACGATCGCCTTGCGACCGCGGCCTTCGCCGCGCAGCTTGGTGACCTGGTCGCCGAGCGACTTGATCATGTCCTGCTGGCCCTTGATCAGGCCGATGCAGCTTTCGAGCGCCTTGGTCATCGTGCCCTCGGACGCATCCAGGCGCGCGGTCAGCGACTTGATCATCTCGGTGCCGTCCTCGGCTTCCACCTCGGTGCCGTCGGCCAGCTTGACCTTGAACGACTTCGCCATCGGCTTGTCGTCGGCATCGCCGTCGGCAGCGCCGCCCTTGTCGTCGGCATCGCCGTCGCCCGCGGCCGCGCCGCCCTCGCCCTCGCCGGCAGCAGCCTGGATCGCCTTGTCGTCGTCCTTGCCGTCGTCCTGCGGGAGCGCCTTCGCCAGGGTCTCCTGGCTGTCCGTGACCGACTGCAGGTCGGCCAGCAGCTTGTCAAAGCTCATTGCTTGCTCCGTTTGTTGAGACCAGTTTTCAAATCGCGCGTGAAGCGCTCCACCCACTCGGCCGCCTCGTCGGACGACAAGCCGAACTTTTTGCTGGCGTGTGAGCAGAGCTCGGCCACGCCGGGGTTCTTGCCGGCAGCGCCCGACGTCATGTCGGCGGCCAGCTTGTTGCGGAAGTCCCAGTAGCTCTGGATCTTCGGATCGAGCGACTGCTTGCGCAGCGCGGCGCCACCGGTGGCCGCGGCCGCATCGGTGCCGTAGCCGGCCGTCAGGGTCTTCGCCATCACGAAGCCGCCGAGCGACTTCGCGAACACGCCCACCGGCGCCAGGCTCACGGTGGGCACGGTCTTGTTGACCGGGCAGCGGTCCAGCGCCAGGTTGTTCCAGCGCACGCGCTCGACGACGCCGATGCGGTTGCCGGTGGCCGGGTCGATCTTCACCGACTTCGCCAGCACCGAGCCGCCCACGCTGGGGAACCAGCTGGCCGGCGGCGTCTGCCTGGTCAGGCTGTCCCACACCATGTTGGCGTTGCGCGCCATCGCCGACTCGCCCTTGTAGAGCTCGGCCTTGACGAAGGTTGTCTTGCCGCTCATGCGCACTTCGGCGGGGCGGCCGACCTCGTATTCCATGTAGTTGGGGATGCCCGCCTTGGGCCCCAGCAACGTGAAATGCGACAGGTCGATGTTGCCGTGGCGCAGGTAGTAGTCCGACGACTCGGCGAGCGCCTTCTGCAGCACCACCTCGTTCTGGTGGTCCTCGCCCTCGTTGCTCGCCTCGATGTAGAGAATGCGCCGGTCACCATCCTCGTTCGGGATGGCCTTCAGCAGCCCACCCATCGAGATGAACTCGGGGATGGCTGCAAGCAGCTCGGCATCGCTCAGCATGCCGCGCATCGTGTTGTCACGACGCTTACGGCGTGTGCACGCACCAACAAAAAAGGCCGCACTCAGGCGGCCAAGGGTCCACCGGTAGCGTGGTCAGTTGAGGTGCTGGCGCGCCTGCGCGATCACCTGTTGCAGGCGGCCGCGCTCGGCGATCGCGTCCATGTAGTCGCGCACCGCGTCGGGGTCGCCCGACATGGTCGCGCCGCGGTTGTGCTCGATCACTTTCTGCACGTGCTCCAGCCGCTTCTCGGCGTTCTCCAGGATCTTGCGCTCGGCCTGCTCGACCTGGTGCGCCATCGCGCCGAGCTCGCCCAGCTGGCGGCGGGTGTCGTCGGGGGTCGGCTTCATGGGCGTCCCTGCCAGAACTGCAGCAGCAGCGTCGGGCTGCAGTGCGTGAACGTGTTCTCGATCGAGGCGCTGGCAACCACGTAGCCGGCTGTGCGGCGCAGGGCACCGAGCACGGCGAGGTAAGCGATGGTCTTGGTGAAGCGCATCGGCGCAGTGTCTCAAAAAAGAGAATCCTCGGCAACCTGGCGCTGGCGCAGGTAGTGCGCCACGCCGGTGTCGTCGAGGCCTTCCATCGGCGACGTCATCAGGTCGCGCAGGCCGTACTTTTTCTGCAGCCGGTCGCGCGCCTTGTGGATCTCCGGGTGGTTCGGCACCGCGTCGATCAGCTCGACGTCGTTCTTCTGGCCGGTGCGGAAGATGCGCCCGCGCCGCTGCGCGTGCGTCATCGCCGTGTCCGGCGTGTCGGCCTGGTACAGCCACTGGCCGCGCTGGATGTTCATGCCGGTGGCGCCGGCGTCGGAGGCCACCAGGATGTCGGCCTCGGCCTCGCCCTGCTCGGGGTTGAACATCAGGCGCTTGCGCTCCTTGTCCTTGGAGCTGTCGCCGCCGTCGATGGTGACCACGCGGTGGCCCTCCTTCTGCAGCCGCTCGGCGATCATCTTCACCTGCTGCAGCGAGTGCGCGAACACCACGCCCGGCTTGCCCTTGCGCGCGCTGGCATGCTTGGCGATGTCGTCGAGCACCGGGTTGTCGGGGTGCGTGTTGATCACGCGCTTGACGGCCGCCGACTTCAGGATCCCCAGGCTGCGCTGCAGGTCCTTCGCGATCGCCTCGTGCTGCTCGGCCGGCTGGCCCTCGAACGCGACCGGGCTGATCGCCTTCATGGCCTCGACGTCGACGCGGCCCTGCATGCGGGCGATGCGCGCGGCCGCGAAGTGCTTGTCGAGCTCGCCGAGCGCCTGGCGCTGGCCGGCCGACAGCTCCAGCTTCGACTCGGCCTTGTGCGCCTGCACGTCGGGGTCGATGCGGCTGGGGTAGACATGGCGCGCCATCTCGCGCTTGAGCGCGTCCTTGCTCGCAAGCGTGTCGGCGCCGTAGCGGCGCATGAAGGCGCCGCGGTCGGCGTAGCGCTTCGGGTCCATCTTGCGCAGCAGGTCGTAGACCTCGCTGGCGTCGTTCTTGACCGGGTCGCCGGAGGCCAGCAGGTAGTGCTCGGTGTGATGCGACAGCGCGTCGACGACGTTGGCGAGCGTGCTGTTTTCCTTGCCGGCGCGGTTCAGCGTGTTCTGCGACTCGTCGACGGTCAGGAAGTTGAAGCGGATGCCCTCGCGCTTCATCACCTGGCCGATCCATTCCTTGCGCTCGTCGTCGCCCATGGCCGCCAGGCGGCTGCCCATCTCGTCCTCGCCGATGCCGGCGTGCTTGGCACCCAGGTGCACCATGTCGTCGCGGAATCCCTGGTGCGTCATGACCGCGAAGTGCTTGGCCGGGTCCTTGTAGGCGGCGATGCGCTCCTCGCGGCTGGCGCCCGGATCGATGTGCCAGTTGTACTTGCCAGGCTCCAGGTAGCGCAGCGCCTCGCCGCCGAACTGGCCTTGCACGATCGATGGCACCAGGAACAGGCCGCGCGAGCTCGGGTCGTCGGCGTGCGCCTGCGTGAACGCGGCCAGCTGCAGCAGCGACTTGCCGCTGCCGGTGCCGAAGGCGGCCACCACGCGCTTGTTGGCGCGCTGCAGCTTCAGCAGGCGCTGGCGCGCGGCGTTCTTGCCGCCCGACATGGTCGGCGACCACAGCTTGGTCGGCTGGCCGGCTTTGAAGTTGCCGCCCACGATGCCCATCATGCCGGCGATCTGGCGCTCGGCCACGTGGCCCAGCGTGTGGCGCTCGTCGCCGCCGAGCGGCGCTGGCGCCGGGTCGGCGTTGTTTTCTTCCGCGGCAGAAAAGAAACCCATCTGCGCCTGCTCGAAGGCCTCGCGCTGCTCGCGCGCCGCGTCGATCTTCTCGCTGACGCTGCCGGCGGCGTAGCGGCCAGCCGCGCGCTCGCGCAGGCTGTCGACCAGCTGCCGGTGCTGCTCCTCGCGCCGCGCGCGCGCCTCGGGGTCGGTGGCGTCGAGGTGCTGCAGGTTGTTGCGGATCACCGACTTGCCCAGCTTCAGCGGCGCGCCCGGCTTCAGCTTGTTGTGGGCCTCGGCGAACGCGGCGCCGACCTTGGATTTGATCAGGTCCTGGATCGCCTCGTAGGCGCGCTCGTGGCCGCCCATGGCGCCGGCGTACTTCTGCCAGTCCAGCGAGGCCGCATTGGCCTTGCCGGCGAGCTCGTCGCGGCGCGCGCGCCACTCGCCGTGCTCGGGGTTAGGCACCGTCTCGCCGAACATATCGGTGGTTTCAGCCTCCGGCTCCGCGGCCTGGTGCTGCTCCAGGTCCTGGCGCAGCTGCGCCGCCTCGGGCGACTCCTTGGCGACGTGGCGGTAGAAGTGCTCGCGCAGCGCGCGCTGGTCGTCATGGGTCAGCTCGCCCAGTTGCTTGTAGGCCGACACGCCGTCGGGGTGCTCGGCCAGCGCCCGGTGCAGCGCGTCGACGGCGTGGTCGTCGACCTCGAACGACTGGCGGTGCAGCGGCGCGCGCTGGCCGCCGTGGCGCTGCTCGACGAACTGGTCTGCCAGGCCGTTGAAGTGCTCGGCCAGCGCCTCGGCGCGCCGCTGTTTGCCGTCCTCACCCTTCAGCGGCGCCACGGCGTCGAGCGCCTGGCGATAGGCCTCAGCGCGATCGAAGCCAACGCGCTGGAAGAAGTCAGCCGACTGCACGTCGGCCACGATGTCACCAGGCGCGTCGCCGTCGGCCGCGCGCCCGCCGATGTAGTCGCGCAGCGACTGCTCCAGGTCATCGCCGGGCTGGAACGGCTCGGCCAGCCGCGGCGCGACGCCGGGCTTGACGTCCATTACCAGGTCGGGGCGGTTGGCGACGCCGGCCGGCAGCCAGCCGTCCTCGTCGTGGTCGCCGCGGATGATCGACAGGTTTCGCTGCACCTGCTCGACGTCGGCGCGGTCGATCGGCTTCGCCAGGCGATCGAGGCCAGCCGGGTGCACCGTCAGGAAGGTGTTGCCGGCGCCCTGCTCGATGCTGTAGTCGCCGGCCTGCAGGCCGATCGCGCGCACCTGCGTGATGGCCGACTCCAGGCTCTGCTTGCCCAGGCTGACCTGGAAGCCGCTGTCCTTGCGGCCCTGCTTGAGCGCCACCACCAGCGCGGCGTTGGCCTCCATCTCGCCCAGCGCCTGGCCGAGGATCTTCTGTGCGTCGCCGACGGCGCGCCGCCGCCGCGCGTTGAGCTCCTGCGCCACCTGCAGGTCGGCGCCGGTGGCCGCCTCGCCCAGCTGGATCTCTCGCGCCGCGTCCATCAGCTCGCGCGCCTGGCCCATCGCCTCGGCGCTGGTGTCCATGTAGTGGTGCAGATGGAACTCCTGCACGCCGGACGTGATGCGCTCGACCTGGTCGGGCAGGTCGCCATGGATGCGGCGCGCCAGCACCTGCGCGGCGCCGGCCACGCCCAGCACGTCGACCACCGAGCGGTCGACCAGCGCCTGGCCGCCGACGGCCAGCGCCAGCGCGTTGACCGAATTGAAGGCGCCGATGCCGATGTGCTTGCCCAGCGTCTCGCTCGGGTCGCCGCCGGCGATGCGCCCCACCTCGGCCAGGAAGGCGGTCGTCTGCGCGATGCGCAGGTCGTTGTTGACCTCCTCGGCGACCTTGCTGTCCAGCTGCTCGGCCTCATCGGCCGTGTACTCCAGCACGTAGGCCTTCGGCTCCACGGCCGACTTCTCGATCTCGGCGCCGATCTCCTTGGCCTTCTGCTGGATCGCGACCAGCTTCTTGCGCGCCTTCAGCAGCTCGACGGCCTGCTTGGCCTCGGCCAGGTGGCCGTCAGCCTTGGGTGCCGGCGGCTCCTTGATGCCCTCCAGCTCCTTCTTGATCAGCTGCGCTGACTCGCCGCGGGCGATCGCCTTCTGGCGCTGCTCGTCGGTGAGGTTGGCGTCCTTGATCGCCTTCGCCTCGGCCTTGACCTGCTCGGGCGCGGCGCCAGCGGCCTCGGCGCGCTTCTTGAAGTCCTGCGCGAAGCCCAGGCCGCCCGGGTTGTCCTGGATCGGCGCCAGGTCCTGCACCGACAGCGTGGCGTCGTCCTTGGCCTCCAGCGGCACCTCGCCGATGCCGGCCTGCATGCGCGCGGCATGGTCGGTCACCAGGCGCTGGCGCTGCAGCTCGACCGCGTCGTTGGCGCGCTGCATCAGCGTGCGGTGGTGCTGCTGGCGCAGCTTGTTGACCGCGGCGTCCGACAGGTTGCTGTAGTCGCTCTCGGGGAACTCCAGCGCCTTCTTGTCCCAGCCCAAGGCCTCGGCCACGGTGTTGACGAACTCGCGTTCGTGCTCGCGCTTCTGTGCCGCCACGTCCTCGCGGGCCTTCTTCTTGGCCTCGTGGATGCCGGCCTGCTTGTCGAGCTCGCGCTGCTGCTTCTTGGCCTCGGCCTTGGCCGCCTTGCGCTTCTCGGCCTCGGCCTTGTACTCCGATTCCTTGCGCACGCCGCGCAGCTTCAGGTAGTTCAGCTTGCCGCCGGCGCCGCCGATGACGTGCGCGCTGCCGTCCGGGTTGGGCTGGATCAGCACCGGCTGGCCCTCGGTGCCGGGCCCGTTGGGGTGCACGGTGATCCATCGGGCGCCCTCTGGGATCGAAGCCTTCAGCAGGAGAATGGGACGGGCCATTCTCCGAGGGTAGGGTCACGACAAAGACGAAAGCCGCCCGCAGGCGGCCCTCCGACGTGCTCCCTCCGGCTCCCCGTGGGGTGCCGGCTTCGGACGTAACCCCGTGGGGCAAATGCCGGCGCTGCAGCGCCCGGCGCTTCCGTTGACAGCGACGACCAGCACGCCGGCCGTGGCGCGAGTCTACAGCCCGCCGGCGTCAGGATCCACCAGGCGGAAGCTGCCGCCGCCGCCGTGGTCGGTCACCTCGGCGCTGCCGAGCGCGAACTGCGCGTTGGCGCGGTATTCGGCCACCGCGTTCTGCAGCGCCTCCTGCAGGTCCTCCTCGCCGGCCATGTGCTCGCCGGCGTCCGGTGGCATGTAGTCGCCCAACAGGTGCAGGTTGTCGCGGGTGTAGAACTGCTTCAGCAGCGCCTTGATCAGCCACCAGTAGGCGCCGAAGCAGCGGTAGCGCCGCGGATCCTGCTGCAGCAGCTGCAGCACGTTGGCCGCCAGGGTCTTGGGGTCGATGGCGTCGGTCATGCGGCCTCCTTCGCGGCCTGGCGGTCGGCGACGCCGTGCAGCTCAGTCATCATCTCGCCCCAGGTGCGGTTGCCGCGCTGCTGCGCACTCCAGTCGGTGTAGCCGTAGTTGCCGCCGACGTGGAAGTTGCCCAGCAGGCCCATGTGCCGCAATGCAGACAGCGGCACGTCGGGCCGGATGCCATGCCGGTCGGCCGCGGCCTGGATCACACCCAGCGAGCGCTTGCTGGGGTTGTGCTCGGCGGTCAGCCGGCGCATCACGTTGGCGTCGTTCAGCTGCGGCGCATGCTGCTCCGTCTCCTCGGCCATATCGGCAGCCAGCTCGCCAGGCGCCACGCGCAGCAGCGCGTGGTAGGCGGCGTTGGAATGGCCGTGGTCGCCGATGCCGAAGGCATAGCGGCTGTGCTTGCCCTCGCTGATGGGCTTGCCCAGCGCATCGAGCGCCTTCAGGCGATCGAAGGCGGCGCGCACGGCCTCGGGCGGGTAGTTCATCGTGTACTTGTGGTCGCGCCCCTCCGGCTTCGCCAGCGGCGCGAGCTCATCGAAGACGGCCTGCGCGCTGTCGGCGCTGGCGATGCGCTGCAGCTGCTCAGCCTTCAGGCGCTGCTTGGCCTCCTTCACCAGCGGGCCGTCCTCGCCGTAGCTGGCGCCGCGGCCGCCGAGCTCGTTGAGCATGTGCGTCAGCGGGTTGATGTGCTGCTGGTCGTACTTGGTGCCCTGGTACTTCTTGCCCGCCTCCCACCAGGTTTTCTTGCCGCGTCCGCTGGTTCCCTGCAGGCGGCTGTCGATCGCAGCGCCACGCTCGGCGTCGATGTAGCCCTGCACCAGCTTCTCGCGTGCGCTGTCGGTCGGCAGCAGGTAGTCGTGCGTGTCGTGCTTGCGCGAGTGCTCGTAGCTCTCGAACATTTCGACCTTGCCGGTCTCTCGGTTGACCATCGGCACGCTGCCGTACGGGAAGCTGAAGCTGTAGTCCTTGGCGCCGGCCTTGATGCGCTGCTGCAGCATGTCGGCGTTGGCCTCGACCACACCCGACGGCATGGTCTTCAGGTCGTCCCACTTCTTCAGGTCCTTCAGTTTGTCGCCGGCCTCGCTCTCCAGCTTGACGCGCACCTCGGCCGCCTCGGCGTCCTTGTCGAACACGAACGGCTTCAGCTCGCCGAGCTTGTCCAGCGGCAAGGTGACGGGCTTGCCGCCGCCGGTGTGGGCGTAGCGGCGCAGGGTGACGGTGCCGTCCTTGGCATTGACGCCGGTGATCACGGCCTTGCCGTCCTCGGCGCCCAGGTCCAGGCCGACGCCGGCGTGCAGCGCGTGGCCGGTGTTCGGGTCCAGCAGCACGTCGGTGGTGCTGTCCAGCAGCGACTTGTCCTTGAGGTGCCGGCTGTTGAACAGGCTGGTCTTCGAGGCCTCCAGGCGCTGGCGCAGCCGAGTGGCGCTGGCCGTGTCCTTGTTCTTGAGGCCCTTGTAGCTGCGGCTGAGCTCCTGGAAGCGCACGAACTCCTTGTTGAACTCGAAGCGCTCGCCGGCGTCGCGGCGCTGCTGCGCCGCCGCCCTGTCGGCCTCGTAGGCCGCGCGCGCCGCCTCGGGGTCGGCCGCCAGCATGATGCGCAGGTCCTCCTTGGTGAACTTGCCCTCGCGCGCCAGGTTCTCGACCTTGTTGCCGCCGTTCCACAGCAGGTCCTGCCAATCCTTCTTGGCGCCCACGGCCTGGTAGCGGTAGCCGTCGAAGCTGCCCTTGGACAGGTAGGTGTGGATGCGAACCGCCTCGCGGTTGTTGCCCTGGCGCAGGCCGCGACCGTTGCGCTGCTGCAGCGTGGCCGGCTCCCACGGCACGTCGGCGTGGTGGATGTCGGTGGTGCGCTTCTGCATGTTCAGGCCCTCGGCCATCGTCGCGTTGCCGATGACGACGTCGAGCTTGCCGTTGTTCAGCGCCTCGGCGATGTTCTGCCGCTTCACCGCGCTGCCGGCCACCTGCGCGTTGATGATGCCGATGCGGTTGCGCGGGATGCCGGCGTCGACCAGTGCGGCGGCCAGGCGCTCGTGCGAGTCGATGTACTCGCTGAACACGATCTGCGCGCCGTCCTTCAGGCCCTGCTTCACCTGCTCGGCCATGGCGTGGTACTTGGGACTGTGCGCGCCGGCGTGCGCGCTGTCCAGCAGCGCCAGGTCCAGCGCCGCCTTGTTCATCTTGTCCATCACCGAGAAGATATGCGCGTCGCCGGTGGCGTCCTTCTTGTCGCCAGCGGACTCGGCGAGTTCGCGCAGCTCGGCGTAGACCTCCTGCTGCTTGGGCGTCATGTCGACCAGGTGCATGCGGTCGGCGCGCGTCGGCAGCTTCAGGCCGACCTGCTCGGCGGTGCGCCGGTCGATGAACCGGTGCATGATCTCGCGCAGCTCGTCCAGGTTCTGGAAGCCTGAGACCACCGTCGCGTCCTCGATCTCGCCCGACGTCGACAGCACCTTGTCGCCGGTGAACTCGCAGAAGCGGTCCAGGAACTCCTCGCTGTTGCGGATGCCGATGCGCTCGAAGGCCTCGGGGGCCACGTGCGACAGCATCGAGTAAATCTCCAGCGGGCTGTTCTTGGTCGGCGTCGCGGTCAAGCCGTAGACGCCCTTGCCGCCGTTGTTCTCGCGCACCCAGCGGGTCTTCAGGTTGAAGTCGAGCGCGCGATTCGACAGGCCCTGGCCGCCGAGGAACTTCGGCTGGTCACCGAAGCGCGCCCGCGCGGCATACAGGTTTTTCTGGTGGTGCATCTCGTCGGCCAGCAGCATGTCCACGCCCAGCTGGTCGAAATAGATCGCGTCGGTGCGATCAGCGAACTCGCGCGTCGCCAGGCTCTGCTCGTAGGCCTCCTTGATGCGCTTGCGGCGCTTGTCGCCCGCGTTGCCCATCGCCTCGCCGCGCTGCACCCAGAAGTCGTCGCTGTAGTACGCCTCTTTCTTGTCGGGCGACAGGTCGACCTCCTCGAAGGCCGGCTCGCTGATGATGACGAAGTCGTAGTCGTTTTGCGTCAGGTCGTGGTACTTGCGCTTGCGCTCGGCCGCGTTGTCGTCCTTGCCGACCAGCTCGCCGTCGGCGTTGCGGCTGAAGTTGCCGCCGATGGTGAGCACGCGCGCGCCCGGGAACCAGTCTTGCGCCTCGCTGAACCAGTTGGCGAGCACGCTCTTGGGCACCACGATGACGGGCTTCTTGGCCCGGCCGTCGACCTTCGCCATGCGCGCCAGCAGCAGGCCGCCCAGCGTTTTGCCCAGGCCCACGTCGTCGGCGACGATGCCCTTGCCCAGCGCCAGGCTGCGGCGCAGGCTCGACCAGCGCCAGCTGCGCACGTCGCGGTCGGTCGTGAGGCCCGGCACGTCAATCGGCGCGTCGCTGTATTCCGTCGGCGCGAAGCCGCGGAACTTGCGGTTGTAAAGATCCTCAACCGCGTCGCGGTAGGTGCTGGCGCACAGCCACTGCTTGAACTGCTCGTTCCAGGCGTCGATCTCCGGCTTTTCCTTCTCCTTCTTGACGCCGGCGCGGTTCAGGTACTTCTCCAGCAGCTTGCTGCCGCCCCAGGTGTTGCCGCCCTCGACCTTGTAGACGCCGGAGTCGAACGTGATCTTCACCGGCTGCTGCTTGCGGGTCCACTCGTTGGCCGTGTCGCTGTCGAACTGGCGCCAGTTGAAGTAGGCCTCGACCACGTGCAGCGGCAAGAAGGCGTGGTTGATCTTCACGTCGACGTCGTCGAGCGACGCCGGGTCGATCGTCTCCTCCAGGCGCTGGGCCTGCGCCTTCAGCTTCTCGGCCAGCGGGTGGCCGGCGGCGATCTGCTCGCGCGCGGCATCCAGCTTCGGCCACAGCTCGCCGGTCAGGTAGACCGCCATCGTGGTCCAGCGGCCGTCCGGCAGCAGCGCGAAGCTGCTGTCGGCCGCCAGTCGCTCGGCCACCTCGTCGACCGGCTGTCCGGTGCGCTCGGCCAGCTGTTCGGCGGTGAAGGCCTGCTCGGTCTCCAGCGCCAGCAGCTCGGCGTTGGCCTCGAAGCTGCCCTCGACCTTGCGCGGCGCGCGCCCGGCCACCAGGTCGGACAGCTCGCCCTTGCGGTCGACGGCGCCGATCAGGCGGAACAGCTGCTTGTCGACGCTGGCCGCGATCATCAGCTCGGGGTTGTTGGCCGGGATGCCGTGCTTGGCGATGTAGGCCTTGATGTCGGCCTCCAGCTGCGGGCGGTCGAAGGCCTCGCCGCGGAACGCGCGATCGATCTCGGCGGCCAGCGGCCCGGCATCGGTGATCGCCGAGCTCGCCATGAACTCGTCGACGCGGTGCCAGCGCGGCGGGTCGCCCTGCAGCACGTACTGCACGCCGTCGACCACCTTGGTGTCACCCACCTTGGCGGTGTTGGCGTAGGGCAGGCGCGAGGCCGCCAGCAGCGCGCGGTCGCGCTCGTGCTCGGGCAGCGCCTCGACCACCTGCTGCACCGTCAGCTCGCCCGGCGCGGCGCTGGCCGGATCCGGCACGAACTCGGCGATCGCCTCGGGCACGCCCTGCATCGAGCCGTTGACGGTGATGTCGTTGCCCATGCCGGCCTTCGCGCGCCAGCCGGCCTCCATCGTGCCCAGCACGTTGTGCGCGCCGCGGCCGGTGAAGTAGGTGCCGGCCAGGAACTCCTCGTCCCACACGCCCAGCTTCTGCAGCGTCTCGTCGTCGGCCAGCGTCAGCGCCCCGGCGACGTCGTCGGGCCGCTTGCGCAGGAAGACGACGTCGGTCGTCACCTCGGTGTGGCTGTGCTCGAACGCGGTGTTGGGCATGCGCTGCGCGCCCAGGAACTGGCCCTTGCGCAGCAGCTCGCGGCGCAGCGCCAGGTTCGTGCGGCTGTCCATGATGCCGGTGGGCACCACCAGCGCGACGATGCCGCCCGGCTTGCACTTGTCCAGCGCGGTGTCGGTGAAGTAGGCCTCGGCCGTGCTGATGCCGACCTTGTCGTCCTTCGCCAGGAAGCCGCGCGGGCCGTACGGTGGGTTGCCGATGACGACGTCGAACTGGCGGTTGTCGGCGGTGGCGAAGCGCTCCAGGCTGGCCGTGTGCACCTCGTGCCGATCGCCGTGCAGCGCGGTGGCGCAGGCCGAGCTGACCGGATCGAGCTCGACGCCGGTGACGCGGAAACCCGCCGGCGCGGTGTGCAGGAACACGCCGGTGCCGCAGCTGGGCTCCAGCGCGGTGCCGTGCGTGAGGCCCAGGCGGCCGATGGTGTCCCACATCGCGCGGGCCACTGCGGGGTCGGTGTAATACTCGTTCAGGCTGTCGCCGCAGCCGCCGTTGCCGCTGTACTGGCGCATCAGCTCGCGGTCGACCTGGCCGTCGGCCACCAGCTGGGCGACGCGCGCGTTGATGTCGCGGCGCGCGCCCTTGCTGATGCCGGCCGGCACGCCGAACGGCGCCGCGCGGTTGTGCGGCGCGCGCTCGGCGGCCGCGCGCAGCTCGTCCTGCGTGATGGCGCGCGTGGGGCCCGGCAGCGAAAGCGGTTCAGACCCGACCGTTTCGATAGACGATGGATCGAACGCCAACACCTCCTGCAGGTCAGCCCGCATCGCGCCGTCATGCCCGGCTTCTCGCAGACGCCGCATAGCGGCGTCGTCGTACTTCAGGCCTTCGATCTCATCAGCGGAGACGATCGCCGGATTGCGCAGGCTGAGCCGAGCACTGATCACGCGCGCGTTGCCGCCATAGGCTTCGGCCGTAGCGCGGGCAGAGTCTTCAGCGACACCCCGGTTGATCGTGAAGTAGGCCGGCCCGTTGAACTTGGAGAAGTCAGCCCCTGTGCCATGGAAAAGCACCTGATTCGGATCGAGCTTGTCATCCGTCAGGCTGCGCAGGTACGCGCCCAGCTGGCCGCGGATCTCGCCGATGCCGCCGCTGGTGGCGTCGACCTTGGCGTCGGCCGCCACGATGCCGGCGTCCTGCAGCTGCTTGACGTAGGCCGCGCCGACGGCGCGGTAGTCGGCGCCGCCGGCGATGAACACCTCGCGGTAGCGCTTGCCATGGAAGCGCGACAGGTCCACCGGCTGCGCGGCCAGCTCCTTCGCACGCTCCGGCGTCATGCGCTGGTCGTAGCTCTCGATCACCTGGTCGCCGTGCACCAGGCCGTGCTTGGCCGAGATGATCGCGACGTCGGCGCTGCCGGGGCGCAGGTGCTTGTTCAGGACGCCAGCCAGTGCGCCGGTGTAAAGCTGCCGTGCAGAATGCGCGCCGTCCTTTTTAGCGGCGCCGCACGCGACCAGCACCAGGCGGTCGGCGCCCGTGTCGGCAGCCGCCGGCGCCGGCGCGACGGCCGCGGCATCATCGCCGGCTCGGTGCCAGCGTCCGTTTCGCAGGACATAGGTGACTCCGTTCTCGACCTTGCGGTCGCCCTCGACCGGCCCGTCACCCAGGCCGTACTGGTGCCGCACCTCGATCTGCGGCTTGCCCGACAGGTCGGAAATGAGGCCGATGAAGCGCTGCTGCTGCTCGAAGTCGGCGCCGGCGAGCATGCGGCGCACGCCATCCTCGCCGCCGTGCTGCTCGATCACGCGCTTGAGCTCCTGCGCTCGGGCCGGCTTGCCCAGCTTGTCGGTGATCTTCTTGGCGCGCTCGCCCGGCGCCAGCTTGGTGCCGTCGCGCGGCAGCACCTGGCTGCGCAGCGGGTTGGCGTCGGCGGTGATCTCGGGCTGGTGGCCTGACTCGACCACGGCGGCCAGCCACTTGTTCAGCCGGCTCTCGTGCAGCGCGCCGAGGAAGTGCACGCGCGCAGGCTCGCGCTCGCGCAGGAACGCAGTGACCTGCTCCGGCGTCCAGGCGCCGCTCACAGCCGGGATGCCGACGATGAAGCGGCTGGTGCCGATCGCCTCGACCACGGCGTCGTAGTAGGCCGTCAGGCTCATGTCGCCCTTGGGCATCGCGATCAGCGGCCGCGCGACGTCGAAGCTGCACTCGACGTTGATCCACTTCGCGTGCTTCTTGATCTCGTCGAGCGATGCCGCCTGGTCGCCCATGACGTCGGGCATCACCAGGATGGGCTTGGGCAGGTCCTCCTCGGCCTCGTTCTTCTCGCCGATCTTGTCGGTGAGCTGGTCGTAGCGCTCCAGCACCTGGCTGAAGTCCAGCGGCTCGACGTCCTCGCCGGCGGCCTGGCGCTTCTCGCGCGAGCGGAACAGGCTGTAGGCGCCGCTGTCGACGAAGACCGGCGTGTGCAGCCGCGTCACCAGGTCGGCGAGCTGGTCCATCGCCTTGTCGGACAGCTGGCCGACGTCGACGCCCACCGGGTGCGAGCCGTGGCCGGCGGCCTCGAAGTCCTTCGCGCGCGACAGGCCGGAGGCGTAGCGCGTGACCTTGGCGGCGAGCTCGTCGATCGCGTCCTGCGTCGTCGGCGCCGGTTTCTTCTTCGGGTCGTACTCGGCGGCCGGCTTGTCGCCGGTGATGATCGCCTTGTCCTGCCGATAGACAGCGACCGTGCGCGCGCCGGCCTTGGTCGGCCAGCCCTCGGGGTGGTTCGGCTCGGTGAACGCCAGGCCGGCGTAGCCCAGCGCCAGCACCACCTCGCGCAGCTTCTGGCCGACCTCGGGATGGCCGACCGAGCGCTCGAACAGGTCCTTGACCTCGGCCGGCGCCTTGTCGAGCTCCAGGATGCGCGCGTCGTCTGCCAGCTTGACAGACAGCACGTGGCCCCAGCCACTGAAGGCCTGTGCAGCCTCGTCCTTCTTCCCCTCGCGCTGCAGCTGGTACGCCAGCTTCGCGCCGCCCTCGCGCGCGAAGAAGCGCGCGTAGCCGTGCGGGTCGTCCGTGAGGTAGACGGCCGGGCCCTGGTGGTTGTAGCCGGCGCCGCGGTCAGCGCTGCCAGTCGGGTCGCGGAAGGCATCGAACGGTTTCGGCGTGCCGTGGTACAGCGTGCCGAATCCAGCGCCATTGGCGGCCGGCTTCTTCGCCGTCGGATCCAGCGCGCGGCGAATCTGCGCCTTGCGCCCTTCGCTCAGGTCATACCGGCCGAGCGAGGCCAAAACGGCCTGGCGCAGCTCGTCGGCGGGCACCTTGTTCTCGGAGGCCCACTGCGCGATCACCTTCGGGAGTTCGGTCGGCGCGAAGTCCTTCTCGCTCGCCTCCTCGGTGATGATGCCGGCCAGCTCGGCGCCCAGCCTGTGAGCCTTGTCGCGGATCAGCTCGTCGGCGCTCTTGCCTTCGTTCACCCAGGCGTCGCTGGCAGCCGGGCCGCGGCTCTCGCGCTCGGGCTTCTTCGCCTGCTCGATCGCCTGCTTGGCCTCCTGCTCGGCGAACAGCTGGTGCTGTCGCGGCGCCGCGTCGCCGAACAGGTCGCCCTGCGCCTGGTGATGTGACGGCGGGTGCTGGCCGCGCACCTTCTGCACGCGCGTGTGCGGCGCCACGACGGTGCCGTCCTTGCGCACATGCTGCGCCACGCGCACCGGCGCATCGAACAGAGCGAACTGGGACTTCTTGAGGAAGATGATCATCAGGGACGGCCCGTGGGGTGCGTCCCGGGATCATCGTGTCACGATCGAATCGGCAGCAGCCGCGCGCGCCGACGGAGAGAATAAATCTCTTTCACCTATTCACATTATCAATATATTCAGAGTCTAGATTTGGATTAACCGAATCAGACCGGAGTCATGACCAAAACAAATGCAATGCCACGCGGCGTGTCTAGAGCTTTAGAATATATCGATACCAATATTGGTGAGCGCATTACACTGGATGAATTGGCCCGCGTGGCATTTATGAGCCAATTTCACTTCAGCCGAAGATTCGCTAAGTGCGTCGGCAAGTCGCCGATGCGATATGTGTGCTGGCGCCGCATCGACGTCGCAAAGCGCCTGTTGCGTGACCAGTCCATCAAGTTGGGTGACGTCGCCTATCGGTGTGGCTTCTCCAGCCAGAGCCACTTCAATGAGGCGTTCAAGCGTCACACCGGCGTCACGCCGGGTGCTTTCCGGCGCGAGCTGATCGCGATGACGATTCCCGTCATCATCGCCGCGGTCAACCAGCTGCTGGCAGCCTGAACAGCAGCGCCTTGATCATTGCCGGGGCCTCGCGCGTCGCGCGCACCTTGGTGACGAACTCACCAACCGGCATCGCGGTGATGGGACCGAGGAATCGCGGGTCGTTGTAGCAGGACAGAAAAGCCTGGCGCGCATCCTCCTCGCTGTCGAAGCCGAGCATGCACTTGTCCTCGTCGTACTCGCTCCAGTTGCCGACCTGGCGTTGGTGCACGACGTAGACCATCGGCGCGCCGTCCATGTTGGGGCCGAGGTAGCAATCGACCGGGTCGCCGTCGACACCCATGCTGCCCAGGATCTCGCCATAGGCGAACTTGTAGCGCACCTCCCAGGTGACGCCATGGCGGTTGGTGCCGCGGCGCACGCTGCCGGCCGGGTTCTCGATCGCCAGCGTGAGGCCGGCCCACTTCACCGTGGGCTTCTTGTACTCGCCGGTGGCGGCCTCCTCGGGTAGCGGCTCGCCAGGCGACAGCAGCTGGTCGCCGCGGCGCTTGCCCAGCATGATCAGCGCGCGGCTGTAGTCGCGCTTGTCGCGCGTGGCCCCCTGCAGCACCGGGTGCGACTTCGCCAGGTGATCGATCGCCTTCGCGAGCTCCGGGTGCTGCTCGCGCCACTGCTCGGCCAGGCGCGTGAACAGCGCCGGATCGTCGCTGAGCATCGCGTCGACGTCGGCGTGACCGTGCGAGCGCGCCATGGCGGTCAGCCAGGCGGCCTGCGCCTCCATGTCGTCGTCCATGCGCTGCTGCTTGGTGCGGCTGTCAACATGAGGCGGCACGAAGGTGCCGTCGCGGCGGGTGTAGGCGGCAACGGCCGACTTCAGCAGCAGCGCGATCACGGCTGCACCACCCATTCGCCGCGCCAGCGCAGCGAGCCGTCGGGCTGCTCGACCAGGTGCCAGTTGCTGTACTGCTCGCGGTGGAGCTCGGACGGCGCGATCGGCAGGCCGTTGCGGCGCACGCCGAGGATGATGTAGCCGATGCGGGTCATGGTCAGGCCTCGGCGGGCGAGGCCTCGCCGCGCACCATCAGCTGACCACGGTCGCCGACGAAGTACCGGCGTCCGGTGCGCTGAGCGATCAGGTCGGTGATCGCCTGGAACGTCGCAGGCTCCAGGTCCAGCAGGTGGTCGTTGTACCACTTCGCCGGCAGCGTCGGCGGGCACTTGCCCGTCGAGTGCAGCTTGCGCCAGGCGGTCTTCGGCGCGCCGGTGCGCTCGTCGTAGCCGTCGGCGATCTCCTCCCAGCCGCCCTCGGCCAGGGTCTTCGGCGACGGCTTGCTGCAGAAGCTGTAGCACGGCAGGTCCTCGCCGGCCTTCGGGTTCGGGATGCCCTCGACGTAGAACTTGTAGAGCTTGTCGGTGATGCCCAGGCGCGCGCCGGCCTGCAGCGCGGTGAACAGGTCCTCGGGGTGCATCGAGCCGCAGTAGCTGCAGGTTCGATAGGTCTCGCGGTAGGGGTCGGGCCCGTACTTCGGATCGCGGTGCTCACCGCGCGGCTCGCGCCAGGTCTGCTGACCGAAGCGTCGCGCTTGCCAATCGCCGTCGTGGCAGGTCGGCCGCTCGGGCCAGTTGAGTTGCTTGTCCATCGTCCCCTCGTTCAGCATGGCCCATCCTTCTCGCCGAACGCGCCCGCAGGCAGCTTCCACTGCTCCTTGGGCACGATGATCGGCACGTCCCACACGGTGGAGTCGCCCAGGCGGGCCATCTCCGGGTTGTCGAGCGCGGCCTGGTACGGCGTGCCCTTCTTGGCGCGCGTCATCAGGTCCTCCTTGCGGTGGATCGTGATGCCGAACTCCTGCTCACGCGCGGCGATCTTCCCGGTGCTCTCTGGGTAGAGCGCCTGGTTGGTCGCGATCTGGTTCTGGTTGGCAAAGATGCAGTGCCGGCACGACAGCCGGCCGTAGCCCAGCTGGTAGCTCGGGTGCGGCACGACGCCGTGCTCGCGCATCACATCCCACACCTGTTGCTCGCTCCAGGCGTGCACCGGGCGGTACTGGTCGACGTGGCGCTTGCTGCTGTGCGCACGGTGCGGCTCGAAGGTCTTGTAGTGCGCGCGGTTGGAGCTCTCCTCGGCGCGCTCGCCGGTGACCACCAGGGTGCGCGCGTCATCGAAGCGGTCCTGGTTGCGGATAGCCGCGGCCATCACGTCGACCTTGAGGGCGCCTGAGCACCAGCGCGTGGTGAGGTTGGCCGACTGCTGCGGAAACTTCTTGCGCGTGCCCAGCGGGCCGTGCTGGCCGCCGGCCTCGCCGACGGTGCCGTCCGGCTTCTCGAACGCCACCGGCGCAGTGCGCTGGTTGTCGCGCATCATCTCGCGCTCGAAGCCGCCCTTGCGCCAGCTGAAGTAGATCGGGATGCCCAGCGCGGCCGCGAACTTGCGGCAGTAGTCCTTGGTGACGGGCCAGTCCATGAAGGTCGCGCCCTCACCGTCGATGTCGTGGTGGTGCAGCTCGATCTTCTCGGGCGGCACGCCGTTCTCCAGCAGCGCCAGCACGGCGGCGATCGAGTCCTTGCCGCCGCTGAAGCCGACCAGCACCTTGTCGTAGCTCGCCAGGTCGGGGCCGGGCGCGATCGGCACCGGCTGCTTGCCGGCTGTCGGCTTGACGCGGTGGAACGTCGGTGGCGCCGGCTGCAGCTCCTCGTTGAACAGCGTCAGCTGGTGCTCGTGCACGTGCTCGCCGGGGCGCAGCAGCACCTGCGGCCGGCGCTTGTCCTCGTGCGGCTTGATGAACACGCCCGCGCGCATGTGGCCCTTCACGTGGGCCTTCAGCAGCAGCAGCATCAGGCTGGCTCCTTCTTCGTGAGCAGCTGGTTCAGCCATGCTGCGAATTGCGGGTCATCCCCAGGCTGGTCATCAGCCACCGGCAGCCACGTGCCGCGGCAGTGCGGGTGCTGCGTCCCGCAGGCCACCCAGTACAGCTCGTGCGGCTCGCGCTCGACCAGCAGCTGGCCGACGCGCTTGCGCGGCGCGGCCGAGCGGCCGACGTTGTCCTTGCCGACCCACACCTCCGTCTCGCCGTCCTTGTCAGCCTTCGAGGGGTCAACGACGGTGAAGATGCGGCCGTTGATGCGCGCGCACCAGGCGCACACGCCGCGGTACTGCTCGGTGCGCTTGACGCGCCGGCCCGGCGGCAGCGTGGCGATGTAGCCCGTGTTCGCCGCGTTGCCGGCCTCGGTGACCGCGATGCGCCGCATGTCGCGGTTGAGCGTCGAGAACTCGTCGAACAGCCGCTGCTCCAGCGCCTGCGGCGAGGTGTCTGGCACGCGCAGCACGCGGCGCTCGACGTCCTGCGCGACCACGTAGCGCATGCGGTGGCGCGCGTCGTCGGCCAGGCGCGTGACGGCCTCGCAGGCGCGCTCGCGCGCGAAGTCCATGGCCGCCAGCTGCTTTGCCGTCGGCTTGAGCTCGCGCGCCTCGCGCACCGTGGTGGGCAGCGCCTGCAGCACCTGGTCGACCTGCTCGGCCGACAGCTTCTCCAGGTTGGCCTGCACGCGGCCCATCAGCGAGGCGCGCGTCGTCAGCCATTCGGCCTCGGTGCGGATCTCGCTCTCGGGCAGGTAGCGCTGCACCAGGTAGTCGACCATCATCATGTGGTCGTCCAGCGTCCAGCGCTCGGGCGGCAGCGTCTCCAGGTACAGCTTGACCAGGCCGCGCTCCTCGGGCGTCCACAGGCGCATTGACCCCTCGGGGCGCGGCATCGTGGTGCCGGCGTGCGTGTGGCGCTCGCCCTTGAGCCAGGCGACGAGTTCGGTGCGGAAGCTCTCAAGGCGCATCAGGCCGCGCTGCGTGAACAGCTCGATCAGGCGGCGGATGTAGGGCGAATCGTGCTCGCGCCAGATGGCATCGTCGTCGCCGTGTTCGGCCTTGCACATGAGCTCCAGCGTCGCGTTGGTGCGCGCCTCGGAGAGTGCGATCAGGTCGACGAACAGGCCCATGCTGCCGATCGTGCAGTCACGACCAGGGCGGCCGCGCCACGGTCCCCACCAACGCGGCCGCCCCATAACTTCGGTCGGCAGCTCCCCGGCGTGGAGGGCCCACCCAGAGGGTGTCGCCGTGATCTGCTGCTGGCGTTGTGTTTAAGCCGCTACCCCACGCGCAGCTGGGGGTCCCTGATGCGCCTTCTCAGCACACACAGCAGCCACCGGCCGAAAGGAAAGCTCCGGCGGCCGCGATCAGTGTGCGATCACGACGGCGCCGCAAGCAAAACAGCCGCCCGAAGGCGGCTGTCTGCTGAGAGACCCGCTGCTCGCATGGGCAGCGTGAGAAAGGGAGGGAAGGCGTTCTACCGGAAAGGCAGGGTTGCTGCAGGGCCAAGCTGCAGCTCAGCGGGCTCTCACGACTGCGCACTGCGATTTCCGCCGCACGCCACCAGCATGGCTGGTGGTCGCTGTGCGCATGCGTGAGGGCCCGAAGGCTCTCACGTCCGGGTACGTCTCCGGCGCGGGGCTTCACCGCTCGTGCACCAGGTTCACTCGCGCTCCGCAGCTGGTGGGGTGACGCCCCGCAGCCTGACGATCGCACTTGCGCGTTTTCCTCCGCGGCCGGGGCCGTTCGATGTCGGCAGCGCCACCCGGTACGTTAGCCAGGATCGTCAGGCCCTGGCCCTCTCGCGTTCTGCTTCGCTGGTTTGTCTGGTTGCGGAGGCAGGACTTGAACCTGCGACCTCCAGGTTATGAGCCTGGCGCGCTACCGTGCTGCGCTACTCCACAATTCGTTGCCAGGCCCTTCCCCCGGCAGTCAGCAGTGCTTTTCGGCCAGCTTGTTGGGACACCGGACTCCATGCCGGGCCCGCATCTGGTTGAGGGCTGTCTGCTGGTAGCGACCTCTCGTCTGTCGTTGGTGCCGATTCTGCAGGCGCTGATCAAATTCGATCAAGCATTCCCCTGCGGTTCAGTCGGCTTTTCAGCGCCGCGCTTCGCGAGCTTGTCCTGCAGGTGCTGCGGCAGCGCCTTCTTGCGGTAGGCGTCCGACAGCGGCGGCCGCTCCTGGCAATCGTAGCCGTCGAACTGCTCCGGCTTGACGTTCTTGTCCATCACGTTCTCCTGAACAGGATGATCGCAGCTTGCTCGGATTTGGTCAAAGGCTGGCCGCCGCCAGGCTGCGCCGGCGTGGCGCCGCTGCCGCTCTCGCTGATCAGGATCGGCTGCTGGCCCATCGGCACGTTGTTGTCGCGGAACGACCACTTGTCGGCCAGCTGGCGCACCTGGTCGAAGGTTGCCTCGTTGCCGGTGTTGCCCAGCACCACATCGACCGGCACGTAGCGCTGGGTCTTGCCGAGGAAGCGCTGCACTGCGCGCTTGGCGGCCTCCTGCCGCGGCAGGTGCATGTAGTGCGCCTCCAGCCGGTAGCCCTTGGCCTTGAACTTGTTCGCCATCCCCAGCGTGCTCTTGGCGGTCTTCATCGTCGCGTCGAGCACCACGTTCAGCCCCAGCTCCTCGGCGATCTGCAGGATGGTGCTGGTGATGTCGCTCGACTCCTCGTGCACCTGGTGCGCGTTCCAGCCCTCGTACTCGGGCAGCATGCCCTTGATTTCGTCCGGGTCGATGACGATCGCCTTGCCCGGGTCGTAGACCTGGCCGGCGAACCAGCTCTTGCCGGAGCCGCCGCGGCCGCCAAGCATCGTCAGCGTCGGCTTCTGGCCCTCGGGCGGCGTGGCCGCCTCGACCTTCTGCGGCGACAGGAAGTGGTCGTAGATGCGCTGGTGGATCTTCGTGCGCTCGTCGTCGTAGGTGTCGCCCTGCTTGTAGAGCTCGATGGTCTGCTCGACGCTGTGCAGGCGCTCTTGCACGGCGCTGATCTTTTCCATCGTGTCGGCCGGGAACTGCGCCAGGATGGCCTCGGCCGTCACGCCCGCGTCGTTGTGCTGCGCGGCATAGTCGCTGGCGATGAACTCGGCGGCCGGCACCGGCTTCTGCTCGCCGCGCACCTGCGGCTGCACCTTGGGCTTTGCGACATCAGCGGCCGGCTCGTGGCCGGTCACCTCGCTCCAGCGCACCTGGTGCACGCGGCCGCTGGCGTCCTTCACGTGCGCACCGTCGGCGCCCGGCTTGCCGACGATCGTGCCGCTGCCCTGGTAGTCGCCGGCGGCGAAGTGCACGGTGTCGCCGGCGCCGAGGTTGTGCGTGCCGTAGCCGCGCTGCGCGCCGCGCGGATCCTCGGCGGCCGCCTGGCGCGGCTTCGGCTGGTCCTTGTTCGTGCGCACCCATTTGGTCTGCCTGCGCCCGGTGCGGTCGGTGATCTGCTTCTTCGCCAGGCCGGCGCGCGGCGCGGCGCCGCTGCCGCCAGGTTCCTCGGCCTTCAGCAGCAGCGCGACGCGCCGCCCCTCGAACGCTTTCGCCACGTAGGGGTCCTCACTCGCTTCGTTGGGGGTGGCGACGTAGCGCCGCGTGCCGGCGTCATCCTCCAGGATCATGCCGTCCTCGCCCTGGTCGGCGATCGCGTAGCGCAGCATGCGGCGACTCTTGTGGCCGAGCACCTTGTCCCAGGTGACCTTGTGATGCTGCCCCTCGATCTCGGCCGTCACGCCGTGCGCGCCGTGCGCCACCACGCGGCAGGTGTGCGGCTGGCCGCGGTGGTGCACGTAGAGCTCATCACCGAGTGCGACGTCGCGCGGCTGCGCCTGGGGCTGCTTCTGCAGCTTGGGTTTGATCATGGCTCGGGGCGGAACACCGGCAGGCCGAAGGTCTTGGCGAGCTCGTCCGGGCCCGGTTGCGCGTCGTCGTCACCCTCGCCGAAGTCGGCGCCGGTGTCGTTCTCGGGGCCGGCCTCGCCGAAGTCCTCGCCACCCTCCTCGCCGTCGTCGTCCTCGCCAGGCGGCATCGCGCCGGGCTGGCCGAAGTCCTGCTCGGGCTGCTGGTTCTCGGCCTGCCAGGCGCCAATCAGCGTCGGGTTCATCGGCGCGTCGCCCAGCTTGCCCTCGACCGGCGGCAGGTCGTCGAGCGCGCGGTACTCGTTCCACGTCATGCCGTTCTTGCGGCGCTCCTCGACCGCCTTCGGGTCCTCGTCGTCCAGGCCGGTGAAGCGGAAGCAATACTTGTCGCCGTACTCCGCGACGACATAGTCGCTGAACAGGTTCTCGTAGTAGGACAGCAGCGGCCGCAGGCCCTTGTCCTTCGAGTTGATCAGCTTCTCCTCGGTGTCGCTGCCAGACAGCGAACTGGTGCCGGTGGTGAAGCTCTCGAAGTTGATCTCGTCCGGCGCCATGCCGTAGATCGCGCAGATCATGCTCACCAGGAAGCTGATCCACTTGCCGAACAGCATCTCGTTGACCTCGACGCCGAAGTTCTCGAAGGCCGCTTTCGACTCGGCGTCCTTGGAGATCATCACCGGCAGCGCCCAGGCGTTGTTGATGCCCTTGACCATCGCGTTCCACTGGCGCTTGAAGGCCGCGATGTCGGTGCTGTCGAAGTTGCCGGTCAGGTGCAGCATCCCCTTGGGGATGGCGTTGGAGTCGAAATACTTGGTGTTGTAGGTGAAGGCGTTCAGGAAGCCCGTCACCGTGCGCACCAGCAGCTCGGTCTCGCTCAGGCCGTAGCCGCCGGCCAGCACGTCGGTCAGCGGGTTGCGCGGCACGTAGACCAGGTCCTCGCAGGTGTAGGCCGCGCGGATGTTGCCCTGCACCACCTGCAGCGCGACGATCTCGTCGTCGCCGCGGTAGCCGTTCTCGGTGCACAGGCGGATGGTGGAGCCGTCGACCGCATACATGCCGTCCAGGCCCAGGCTCTTGTCGCGCTTCCACTCGGTCTCGATCGGCATCGAGTCCATGGTCAGCGTGTCGCGCGTGAGCTTCGCCATGAAGGTGGCGAAGTCGTCGCGCTTCAGGCGCATGCGGTGGCGCGGCCGCTTCTCCCAGCCGCAGTGTGTGAAGAAGTCCTGCAGCAGCAGCATGGACGACTTCTCGTCGTCGCCAGGCTGGGCCTCCTGGTCCTTCAGCGCGATCTTGAAGCCCGGACCCTTGCCGCCGGACTGCGGGCGGCAGAAGCGCTGCACCTGGCGCTGGCGCGTCATGATCACGCTGTTGAGCACCGGCGTCTGCGTGACCATCGAGCGCATCATGTCGAAGCTGAAGGCGCTGGGCCGCTCGTACCAGTCGCCCATCACCTGCACCTGCAGGTCGTCCAGCCAGACCGACTGCATGCCGGGCTTGCGCTGCTTGACCGCGGTCGACGGGAAGGGGATGACGTTGCGCTTCGCCAGCGCCTTCGTCATCGCCTGCTCCTCCAGGTCGTTGCGGATGTGATCGATCACCGGCTGCAGCTCGGCCGGCGGGATCAGCAGGTCGCCCAGCGAGCGCGGCGCGTGGGCTTTCTGGAGCTCGGCCTGCGCGTCATAGCGCTCATCGGCCGGGGCGCCAGGGTTGAACGCTACGGAGGCGGCATTGTCCATCCCGCCATGCTGGCGTCACGACGCCGAGAGCAATCCCTACAACCGTTGGTTGCTCTTTTTTGATCAGCTTCGATAGAATCCGGCCGTTCCCTATAAACCCTCAAGGAGTGGCCCATGTCGAATATCCGTTCCGCCAGCAGCGGCTTGCTGCCCTACCTGATCGCCGCGCTGATGGTGTCGATCATGCTGGCCGTGGTCAGCACCATGCCGACGCTCAGCACCTCGGCGGCCGTCGGCGCGATGGCGGTGCTGCTGGTGGTGCTGATCGGCGCCGGCCTGGCGATGCTGCGGCTGCGCGTGCCGTCCGAGCTCGACTACAGCGACGATCAGCCGAATGCGGGCAGCAGCAAGCTGGGTGCACGTCGTGGCTGAGGCCGGCAAGAAAGCGCTGGCGCTGGCCGACGCCGCGCAGACCGTGCTGACGGGGCGCGTGCACGAATTGAAGACGGACCCCGAGGTGTTCGACGCGGTGGCCAGCGGCGCCAAGACGCACGAGATTCGCCTCAACGACCGAGACTTTCAGGTGGGCGACACCCTCGTGCTTCGCCGCACGCAGCACACGGGCGCCGAAATGCGAGCAGGTACGCCGCTGGTCTACACCGGCGAGCAGATCGAGCGCACCGTGTCGCATGTGCTGGCCGGCTACGGTCTCATGCCGGGCTGGGTGATCCTGTCGTTCGCCGCCCCCAGGGGGCAGGCAGAGGATGCGCAGCGGCTGAGCACGGACCTCACGCGAGCGAAGGCACTGCTGGTACGCATCTACGACCGGCACCCCGAGGCGCGCAGCCTGATCGAAGCCAGCACCGGCCAGTGGTTCGTGTGGGGGCAAGACCGCGGCGCCGCCCGCGCATCCACGCGCCCGGCCGACGCCAGGAAGGGGGAGGCAGAGTGAGCGGCGAAACGAGAGCTGTGCAGTGTGGTGAGAACAGCATCTGCGACCACCTCGGGGCGCGTCTTTGCGACGGCGGCAAGGGGTTCAAGGCCGTACACACGCTTGACACGACCAAGAAGGTCGGCGCGGACGATGCGGTGCGCTTGCTCGGCGTGATCTACAAGACCAGCGCGAAGGACCGCGGGCTGCTGCTGAATCAGTGCCCCTGGTGCGGCGGCCAGCCAGGTTACTTCAAAAGGGATGCCGCATGAACCCCACCCCACCACCGGGAGAGCGAGAGGCGCTGGCGGCCGAGGTCAAGCGGCGCATTGACGCGGCTATCGCTGCAGCGGTGGACGCGGACTGCGGCGGCGGCACGCTCGCCCGCATCAGCAATGCCCGCGACGCACGCCTGCGCGCGTTCGCCGCCATCGATCGCCTCGCCGCAGCCCCCTCGCAGCCGGACCCGCAAGACAGCCCCATCACCGAGATTTGCAGGGACTGCCGCAACGTGGGTTGGTGCGCGTCGGCCAAGCAGTGCTTCGCGCAGCGCGTGGCAAAGGGTGACGCACTAGCGGCGCAACCGGCAGCGGGAGAGGCGCGATGATCGACGCCTGCAGCTGGGACGATCCCGGCAAGAACCCGTTCATGGGCGACGTGGTGGCCGCGGTGGCGCGCTACGACCTGCCGCCGGCCACCATCAAGGCGCTGCAGGCCAAGGTGGCCGCGCGCGCCTACGACGACATGGCACTGATCACGCGCGACACCATCGAGGGCCGGGCCAAGTACACCAACCTGCGGCAGATGCACTTCGGCCGCGGTCAGGTGTGCGGCGCCGTCAGCCGCGCCAAGTGGAGCGATGCGATGCGCGAGCGCGGCCTGGTGTTCTGCGCCGAAGGCGCGTGCGTCATCGTGCCGACGGTGTGCCGCAATGTCTCGCTGGTCGACCTGGTGCCGAAGCCGAAGCCGCAGGCGGCGACGCCCGTCGAGCTCGACTCGCCAGCGCCTGGTGGCGGCGCGGTGCTGCTGGCCGACATCCCCTTCACCGTGCTGCCACAAGAGCCGGTGCTGCCGCCGCTGGTGGCTGAGGCGCCGCCGGTGTGGCAGCCGGCCTGGCCGCCGCTGCCGGTGAGCCACCCGCCGATCGTGTGGCAGCTGCCGCCGCCGATCGTGCTGCCGCCGCGGCCGCCAGTGCCGGCGGTGCCAGAGCCTGGCACGTGGGCGCTGCTGCTGAGCGGGCTGGCAATCTGCGTCTGGCGTGCCCGTCAGCTTCGCCAGGGAGCGGTGGAGTGAGTCACCATTGGACGAGCGACGAGCTGCGCATCCTGTCGCTGCCCGGCACCACGAGCGACATCGTCGCTGCCCTGCAGGCCGCCGGCTTCAAGCGCTCCTGGATGGGCACCTGCCGCCGGCGCCGGCTGCTGCGCCGGCAGAACCTGGTGATCGCCGCGCGGCCGCACGCCAAGCTGGAAGCGGTGCTGCTGACGCTCGATCGCCTCGGCCCGATGACGCGCGACGCCATCGAGATCCGCATGGGGCTGAGCACCCAGGCCGCCGGCGGTCGCCTGCAGCGGCTGCACTGGAAGTACATGCTTGTCCACATTCACGACTGGGTTCTTTCCGGCAACGTCTACGCACCGGTTTACGCTGCGTGGCCTGGTCGGGACAAACCGCAGCCGCGCGCTGTGTCGCAGACCAATGCCTACCGACGCGCCCGTGCAGCGGAGAAGCGGACGCGAACACGCGCGCCGGAGATCACCAACGTGCCGCGGTCGGTGTTCGAGCTCGCGGCCTCACTGTAGGAGGAGAGCCTTGACCCAGAACCTCAGCGAGCCGAGCAGCGTGGAGTGCTACTCACGCAGGCACCCCACGCTGCCATGCGCCGTGAAGGCATACACCGTCGCCGGCGTGCGCTGGGTTGTGGAGTACGACGATGGCGGTCGACCGCTGCGCGAGACCAGCTCGGCCGGCACGCGGCGCTACGTCTATGACACCGATGGCGAATTCATTGGCGTCGTTTCTGAATAGGAGGAGAACCCATGCCGAACCCGCAACATCACCAGGCCATCGAGCTAACAGAAGCGCAGCGCCGCATGATGGAGAGCATTCCGCTCAACCGCCCAGCGACACCGATCACCTACCGCGCGTTCCATCTCACACCAGAGCAGCGAGCAGGCGCCGACCCGCTGCAGCCGCGCACCCTGCACCAGCTGCCGCTGTGCATCAGCTGCGGCGCGCGCCACCAGGTCGACGAGCACGGCGCCTTGCCCTGCGGGCACTGAGCGTGGATCCGGTCTTCACCTACAGCGCTGTGGCCGGCGACGATGATCGCTGGCTTGTCGTGCGCACCTGTGCGGCCGACACCACCGGCACCATCATGTGCGACTGCCCCACCGAGCAGTGCGCGATCAAAGAGGCGCGCCGGCTCAATCGAGAGGAGGCCGCCAGGACGGCGCACCTGGCCGCCGATCGCGCCGAGCTCGCGAAGCCGCGCGAGGAACGCAAGCTGGCGCCCGGCTTCTACACCGACGAGGATGCGCAATGACGCTGCGCACGCGACTGCTGTTGGCGTTCTGGGTGCCGCGCGTGCTGCTGGTCGGCCTGGCGGTGCTGGCCGTTGCCGCGCTGGCGGCCGCATGACGATCGTCATCAACAAGCACCACTACGGCGGCCGGGTGCCGCCCGATGCCGTCGACATCATGCGCGGCAGCGACTTTGGCAACCCGTACACCATCGACGCGCTCACCTCGCGCGAGCAGGCGATCGCGAGCTTTCGGGTGTACCTCTGGCGCCGCATGCGCAACGAGCCGGCATTCGCCTCCAAGGTGCGCGCACTGCACGGCCGCCGGCTGTGCTGCTGCTGCGCGCCGCTGCCCTGCCATGGCGACGTGCTTGCGCGCGCCGCGGCCTACCTGGCGCTGCAGCCGGCCGACTGATCCGCAGTCTGTCGCGTCCGGCCAAAAACAAAGCCCCGACGCGGGGTTAGCGCGTCGGGGCTTCTCGGCGGGCGCTCGTCGGGCGCAAGGTGCCGATGGTCTCACTTCATGGGCGGGACTCCTGACAGGGTTGGCGGGTTCACTCGCTGCAACGCAAGAGCCCTCATCTTCAGGTCACGACCGGGTCCCACAGCGGACAGCCTTGGTCGCGCGCGTTCACGACCAGCTCGCGTTCGACGCAGCGGCTGGTGGCCTCCTCGAACGCGCTGCAGCGGCCGCAGACCTGGCCGGCCGGCAGCACCTGAATCATCGCCGCCACGTTGGCGGGCAGGCCGTGCAGGTTCATGTCCTCGGCCTTCTTCACGTCTTCGCTCACGCCCTTCACCTCCGGCATCAGGAATGTGCTGGTGCCGTGGGCGCGCGCCCAGGCCACGTCGGCCAGCATGTTGGCGTAGCTGAAGTGCGGGTCGATGCCCACCTTCTTGACGCTGCGCTTGAACTGGTTGGTCTCCTCGTCCTTCTCGGCCACCAGCGCGGTCTTGGTGAAGTGGTGCCAGGCGCGCGGCAGCACCGCGGCCACCTGCGCAACGCCCTTCTCGCGCACCTCCTGCACCAAGCCCTGGCTGTCGGGGAACAGGCACAGGCCCTTGACGAAGCGCGCCATCGACACCTGCATGCACTTGTACTGGTCCATGCGCAGGGTGTAGCGGTCCTTCTCCTCGTCGTCGGTGCGGCGCTCGCTGGCGTTCTGCTTCGGCGCGTCGCCCCAGACGATCATGTCCTCCTTCAGCGAGCCGAAGCTGTCGCAGATGAACACCTTGCCGCGGTGGCGGTTGGCGAAGCGCTTCGCGTCGTTGTAGTTGGGGTTGATCTCCAGCACGCAGCACTGCACGCCGAACTGGTCCATGAGCTCGTCGCAGCGCGCGAATGGGTCTTCGCTGTAGACCTCCTCGACGTGCGCAAAGGCTTGGCGGCCGTCGGGCAGCCTGTACTTGATCACCACGACGTTGAACTGGCCCATCTGGTCGATGCCCATGAACGTGCCGCGCGCGCGCGACAGCCACGTCAGGCCGGCCTCGATGCCCAGGCGCTCGCACTCGCGCAGGTGCTCCAGCGTCACTGGCACCTGGCTCGGGTCCAGGTACGGCTTGCCCAGCTTCCGATTGAAGAAGTTCTTCATGTCGGTGGCGTGGCGGTAGGCGTCGATGATTTCCTGCGCGCTGATCGTCGGTGAAAGGAACTGCGGGAAGTGGATGCTGCGGATGCGCAGCGGCCGGTCGCGCTTGGGCACGGTGACGTCGACGGGCGGGTCCGCGGCCGGGTTCTCGGCGCGCCACTCGCCATGCTGCGGGTCATCGATTACGTGGCCGTCGGGGCACACGTAGCGCCAGCGGTCGTCGACCACGCGGATGCAGTCGGGGAAATACTCGTCCAGCGGCTTCTCGCTGCCGCAGGTCTTGCAGCGCGTGAAAAAGCGGTGCTGGCTGCCGCGCTTGTACCAGTGGTGGATGTCGGCGTCGGGCCAGTTGGCCGTGCTGCCCATCTGCATGAAGCGGATCGCCGACGCGCTCATGCGCTCGTAGGTCTTCTCGATCTGCTCCAGCGTCATCTCCTGCACCTCGTCGAGGGACAGCACGTCCATCGGCACCGACTCGGTGGTGGCGCGGCCGCTGGTCCAGCTGAAGATGAACAGCGCCTGGTCGATGCGCCGGCGGTTGACGTTGCCCTCGCCGGCCTTGCGGCCTGAGCCGTCGGCCGCGTCCTGCGTCATCAGCTCGTGCACCTTCGGCACGCTGCGCACGATCGGCATGAAGCGCTCGGTCGACTTCAGGCCGGCCAGGTTCATGTCGGGCAGGAACATGCCGATGGTGGCCGGGCCGAAGCGCAGGCCCAGGTAGACCGCGGCCAGCATCTCCATCACGGTGAAGCCCACCTGCGCGCATTTCATCAGCGCCAGCACCAGGCGGAAGGCCTCGTCCTCGGTGCTCGGGATCTGGTCGTAGATCCAGGCCATCGCCGGCCGGTCGTCGAGCGTGAACGGCTTGCCGTCGACCTTCAGGCCATCGACGGCCAGCTGCTCGACCCACTGGCGGAACGTCGTGCCAGGCTCGATCACCTTGCGGCGCTCGGTGACGACGAATCCGGTCTTCTGCTCCAGCACGGTGATGGCCGCGGCCAGGCCGGCGTGCCAGTCGCCGACGCCGTGCTTGCGCCACTTGCCGCTGCGACCAGGTGCTCCCATCGCGTCAGGCCGGCATCGCCATCGTCATGCCGGTGCGCGCGTTGAGCGCGGCCAAGCGCTGCATGATGCGCTGCTGCGTCTGCGGGTCAGCGCGCCCGATCTCCTGCACGATGACCTCGTAGAACTCCTGCATCTGGCGCATGTTCCAGACCTCGCCCATGGCCTTGATGGCGGTCTCCATCACGCTCACGCGGCGCACCATCTGCTTCTCGAACAGCACCGGGTTCTTGATGCCTTCGACCTCGGCGCCGGTCACCGGGTCGGAGACCATCTTGACGGCCGCCGCGCGCAGCATCAGCGCATCGCCGTAGACGCTTTCCAGCTCGCGCAGGATGTCGAGGTTGCGCATGCCTCGATCGCCAGCCTTGGCGATGTAGGCCGGCGACGGCGCGGCAGGCAGGTGCTGGCCGAGCTCGGCCGCGTTGGGCGGCATCTCGCTGGCGCTGGGCGCGTCGCCGATCACCTCAGCGATGCGCGCACGCGCGGCGGTGAGCGTGGGCTTTGGTGCGTCGGCCTTGCGCGCGAGGCGGATCCAGCGCCACACGGTCTGCTCGTGGATGCCCTGCGCGGTGTAGCGCTCGATCAGAGGCTTCCAGTTTTTGCCGCCGTGCAGCGCCAGGTGTTCGGCTATCTCTTTGTCGGCCTGCGCCTTCAGGGGGTGCGTTGCGCCGTGTCGTGGCTTGTCGTCCATGCCCCGACACTAGCGTCACGAGCTAGCTGCTAGTCGCTCGCGCTGTCGCTTGATCCAGGTCTGAACGGTGGACTTCGCCAGGCCATAGCGCGCGGCCAGCTTCTTCACGCCGACGTTGCCGCGCGCATGCTCGGCCAGCACCTTGTCGTGCAGCTCCACGCGCTTGCCGGTCATGTGCGTGGCGCGGCGCGCGCACGCGCTGGCGAGCGCTCCGACCACGGCCTGACGGCGCAGCTCGGCCAGCTCGGCGGCGTCGAGCTCGAAGGTCTTGAAACGGTGGCCGCTCTCGCACTCGCGCCAGCGCTCTGGCGTGTTCATCTCGCGCAGGATGGAGCGGCGCGCGCCTTTTGTCTCGGCTCCGCGCTCGATGTGCGTTGCGGCGCCGCAGGTGGGGCAACGCATCACACCTCCATCTCGATGTAGTCGCCGCAGTAGCTCGCCACCACGGCGCGGCAGATGGCGACGTGCGGCGTCCGACCCTCGCCGCGGCCGACGCAGCCGGGCCAATTCTGTGGGTCGCTGACGTTTGGGTTGGGGTAGGTGCGCACGCGCGCGCTCACGGTGGCGTGCCAGCTCTCGTAGGTCTCCCAGGTGCCGCGCGGCTTGCCGTTGGGTCCGATGTTGGAGCGGTGCACGTCGTGCGGCGGCTCCAGGAAGACCTGATGGTTGTGCAGCAGCTGCATCGACAGCGTGTCGTTTGTCGACGGGTCGTAGATGCGACCGTCGCGGCAGTGCAGCGCCAACGCTCCGCTGCCGCGGACGTCTGGCATAAGGCCATTCGGCAGCATGCCGGTGACCAGAGCGACCGCGGCGTCCAGCAGCGCGCCCTCCAGCTTGGCGATGTCGTAGCGCATCAGTGCGTCCCCCCGCTGTCGTGCTTCTCGATGAAATCGCGGCGCAGCTGCGCCTTGATGGCGTCTCGGCCGAAGTGCACCAGGATGCCGGCTGTGGAATTGATCGCCCACAGCGGGACATGCGTCGTGACGTGCACGAGGCCGTCCTGCTCCAGCACCACCAGCAGGGCCACGTGGCGGCGGCCGGCCTCGGAGTCGCGCGCGTAGCGTGAACGCAGCTCCTCCTCCAGCGCCTCGGTGGGGATCTCGGTGATGTTCATCACACCTGCCCCTTCAGCCGCTCGACCACGTCGACCGCATCCTGCACGGTGCGCACCTTCTCCCAGTCGTCGTCGGCGATGGTGATCGCGAACTCCTCCTCCAGCGCGATCAGCAGCTCGACGGTGTCCAGCGAGTCGATGCCCAGGTCCGGCACCATCTCGACCTCGGGCTTCAGGTCGGCCGTCGGCACGCCGAAGACCTCGGCCATGACCGCGCGCACCTTGTCGGCGGTTGTCTTCAGCTCATCCATGCTTGTCTCCCGTCTCGATAGAAGTCCGTCAGGTCTTGCCACAGGGCAGGCCAGTAGCCGCGCCGCGGCAGGCGCCGGTGCTCGTGCATCAGCCTGTAGGTCTGGTAGAGCGCGAACGCCAGCAGCACCACCAGCATCAGCGGAATGCCGAAGCCGCACCAGGCGAGCCGCAGCGACCACGGCTTGGCGATCAGGATCAGCGCGACGTAGGTTGGATACAGCGCCAGCCAGGCTACGCGACCCCACTTGTCTCCGGCAGCCGCATAGCCAAGCGCGATGACGTCGACGATGAATAGCAGGACCACAAGCAGGGCCAGCAGGTACTTGGTTCGATCTTTCATGGTGTTGATTGCGCCCGAATGGCGCCCGAAGCGCGGCCCGTACTCTGCACAGCAAGCATTGGCGCGGGCCGCGGCGCCAGCTCGACAGACTTCGTGTTAGCTATGCCGACTTGGTGCGCGGCTGCAGCGGCGTGGCGCCGGCCCAGCGGTCGCCTTCGGCCGGCTTCAGGCTGCTGCCCTGCCGCTGCATGCCGGTATCGAGGCCTGCTCTCGCCGCCGTCATGCTCACCTCTGCAGGAGTGGCAGCCCTCACGAGTCCAGGCTGACCATTCTGCGGCGGCACGAATGCCAAGTACTCAGGAGCGCCCTCGACAGGAGGCGACTTCACAATGACGGCTGAGGCGCTACCGAAGCCGCTCGGCGCAGGGATCGGAGCATCGGCAGTCGGCACGGCGGCGAAGGCGTCCAGTTTCGTGGTGACGCCAGATCGGCGAATGATCGCTTCTGTCAGCACGTGCGCGGGAAGCAGGTCCAGCACGTCGAACGGTTGCCGGTTCATGCCTATGGCGTGGTCGTAGCACTTCGCTGCGATCACGCGCGCCTCATCAATGCGTTCGGCCGGCGTGAATTTGCCACCAGGGTGCAACGTCAGCCGCTCGCGCGCCGCGGCCCACAGCCGGATCAAGCTGGCCGCCACCGGGTCGCGCCCCAGCAGCGTGAACATCGGTTCGTTGGGCTCGCGCTTGGCGAGGCAAGGGTCGGTGACCTTGGAGGGCTCCAGCGCCGCCGGCATGTCCAGCTGCAGAGCTCTGCGCGCGTGCCGAAGTTTGTGCTCGCGCGCCTGCTCGACCGTCATGGCACCGAGGTCCATGACGTCGTGCGCTGGAACGGACGCCTGCTCCAGGTGCCATTGGCGCAGGGCCTCGATCTCCTCGGCGGTGAGGAAGTAGGAATGGGTCTGAGTGGGGTCCACGGGTTCTCCAGGGATGCGGCGCAGCCGGCGCCGCGGCGGGCGCTTAGGCTTTGAACGGGCGATAGGGTGCGGCTTCCAGCGCCTCGCGCACGTCAGCCAGCAGCCGCTCCTCGCGGTCGAAATGCTCGACCTGCAGCTGGTACGGCGTGACCAGGTCCAGGCGCGCGCGCAGCTGGTCCCACCAGGTGAGCCACACGCGCTTGCCGGTGGTCAGCACGAGGCCCGGGCCGTCGACGGCGTGCCACATGATCCATGGCGAGCGGATGCGACCGACGCTGACCAGGTCGGCCGAGTCACGTATGGCGCGGTCGTACTCGGCTTCACGCTCGCGCTGGCGGATGAACACCAGCTCGTCGCGCGCCTGCAGCAGCAGCCGCAGGCCGGCAACGGCCAGCATGAGACAGATGAAGTCCACAGCCACGCGCACGGCCGTCTCCGGCCCGCTGGGCTGCAGCACGTGGTCGATGAACCTCACGCCGTTGAGCGTGGCGACGCTGAGCGCGAACAGGCGCAGGATTCGATTCCAGAGCATTGCGACTACTCCAGGGTTGCGATGATCGAATTTGATCATGAAACACGGCCGCCGTGTCGATGGCCCCGGGTTTGTACCGCCAGAACTCACGCGGGCAGGCGGCGGCCAGGTGGCCGACCTGGCCGCAGGCCATGCAGCGCAGGTTGGGGTCGCTCATGCTGTCCTCGGCCCCGTGGGGATGTTGACACCGAACAAGGTTTCCCGGATGTACGCCATCACGGCCATGCCCTCCAGCTCGGTGCTCTCGCGCGGCTGCGGATCCTGCTCGGGCGGCAGCTCGCAGCGGCGCGTGTCCTGCAGGAAGTGGCGCGGGTCCAGGCCGGCGGCCATAGCCAGCGACAGCATCGCGGCCGCCGAGGGCGAGGTGTCGCGCCGGCGCATGTTGTTGAAGGTGTTCTTGGCAACGCCAGCATTCAGCGCCAGGCGGTGCGGGCTCAGGCCGAGCTCCTTGGCGGACGCGGCCACCGCGTCGAGGAAGCGCTGCACGTCGATGCGCACCAGCTGGCAAATCCTACCCATGGCGTTTCAATGCCTCCTCGAAAGCGGTGATGTCGTCCTTCCAGCGGCCGTAGCGCTCGACGACGCTGCGGAACTCCTCAAGGTCGTGCGCGCGCAGCTCGAAGATCGGTTCGCCCGTCTGGGTGTTGAAGCGCAGCTCGCCGAAGCGATCGATGGCCTGTTTCACGTGGCACAGCTCGTGGAACACCAGCGCCTCTCGCTGCACCGGCGTGGCCTCGCGCCACCACTGGCGGTCGATGGTGATGATCCAGTCGGGCATGAAGCCGTAGCACTGCACCAGCAGCTGCTCGAACAGCGGCCGCAGCTTGCCCTGCACCTCGGGCTTGTGCACGCGGCCGAGGTTGAACACGCCGGCGGCGTAGTCCTGCTCGGCGCGCATCAGGATCAGGAAGCGCTGCTCGTGGTCCTTCAGGTGCGCGTGCTCGGGCAGCTCCATCAGGCGCGCGGCGATCACGTCCGGCGACTCGATGTCCTCGGCCGTGGCCTGCTCGAACGCGCCCAGCAGCGCGTCGTCGTCAGAGGTTGCAGCCATCGCCCAGGTGCTCGTAGGACGGCTGCACCGGCTCGCGGTCGTAGCTGCGGCGCCGGCGCGGGTTGGCGTGCCCGCTGTCGTTCATGGCCTCCAGGGCGTGGCGCAGCGCGGCGCGGTCGTCGCGCCTGGCATACGCGATGGCGGCCGCCAGCCGGTCAGCGCGGCGCGCCAGCATGCGCGCCTTCAGCTTCTCGATGTCGCACGGCGTGCCGTTGGCCGCCAGCTCCAGGTAGCCGATCGCGTTGACGACGTCGGGGAAGTCGACACCCAGCGTGCGCGTGGCCTGGCGCATGCCGGTCTTCAGCTGGTGGAGCTCGCGCAGCTCGGCGCCGGCGAAGGTCCACTTCAGCCAGGTCATCAGGCGGCGCGGCAGGCGTCGGACAAGGCGGGTGAGGTGCATGGCAGAACTCCTTGATGCCAGGCGGCAGCGGCCAGTGAGGCCGATGTCTCGAAGTCGCCGCGGTACCAGTGCCAGGCAGCGGCCCACAGCGTGAAGGTCAGAGTGGTTGACAGCATGGGCAGGTCCTCGGTGTGAGCGGCCCGGCCGCCTGCAGCAGCGGCGCGAGCCAGGTGGCGGTGAAGGCCAGGCGGGGTCGGCCGATGCGCTGACCGGGTTGACGCAGGCGAGCGTCGGTGATCGCGCCATCGCACCACTGCCGCCCGCGATCGGTCAGCCACCAGGTGGCGCCAATGCGGCGCTCCTCGATGCTGCAGGCCGACGTGAACGGGTCATGGTCGACCAGCCCCAGAACGCGGGCCTGACGCAGCGCGCTGCGCGGATCGTCGACGGTACGCTCTGCAATCTCGGCGTATGTCGCGCGGCCGCCGAGCTCGTGCAGCTGCTTGAGGGTGAAGCGCCAGGCCGACATGGGGTCATGCTGGGATCACGACAGGGTGCAGTGACGCTTCAACCATGCCCACAGGCGGCGCTTCCAGTTCGGCTCGTACAGCGTGCGCAGCGGGCCGCATGTGCCGCGACAACTGCGCATCTCCTCTGCCGTTGGCGCACTCCAGCCGGACAACTGGCCGGCGTGCCACTCGACCGATTGCCATCTGCCGCGGCCGCTGTAAGGGTCTACGGTGTAGACCGCTGGCCGCAAGGGCTGCAGGCAGTAGCCCTTGCCGCGGAAGATCAGCAGGTGCTTGCAGCCGCGACAGCTGGTGTCGTCGCTCATGCTGCTTGTCCCAGTCCGCTGTCGTCGGTGTCGCTCATCGCTTCAGCTTCTTCAGGGCGCCGATCGAATCGGGCGGCAAGTTGTCGGTGGTCTGGCCGTCGGTGCCACGCATCGGCCCGGCGGCCTGCAGGGCGCGCCAGCAGGCGGGGCAGCGCCACTGCTTCGCGATCTCCAGCCAGCTCCAGCCCTCGGCCAGAGCGGCATCCTGATCGGCAACGCGAGCGCCGCAGCTGTCGCGACAGCCAAGGGTTGGCGTGGTGGTGGTGTCGGCCATCAGCCGTTCCCCTGAATGGTTCGACCCCAGTGCACCGTGCGCATCGGTCGGCGCCGGCCGGTGGTCTTGATGTGCTGCGCACCCTTGTAGGTGTGGCAGAGGATGCCCCAGCGCTCACCGTCCCAGTAACGGTAACCAGCGACGGCGTTGGAGCTGGTGCGCCTGACTGGGTAGGTGCCGCGGCGCGGCGGCGCTGCTTCGGTCCAGACGATCACAGCTGCCCCGGCGCGAAGTAGTGCAGGGCCTGGCCGTTGACAACGGCGCTGCCGATATAGCGGCCGGGATTGTCGGGAACAGCCGTGTGTTCCGCATAGGCCGTGAAGCGGTACAGCTGCGTCGGCATCGCGCTATCGACGAGCGCCGCCACCGTCGGCTGGCCGCCGTACAACGGATCAGCCGCGGTAATCCCAAGCAGTTCCGGCATGGCCGGCATGCCGTGATCGATGCTGCTGCCGCCGTAGGTCGGCAGCGCGTGGATGGTGATTGATTTGCTCATTTTCGATCCATGAAGCGCCCGACCTGCGCCCGGCGCGCGCGGCATCGCCGCTAAACCCGCGTCAGCTCTTGCTGCGCGGACCAAACACAACAGACTGCGAATCTGCTCACGGCCTCTGCGGGCCGCTGATCTCCTCAACGACGATCTCGCTCGGGCACTCCGGCGTGCGCTGCTGGTTGACCAGGCAGCGCAGGCCGGCATTGCGCCCGGTCTTCAGCGTGATGCCGCAGGCGCACAGCGTCTCGGGGCGCGTGCTCACGCGCTCCAGGCCGCAGTTGCTGCAGCGGTACAGGGTCTCGCCGGCGTGCGGCCGGGCCAGGATCCGGCCGAAGCACACAGCGCAGGCGTGGCGTGTCATGCGCCAGACGTGGTCGTCCATGGCGCTCACCAGGGGAAGGCGAGCTGGGCACGGCGCGGTGTCGGCGCTCGGAAGGCGAAGCGAACGCGGTCCTGGCTGTCACGCAGCGCGCTGACGATCAGCTCGCTGATGTCGGTGGTGCGTGGCCGCGACAGGCACGTCAGCGCGCGCCCGCTCAGGAACCACAGGCGCCGCGGCTCCAGTGGCGGCAGCTTGGTCGGCCGCGTGCCTTTGGCGTTGCGGCCCAGCACGGCCTCGCGCTCGCGGTTGTAGCAGCTGACGCAGTGCATGCCGCCGATCAGGCGCTCGGCGCCGCGGTGGCACCTGGCGCATGTCAGCGTGCCGTGCAGCGCGCTCATGTTGGCGTAGAGCTCACCGGCGTGCTCGGCGCCGATGGGGCACCGCTTGCAGCCTATGCGGCTCTCCAGGTTGTCATGGTTGGCCTGGCGCCACATGGACGCACAGGCGGGCGCGCTGAGGGTCGCGCGCTGGCGTTCACACCGGAAGAAGGTCTGTCCGGGTGCCGCCTCGATTCCGAAGTATTCGACCATTGCGACTGGTCCTTTGCCCGACGAGGTGCGGCGAATTCTAAATCAAATTTGATTAAGTGGTCTGGGGTTTCCCAGTATTCGCGTGATGTTCAATGAACTTGAACGATCGGCACCCAGTAACCGCGATAACAGCGGGTAACCAAACCATTGTTTCCAAAATTCTTCAATCCCGACAACAACTTAGGAGTCACTAGAAGAAGAAGTAACATAGTAACTTAGAAAATATATATATATGCACGCATACACACGCACGTGCGCATGCACATGCACACGCGCATGCGCACACACACGCACGCACACGCACACGCTATATCTCTCCGGGCTTTCGGAACGCTGTTACCCCGTTACCGTGTCACTTTCTTCAATGCTGACAAGCACTTAGCGCATAACATGGCTGGTCACCGCGTGGTTACGGCCTTCGGCGGCGTTACTGGGGCCTGGCGGGTTGCTGTTCAGGGGTGCGGTAACGGTGCGCTGTTACCGTGGTTCTCATAGGAGAAACCGCGCTCGGTAACAGAAACGGCGCAGGCCGTGAAGCGCTGCGCCGTGGGGTTCAGATTGGGGTGAGAGGCGCCGCTACAGCCTCATCTCTCGCCTGACACCGGCTGCCGCGTACAGGGCCACCATCGCGGCCTCCCAGCGCTGCCCAGCGGCCATCACATCGGCCTGGCGCTTGGGCAAACTGCCGGTTCCTGGCGACGTCGCGAGCCGTGCGAGGGCCGCCACCACCGCGTCATGCGCCTTGTCGGCCTCGAACACCAGGGCGTAGAGGCGCTGGTCAGCCACGACGCACCTCCGGCGGGTCAGGCAGCATGTCTGCCACCAGGCTCGCCCAGGCCGCGTTCAGCTGGCCCAGGCGCTCCTCGGCCTCACGGAACTCCTGCTGGCCCGCATTGCGCGCAATCATCGAACCGAGCAGCGCCGTGGCCCTGACGACGTCCCGGTGTGCCTTGTCGATTCGCGCCACCTGCTCACCAGTCAGCACCGGCTGCGCCTTCGGCAACACCGTCGGCTCCATCCCCGCCCGGGCCAGCACGCGCCCGGCCAGGTTCGTGATGACGTTGTGCACGGCCTCGCTGGCGTGCGGGCCCAGCGTCATGTGCGTGATGGGGCTGACCTGCCCGTGCGCCTCGGCCACCAGCATCGCGCACTCCAGGTGCACCTGCATGACCAGCTGCTCCAGCATGCCGCGGTGCTCGCGCAGCAGCGCCTCGGCCGCGGGGCCGGGCGCGAAGTGGCGCACCAGGCGCTCGACCATGCCGCGCAGGGGCGGCGGGGGGATTGAGCTCATTTCGTATCCTTTTTGATCAATGCGTACTTGACGTGCTTCCCGTGCGCCATCTCGACCTGCGCGATGCGCGCCTTGCTCGTGGTGCTGCCGAACGGCCCCTTGTCAGGCGTCGGCACCGGGCCCCAGCCGCCGCACTCGCACCGCCAGGTCCAGCTCTTGAGGCTGCCGGGCGGCCCATCGCTGATCAGCTTGTGACCAGTGGGCAGCCGCTGCGCCTTCATGGCCACCCCGCTGCGCGCAACGCGCCGCCAGTCAGGCTCAGCAGCAGCCCAACGATCAGCGTCGCTGCGACCAGCTGAATCAGGAGGATGGCAGCGCCCTCCAACCGATCACCAGGCGTCAGCAACATCCGCACGGAGCTGACCATGAACGGCAGCACGCCGAGCAGCAGCAGCACCAGCAGGGCCGCCGCGCAGATCAGGAACAGCAGCCCACCCAGGATCATGTCGCCGGCATGGGCGATAGCTGCGCCGCTCATGCCGCACCTCCCGGCGCCGGCAGCGCCACCGGCGCATCCACCCTCACCAGCAGCGGCCCCTTGCGCAGCAGCACCGTCGGGTAGGAGCCGGTGCTGCGCTCGATCTCCTTGAAGCCCAGCTCCTCCAGCGCGGTGATCCACTTCGCCACCCGAGCGTCGCTGGTCACGATGCCGCGGGTGTGCAGGCGCACCACCTTGAGCTTGCGGCCCAGGATGCTGCCGCTGGGGTAGTAGTGCTCCAGCTTCAGGCTGTAGTCGCTGATGCCGATCTCCAGCCCGCGCGCGGCCAGCGCCGGCACGAACTCGTCCAGGTGCGCGAGCGCCGGCCCGAGCTCGCGCAGCTCGGCCTCGCGGCGCTGGTAGTCCTCGACGGCATGCGCGGCGGCGCGCGCCAGCAGGCGTTGCGCCGGCCTCACGGCAGCCGCCCCTGCGCGACGCTGGCCAGCACCACCAGGCCACGCACCACGGGCTTGGCGCCGACGGTCTCGGCCAGCTGGTTCAGGTGCGCGGCGGCCGCCTCACGCGCCGCGGCGCGCTCCTCCAGGCCGCGGATGGCGGCTTGGATCGGTGTCTCATCAGGGGATGCCATAGGGTCTCCATCGGGTTGCACTGGCCTGCCACTGGGCAAGCCGCTGCCACCGTCAGCCGGTCAGGTGTTGGGTCCAGTCAGCTCGCGCACCCGCTGCTGCAGCAGGCGCTCGTATTCCAGATCAGCCAGCGACCAGCCGATCTTGCTGACCTTGAGGATGCGACGCGCCACCAGCGCATCCGCGGCGCGACGCGCTTGTCGCTCATCCAGGCCCGGGTTCGCCCGCATGAAGTTCAGCAGCGTGACGGAGGCCCGGCGCGGGTCCAGCGTTTCGACGCTGTCGTCGAATGCCTTCGCTATGGACAGCACGCTGTTATAGAGGGCCAGCTGAAGGGCGCCCAGGCGTGCCGGCGGCTCAGGGTTCGAGGGGAGGGCTTGCATCAGGGTCTCCATCGGGTTGCACTGGCCTGCCGCGTGGGCAGGCCGCTGCAGCCGTCAGCGTTTCTTCATTCCCTGCGCCCAGCTGTAGTGGCGCGGCCAGCGCATGCCGGACGTGCCAACCCAGCCCCGGCTGTCGCCGTTCGCCACCCGGTTGCTGTCCTTCCACTCGCTGGCCTGGACGACGCGGCCGCACCGGGGGCACCGGTAGCCCAGGACCCGTGCCCCATCTTCTTCCCGGAGCCGCAGGTCCTCGCTGGTGAACAGCTTTGCGCCCTGCGGGCACCAGGCAGCCAAGCGGCTCATACCAGGTAGTCCTCTTTCGTCAACAGCCCCAGGCACGACGCAGCGTCGACAGTCCCTGGAACGGCGTGGTCACCGTGCCGCAGCAGGTTCATGACGAACTTGTCGCGCTGCAGTTCGGTGGCGAAGTGGTTGACGCTGCCGGGCGTGAACTTGGTGGCAGGCACGGTTGCGGTGAACACGGCCCCATTCCTGTCGATGATCTTTCGCAAGGTGCTTCCAGCCATTCCCATCGCTTCTCTCCATCGGGTTGCACTCGCCAGGGCCCGGCAGGCCCTGCGCGGCTGCAGCCGTCAGCGGGCGCGCAGCCGGTAACCTTCACGGAAGGAGAAGCCCTGGAACGGCTCCCCGCACGGCGCGCTGGTGCTGCCGTTCAGGATCTCCTCCGGCGCATCGATCGAATGCGCGGCCAGCTCGATCACGCACTCGGAGCACTGGTGGGCGTAATCCATCGCCAGCATGGCGCCGGTGGTGACGATCACGCCGCCGGTGCCGATCACCAGGTCGGGCAGTACATGCTTCATCGCTATCTCTCCTTGTGTGTAGTGGGTGCTAGTTGCGCTAGTCGCTATCAGGCCATCGCCAGCGCGTTGCGCTTGATGAACTCCAGGGCCTGCTCGGCGCGCTCGCGCGTCGGGAAGGGGCCGGCGATGTTCTCTTGCCGCTCGATGTCGAAGACCACGAACGGAGCGTTCTGGGCGTCACCGGCGTAGTTGCCGTACTCGTCCGTTCCGTCGACCACCAATCGCATCTGGTTCATCGCTCTCTCCTTCGGTTGATCACACTGACCTGCCGCCGGGCAGGTCGCTGGGATCAGCCGGCCACCGCGGCCAGCCGCGCCTCGTAGAACTCGATTTCGTTGTCGACCTCGACCGCGAACATGCGGAACACCGAGTCGACCGCCCAGGGCAGCTCGCTGGCGCCGAGCGCATCGGCCATCAGGGCCACCAGGTAGAAGCGCCGGTCGTCGTAGTGATGGAAGCGGGGCATCACGAACTCCTTTTCTCCAGGCCTCTATAGTCTCATGAATCGTTCGCCTACGCGCACCTATGCTTAGACAATGTTGTATCGAATTTGAGGATCCAAATAACGACGATGTATCAAAAAAGAGTAGGTGGAACGGCTGCTATCGTTCGTCTGCACGTACACTAGAGCTGTCGAAACGAAGGAACGAAGGAGAGCGTGATGGCGATGCGACTTGGCAGCGAAACCAGCAGCCTGATCAACCACCTGCACAGCCGCGCGACGATCGGCCAGCCCGATCCGGTGGCCGGCATGGGTGCCACGATCCTGATGTGGAGCGACCGCCACGCCTGCACGGTGTTCCGCGTGTGGGAGCGGGGTAACTTCCGCTTCATCGAGGTGCGCCGCGACCACGTGAAGCGCACCGACGCGCTCGGCATGTCGGACTGCCAGGACTACAGCTACAGGCCGAACGTGAGCGGCGCCCGCAGCTACTTCCGCCGGCCCATCGACGACCCCAGCGCCGGCTGGCGCCTCTGTGCCGAGAACGACATCAGCCGCTGGGGCAAGAAGCACCGCGGCAACGGCCTGATGCTCGGCCGCCGCGACGAGCACTACGACTTCAGTTTCTAAGGAGACCTGACCATGCTGCTGCTGACCATCGCCTGCTGCGCAACCGGCCTGGCCCTGAGCTCGGCAGTGATCCGCGCCGGCAGGGCTGCCGGCTGGCTCTGACCACCCCGCCCGGCCGCGCGCCGGGCATCACCTGGAGACCCAATGGACTACCAAGTCGAGATCGTGCGCGGCGAGGGCATGAACCTGTCCGACTGCCGCGTTCGGCCCACGGTGCGCGCTGTCGTCAAGCACACCGACGGCACCTTCTGCTGGGGCACCACCACCTACTTCTCCACCGGCGAGAACCGCCAGGTCGCCGGCCTGCGCATGAACGCGGCCAAGATGGCAAAGCGCTACCAAGCGCACCTGGACAGCACCGGCGAGCGCTTCGAGGTGATCGAGAAGGCGAAGCGCGAGGCCGCTGCGGCCGCCAAGAAGAAGGCCGACCGCATCAAGTGGCTGGAGCAGGCCATTCCGAAGTACCAGGCCGAGCTCGCGCAGCTGAAGGCTGAGGCCTGACACCCACCCCCACCACCGCCCGGCAGCCCCGGGCCTGACACCATGACCACTGTCATCGACCGCATCGTCACGCGCCTGAAGGAGGCGCGCGAGTCTGCCACGCTGGAGCGTGCCAGCTTCGGCTTCAGTACCGAGCTCGTGAGCAGCAACCCTCACTTCGAGGAGCCGATCGTGAGCATGCCGATCGACGAGTTCATCAAAGGCAAGGTGAAGCTCCACCACGACACCTGGATCGTCGCGCCGCTGGACGAGGCCATCGCGCTGCTGGAGGCCAACCAGGAGATGCTTGGCATCATCAAGCGCCTGGCCGCCAAGCTCAACGACCGCGCGATGCTGAAGGACCTGCAGCGGCTGGAGGAGATCGCTACGGCCAACCGCAAGGCCGAGGCACGCGCACAGGGGGTGTACTGATGACCACCTGCATCCGCGCCAGCTACGCGCGCCTGGCGCTCACGTGCAAGGCCGACGTCGACATCCGCTACTACCTGCGCGGCATCGAGGTGCAGCCGCGCGAGGAGGGTGGCGTCTACATCGCGGCCACCAACGGCCACAGCCTGATCGCCATCATCGACCCGACCGGCACCTGCGACGAGCCGTCGATCATCCTCAGCCCCAACGGGGTGACCAGCATGCTGCTGCCGAAGGTGGGCAGCCGCAACGACACAGAGGACGCCCGCCTGGAGCTGGTTCGCCACGACGACAAGCCGGCGCTGCTGCTGAAGGACAAGCTCGGCCTGCCGGTCAACATGCAGCTGAGCGATGCCGTCATCGAGGGCCGCTTTCCGACGTGGCGCACTAGCGTGCTGCCCGACTTCAGTAAGCTGGAGAAGGGTTCGCGCTCAGCCTTCAACCTCGACTACCTGCAGCGGCCGCTGGAGGCCATCGCCAAGGGCGGCAAGGCGTTCGCGGCTGGCGTCGAGTCGTTCCAGGAGGCAAGCGATCGAGCAGTCACCGTCTGGCGCTTCGCCGGCCACGACAACGTCATGCTGATGATCATGCCGATGAATGACAACTCGATCGATCCGGTGAAGCGCAGCGCCTGGCTGAACACGTTCGCCAAGGCCAAGCGCGATCCCGCATCGCCGCCCGCGGCCGCGGCGCCCGCCACCACCGAGGCCCAGCCCGCATGACCGCGCACCCACCCATCGCCAGCGAGATCGCGCGCTCAGTGCAGCGCCTGTACCTGCAGGGCATGCGCCAGGCCGCCTACGACCTGTTCCGCTGCGACCCCAACGCGGTGGTGACCGACGACCACGACCGGCCGCTGGGCTTCGGCGGCTGGTCGGCGCTGATCGCGCGCGAGCTCGCCAGGCAGAAGCCGCGCGAGTTCTGCGAAGGCGTGATGAAGCAGTTCGTCGACAGCACGGTCGAGGCCGAGAGCCGCGACCCGCAGAACGTCACGCGCATGCGCCGCAGCTACGTCATGGCTGCGATGCGCCAGCTGGACCACCTCGACGACGACCAGCTGCAGGCGCTGCCCTATCGGCTGCTGCAGGCCGAGCCGGTGGGGCTGGAGGCGATCGACGTCGCGAACATCATCCAATCACTCTGAGGAGATCCACTTGCCCATGACCAAGAAGGAGCGCGAGCAGCTGGAGCAGCTGCAGCGCGATCGAGACCTGGCGCGCGCCGCGCGCTTCCAATTTGCATTCGACGTCGACATCAAGCCGGACCTGATCATCAGCCCAGTGCGCGCCGGGTTCCTGCCGGACAGTTACAGCGGCACCACCAGCGACGCCGTTCGCACGGCATTCGTCGACGGCAGCTTGTACTACGTGGGCGAGCGCAAGCACGCCGCGTCGCGTGACATCAGCTGGAGTCATGGCGACAAACCGATCTTCAGCACCAAGGCGCTGGCCCTGCATGCGCTGCGCCAGCAGGTCGAGCGCGAGATGCTCGCGCGACTGCTGCGCATCGACCAGATGATCGACGCCGAACGCCTCAACCCCACGCCGGCGCCCGAGCCGGTGAACCGTAGGTTCCGCTGATGCCCTCCATCACCAAAGACACCGGCTTCACCGTCTACCGCATCCGCGGCGGCCACGGCGACCACGAGTGGGCCACGATCGCGCTGCGCGCCTGGCGCGTCGACGGCACCAAGCTCAGCGGCGGCGAGCCGCGCGAGTGCGGCGAGATCATGATCTACAGCAGCTTCGGCAGCTGGGCCTACCAGTGGGGGCACTGCGGCGTGCCGTTCTATCGGTTCCTGGTCGGCGCCGACATGGACTATGTCTTCACCAAGTTCATGGGTGCCGACCTGACCGAGTTCGACGGCGATGGTTCGGTCAAAGCGCTGCGCCAGCAGGTGATCGAGCACCGCCGATTCAATGGCTGGAGCAAAGAGACGGCGCGCGCGCTCTGGGATGCGATCGAGGACCGTTCCCTCCAGCTGGAGGCCAGCGAGCGCGACTTCGTCGAGGCCTGCCACGAGATCAGCAGCGAGTTCGACGAGGACGGCATCGGCCGCATCCTCAACCGCGGCGCCGACGCTGATGACATCCGCAACTTTCTGTCCGAGCCGTGGGAGCGCACCACCACCAGGATCAAGCCTGCCGCACGTGGCTTCTGGCGCGACCTCTGGCCGCACCTGGTAGCGCAGCTGCGCACCGAGCTCGAAGCGGAGGCCGTGACAGCATGACCACCATCCCCGACTACATCACCGCCAGACAGGCCGCCAAGCTGTGCAAGGTAAGCGTGCGCCGCATCCAGGTGCTGGCCGAGGCCGGCCGCATCACTGGCGCCAAAAAGCTGGGGCGCGACTGGCTGATCCCGCCCGGGTTCACCGTCACGCCGGCACCGAAGCGGCCGAAGAAGATGCTCAAGCTGTAGCCCCTCAACGACACATGAATCGTTCGTTACGGCGTACAATCAAGCTGTAGCGGAAAGGGGTTTGAAATGAGCGACTTGAGTGCGATTCACGCGGCGATTGGCGACCTGTTCGCCGGCGTGCCGCACGAGCACGACGCGCCGCTGGTGGTCTCGTACGGCATCGGCGTGGACTCCACTGCGATGCTGGCGGGCATGTACCGCCGCGGCATCCGGCCCGACGCGATCGTGTTCGCCGACACCGGCGGCGAGAAGCCCGAGACCTACGCCTACATCCCAGTGATCCGCGCCTGGCTGGCGCGCATCGGATTCCCTGACCTCACGATCGTGCGCTATGTGCCCACCAGGGCGCCGTACGACACGCTCGAAGGCAAGTGCCTGTCCAACGAAACGCTGCCCAGCCTGGCGTTCGGCATGCACAGCTGCTCGCTGGTGTTCAAGATCGCACCGATCGACAAGTGGATGGAGAGCTGGGAGCCTGCGAAGGCAGCCTGGGCTGCCGGCCTGAAGGTGCGGCGCGCGATCGGCTACGACGCCGGCAAGGCCGACACCAGGCGGCGCCTGAAGGCAGACCGCGCCTGCGCCAAGAAGATGGCCGCCGGCCACAAGGATGCGGCGCGCTACGAATACTGGTACCCGCTGCCTGAGTGGGACCTGGATCGCGAGGGCTGCATCGAGCTCATCAAGTCGGTCGGCCTGCCGGTGCCGCCCAAGAGCGCATGCTTCTTCTGCCCCGCCAGCAAGAAGTCGGAGATCGTCTGGCTGCGCGACACGCACCCGGTGCTGTTCCACCGCGCGCTGGACATCGAGCGCGGCGCGCGCGACGGCAAGCACGGCCTGGACACGGTCAAAGGCCTCGGCCGCAACTTCGCCTGGAGCGACATGGCAGAAGCGAAGGCCGAGGAAATCGAAGACGAGGCCGAGCTGCTGCGGCCATGAAGGAACCCACCATGGAAGTGATCGTCTGGACCATCTGCCTCGGCATCGTCATCGCGCTCATCCTCGAAGGGTTGGCCGCCCACACTGACGACGTGATCCGTGAGCGCTGGGCAACCTGGTTCCGAGTGTGGAAATACGCCTGGCGCGACGTCTGGGGTGCGCGGCCCTGGCGCTAGACTGGCCCTTCCGACCCCCTGCAGCACCCTCCTCCTCCCAACCGCTGCAGGGTTCGACCCGGGCCCGCCCCGGGTCTTTTTTCGCCTGCAGCTGGCTGATCAGAACGGCCGCTCATCAGGCGCCACCACCACCAGGTGGCCGACGATCGGCTCCAGCGGCAGCGCGATCGCGCGCGAGACGGCGCCGCTGAACTTCACGGCCTTCTCCCACTTGATGGCCCCGGGCGTGCGCAGCAGCAGGCCGCGCAGGTCGGCGGCGAACTGTGTGCCGCTCATGAGGTTGCGCAGCTCGACGCTGGTGTTGGACACCAGCAGGTGGTTGTCCTTCACCTTCAGGCCATGGCGCTCCAGGAAGGCCTGCGCCTTCGGTGCCGTCAGGTCCACCACGTCGGTCGGCCGCTGGCTGGCCGCGGCCACGAGCTCGAACACCGTCACCTCGATGCCGCCGTGCACGCGGATGTGCGCCTCCAGCAGCGCGGCCAGCGCGCGCTTGGACTCGTCCTCGTCGCTGCGCTCGCGGTACTCGCTCCAGTCGTAGCGCTCGATCAGCTCGACGGCCTGCTCGCGCGTGGGCACCTGCGTGCTGATCAGCGACCAGGCGCCGGCCAGCAGCGTGCCGTACTGGTCGCCGTCGCGCTGGCTGCCGAACTTGTCGGCCGCCGCATCGCAGAACACCGTGATGGCCTGCAGCGTCACCGGCAGCTGGTCGATCACCCGGCGCAGCAGGCGCGCCGGCAGCGTGCGGTCCTTGTGCAGCCCGTGCAGGATCTCGCGCAGCGTGCGCCACTCCTCGCCGGCGCCGTCCTTCTCCTCCTCGGTGGTCGAGCGCAGCGCCAGCACCGTGAGGCGGTCGATGTCGGCCTTCTGCTTCAGCGCCACCTGGATCGAGGCCAGGCAGAACATGCTGCGCACGTCGAAGCTCAGCGCATGGCCGGTGGCAGTGCCCTTGTAGGTCTTGGCACCGGTCTCGCTGGAGGCCTGGCGGATCAGGCCCAAAATGTTCTGGATGCGCCTGACGTCGTCCTCCTCGTTGGATTCGGACTCGTCCATCATGACCGGCCGCGCGTCGCTCTTGAGCTCCTGGCGGATGCCGGGCTCCGTGCTCTTGCCCAGCGCGTAGACGTCGATACCCGACAGCAGGTGGTGACCGAACTTTGTCAGCACGGTCGACTTGCCGCTGCCGGCGCCGCCGGTCAGCCACAGGTGCGGCCGCCAGGGCAGCGCGCCGCACACCGGCGCCAGCGCGACCCAGCCGAGCATGAGCGCGGCCGACCCCGGCGTGGCCCAGCGGAAGCGCTCGGCGATCGACAGCAGCGCCTCGCCCTCGTCGCTGGTCAGCGCATCCTCGGCCGGCTCCGGCAGCGAGCGGTTGAGCTCGTAGACGTAGCGCGACTTGATGGCCGTGATGTCGGTGGGCACGCCGTCGACGCTGAGGTAGCCGCCGTGGTGGAACACGATGCGGCCCTCGTCCTCCCAGGCGCCGCGGCCGCGGATGCGCGTCGGGTCGTAGATGCCGCGCTTGTGCGCGGTCTGGATCAGGAAGTTGGCCGCGGCCGGCGTGTCGATCTTGGTCTTCTCGCTGGGCGGCGGGAAGTGCATCTCCCACCAATTCAGCGGCGCGAGCTCCAGGAAGCCGTTGAGGCCCATGTCGCCCTTGTGCATCACCATCAGCTGGCGCTTGCCGTGCACGAACACGTAGTAGGCGCCGTGATCGTAGCCCAGCACCGCGAAGTAGCCGTTTTTCTCCGGCATGCCGGGTTCGTCGTCCTCGCCGCCGTCGTCGCCCTCGGACTTCGGTGCGTCGGGCGCTGGCGCGGCCGCAGGCGGCTGCTCCTCGCCGTCCCACGGCGGCGCCTCGGCCGGTGCCGGTGCCGGCGCCGGCGGCCGCAGCGCGAGCTCGATGGCGTCGTGCACCGCGGCCTCACCCTGGCGCTGCGCCAGGTCGTTGAAGTCGGTCGGCTCGTCCTCCAGGCTGTCGAACTGCGGCACGGCCACCAGGCCCTTGCAGGCCTCGGCTGCCGCGGTGGCGTTCTCGACACCAGGGTTCCACTTCGAGCCGTCGCGCCGCGGCCTGGTGAACTGGTCGTTGTCGGCGCAGATGACGATCGGCACCTCGGGCAGCTTCGCGCGCAGCTGCTCGGCCACGGCCTGCAGGTTGCTCGCGTCGAACGCCACCATCACCGGATAGCCGGTGGCCTGGTGCAGGCTGACGCCGGTGGCGTAGCCCTCACACACCAGCACCACGGCCGCATCCTTCACGCGGCCCAGCACGCAGTAGCAGCCGTGCTTGCGGCCTCCGGTGAGATAGTCCTTGTCGCGCTTCTCGCCCTCGCGGCCGATCACCTTGGACGGCAGGATCGCCTGCAGGCTCGCAAGCTTGCCCGGCGCCGACCAGATCGGCACCAGCAGCGCGTCCTTGAACGTGATGGTGCGGATCTCGCCCTCGGCGTCGGTCCACTCCTTCACCCACTCGCGCGCGCGGCGCACGCTGCCGAGCGGCTGGATGCCCTTGCGCGCCAGGTACGGGTGGCCGGCAGGATCCTCGCCGGCAGCCGCCCAGATCGCCGCTGCGCGCTCGGCGGCGGCGGCCTCCTGCGCGGCGGCCTCGGCCTCCAGGGCGGCGCGGCGCGCGGCGCGCTCGGCCTCGAAGCGCGCGCGCTCCTCGGCGGTTTGCTTCAGCTGATGCTTCTTGGTGAACTTGAAGCCGGCCCTCTTGGCCTCGTAGACCAGGGTGGCGATGGTGCAGCGCTTGGGGCCACCCTTGCCGAAGGACTTCCAGGCCGATTTCGCCTCGTTGGCCGTGTGGCGGTCGTGCCCCTGATACCAGGTGTCCCAGGTATCGAAGCCAGCGTCGCCGAACTCGTCCTTGATGGCCTCGCCGATCCTGACCCGCATGAAGCGGTCGGCCGGCGACAGGACGCTGAGCGCTGCCCTGACCGCGTCAAGCGAGAGTGATTCCACGCCCACCCTCACGGTAATAATTGCAGCTGATTGCTGTAGGGCTTACCGCGCCAATTGGCGTTTTCTGTGCGAATACTCCGCACAGGGCAGGCACAGAACCTGCCTCATAGACCGTGCATCCCATTTTCTTCTTCTGCCCAAGAAGTTGCCGGGTGGGGTGCGGCGGCAGGCGCTGGCAAGACGCTTTTCGGGTGCCCCCTAGCCGTGCACTGAACGAAAGGAGGCCTTTGCGACAGACCTGCCACTTGTATCGACGAGACGCCGAGGTGTTGCGACCACCTCGGCATTTTTTTGTCCCCCTAACTTGCAGGGGGTGCGTGTTAGGGAGTGTAGTCCCCCTTCCTCATTTTTGGTGAGTGTGCGTCACCACTTGTAGGGAGGGTTTCTACTAGCTTCGCACCGACCCGGGACGCCCAGTCGCGGACCAGCGATTGTGCAACGGCCGGTGAGTTGGCGAAGCCTGCAATTCCGCCCGCTCGTGAGACCTGTTGCGCAAAGTTGACTTGCGCATCGCGCCTCTTGCCACCATCGGTGCGCTTGGTCTCGATGCCTGTGAAAACAGGAATGCGCAATCCCACCATCTTGGGGGTGATCTCCACCTCGGTCCAGCCGACCAGGTCGCTCGGGCCCGCCAGCGGCTTGCCGTCTGGCAGGCCGAAGCCGAGCGTGATGGGGCGCGCGCCGCGCAGCACGACGCTGCCGTCGGCCTGGCGCTCGGGCGGCCCGTTGCCGACCCAGGCGACGCCTGAGTTCAGGCGGAACACGCGGCACCAGCGGCCGACGGCCAGCCAGCACTGGCGCAAGACAGTGGCTTCAGCGGCCACGTCAGCACTCGCCGATGGTCAGCGGGCGCGCGAAGCGCTGGCACTCCTGGCCCGGCGTGGGGCCCTTGCAGTTGGCGCGGCAGCTGCACGGCTGCAGCACGGCCGGCGCATCGGCGGCCGGCAGCGGTCCACGCGCATCCTCCTCGCGCATCTCCTGCCAGCGCTTGAGCGTGTCGAGGGCCTCGCCGATGTCCTTCTCGAACGTCTGGCCGAGCTCGGCCTTGCGCCCGCGCTGCCCCGCCAGCAGCAGCTTCTTGATCGCGTGGCCGATGGCCTGGTCGGTGACGCCGAACAGGTGCAGCAAGCGATAGACGTCGACCTCGCGCAGGTGGCTGACGTCCTTGAAGTAGTGGCTGTGCTTGCGAGAGCTCATGTGGGCACTCCAGGTGGCTGGTGGGGTGCCTTCACTGTTACGTCACGACATAAGCGTGACTGGATGACGCCGGAGCTCAGAAGGGGATGTCCGGGTCCAGATCGTCCTGGCGCGGCTGCTGGCGCGGCGCTGGTGCGGCAGCCGGGCGCTGCGCCGATCCCTGCGCAGGCGGGCCACCAGCGTCGCCATCCGACTTGCCGCCGAGCATCTTCATCTCGTGCGCGCTGATCTCGGTGGTGTAGCGGTCGCTGCCGTCCTTGTCCTGCCACTTGCGTGTCTTCAGCTTGCCCTGGAAGAACGCCAGCGCGCCCTTCTTCAGGTACTGCTGCGCGATCTCGGCCAGCTTTCCGAACAGCACCACGCGGTGCCATTCGGTGGCCTCCTTCTTCTCGCCGCTTTGCTTGTCCTTCCACGTCTCGGACGTGGCAACGCTGAGCGTGGCGATGGCCTCGCCGCTGGGCATGAAGCGCACGTCGGGATCCTTGCCGAGGCGGCCGATGATTTGGACTTGGTTCAGGGATGACATGGTGGTCTTTCGTGGTGGTGGTCAACGGAAAAAATCGGCCTCATAGACCTCGATCGGAGGCTCGGGGCGGCGGTACTTGGCGCGTGTCTTCTCTTTGACAGCGAGCATCGTGTCGACCCATGCATCGCTGTAGCCGCGCTCCTTGGCGATGCGATCCAGCTCATCTCGGGTCTGCGCGCGCTGCACCTCTTTCTTGCGCTTGACGGCCAGCTGTGCGGCCATCTCGGCGGTGATCTGCTGCAGCTTGCCGTCGACCTGCTCGGCCTCGCGATTGGCGACCGGGTAGACGTGGCCGCAGGCCGGGCAGGCCGGTGCAGGCTCATGGACCACGTAGCAGGTGGGGCATTGCTTGAGCGGGACGGTCGGCTCATCGTCGGCGGCCTTCTTTTTCTTCTTCTTGCGCCCGTCCAGCGTCCATTCGCGCGCCTCGTTCGGCAGGCCGTGCTTGCGCTTGAAAGCGCCGTCGACCATGCGCCCCACATTGCCCACGTGGTCGAGCAACCAGCACATCACCTTGCCGTCGCTGATGCGCATCACGCGGCCGACCTGCTGCAGGAACAGCGCCTCGCTGGCGGTCGGCCGCAGCATGATGCAGACCTCCAGGTCCGGCAGGTCGTAGCCCTCGCTCACTAGGTCGACGGTGCACGCGCCGTGGATCTCGCCGCGGCGCAGCCGCTTGTTCACCGCGGTGCGCTCGTCGTCGCTCATCTCCGGCGCACCGACCAGCAGCTCGAAGCGATAGCCCGCTGCGTTGAATTGGTCGCGCACGTGCTTCGCGTGCTCGATCGAGCTGCAGAACACGATGGCGCGCCGGCCTGGGCAGAGCTCGCGATAGTGATCGACGGCTGAGCCGGTGATGCGCGGCTTGTCGACGCGCTCGGCCAGCGCGGCGCGGTCGTAGTCGCCCTCGCGCGTGGTCTTCAGCCCCTCCAGGTCCGGTAGGTCCAGGCTGGTGTAGACCTGCGGATTGATCAGCATGCGGCGCTCGATCAGCTCGGCCACCGACGGGCCCAGCACCATGGTCTTGAACAGCCCACCCGCGTGCTCGCCCAGGCCCTTGCCGTCGGTGCGCACCGGCGTGGCCGTCACGCCGAGCATCGGCGGCTTGCCAAGCGCCTCGTAGCAGCGGCCCCACTTGTTGCCGTCGACGACGTGGTGCGCCTCGTCGAAGATCACCAGGCCGCAGCGCTTGAGCAGCTGCGCGTAGTGCGGCTTCTTCAGCCGCAGCAGCAACGTGTCGACGCTGGCGACCTGCACCTGCGCATGCAGCGATGGCGTGAAGTCGGGGCTGATCAGGCCGTGCTCGATGCCCAGGTTCATCAGCGACGCCGAGGCCTGCAGCAGCAGCTCCTTGCGGTGCACGATGATGATCACCAGGCGGCCGCGCTGCGCTGCGCTGTCGGCGATATAGCTGAAGGTGTAGGTCTTGCCGCCGCCGGTTGGCAGCACGAACAGCACCGGCCATTGCTGCTCGCGGAATGCGACCCTCACCTCCTGCACTGCCGTCGACTGGTAATCGCGAAGCTGGATCTTCGACATGCACTCGTCCCAGGCGCAGCGCTATGAGGATGCTGCACCCAACTGTTGTTCAGCGCTTACTTCTTGGCGTCAGCCTTGTGCTTCTCGACCACCTTCTCGATGGTCTCGATCAGCTTGACGGTCTTGGGCGTCTGCTTCTTCCAGCGATCCGGCGTCGCGCGGCTGATGCCAGCCTCGTTGCAGATCGTGGTCCAGTTGAGGCCGGCAGCCGTGGCTTCGGCTTCGATCGCCTTCAGGCGCTCGCGAAAGACCTTGCCGAACGACGGTTGAGGCATCTTGGTCCTAGGTTGATCAAATAAAAGTGGCTCCGAGTGTACCGCTTTTGATCAAGCCGGCAAACAGAACGCAGTGAACTTCCGTGACCTGGCGTGATGTTTCGAGTGTAGGCGGTGTATCAAAAAGAGAAAGCGGGGCGACCGCTTGTAGCCTGCTCAAATTTGATTAACAATCGCCGTCACGAACACTACCCCACCCGCAAACAATGCCCAGCGAATACATCGACGCGCCCACAGGAGAGGTGGTGCAGCTCGGCCTGGTCGAGATGACCAACGACGAATACCACGCGGCGCTTGGCGTCTCGAAGTCGCACCTTGATTTCGTGGCCGACAACGGCCTGCGCAAATACTGGTTCAAGTACCGCGCGCCGCTCGACCAGCGCATCGTGCAGAAGCAGACGCCGGCGAAGATCCTCGGCAACGCGATCCACTGCGCGGTGCTGCAGCCGGACCTGCTGCGCTCGCTCTACATCGCCGACCCTGGCATCGACAAGCGCAGCAACGCCGGCAAGGCGGAATGGGCCGGCTTCTGCGCCGAGCACGCGGCGAAGACCATCCTGAAGGACGAAGACTTCCAGACCGTGCTGGCCGTGCGCGACGCGGTGCAGCGCCACCCGGTGGCGCGCGGCCTGCTGGCGGGCTGCCGCTTCGAGCAGCCGGTGTTCGCCATCGACCCCGAGACCGGCGAGCTCGTGAAGTGCCAGGTCGACGCGCTGCACGAGGGTGGCAACCACATCGTCGACGTCAAGAGCACCGACGACGCCAGCCCCAACGGCTTCGGCAAGTCGGCGTTCAACTATCGGTATGACTGGCAGCCGCCGTTTTACCAGGACGTGCTCGACGCGGCCTTCGGCGAGCACCCGCCGCACTGGGTGTTCATGGCCGTCGAGAAGGAGCCGCCCTACGAGATCGGGCTGTACTTCATCGATCCCGACCAGGTCGAGCGCGGCCGCCTCCAGGCGCGCGAGCAGTTCATGCGCATTGTCAACGCCAGCCGCGTCAACGAGTGGCCGGGCTTCGGCGACGAAGTGCAGCCGCTGAGCCTGCCGACGTGGACGCGGAGGTGAGCATGAGCTTCAATGCGACCTTCGTCGTCGGCGGCGACGACTACACCGAGTACACCATCCGCCACCAGGCCGGCTGCATCCTGATCTTCGGCAGCGTGCCGGCCGGCGACTTCCAGTCGATCGCCAAGCTGGCGCCGCGCAAGGCCGTCATCGATCCTACGGCCGCCGCCATGGCCGGCGCGAACTTCGCCTTTGGACTGCGCGAGGACCTGGAGAATCTGAAGGCCTCACTGCGCGCCAACGCCATCGCGCGCGCCCAGCAGCGCTACAGCGCCATCGGCCTCACGCCGAAGCAGATTGAATGGTTGGCCTGCGGCGAGCGGGGCCTGAGCTCTGACACGGCCTTCCAGGTTCTTACCGGCGTCAACCTGCTGGACGGTGATCGACCCCGCCATCCCAGCGACGTCGACGACGTCCGCCGCTGCCTGGACATGCTCGACGCCTGCGACCTGAACCAGGCCTTCGCTCCGAGCATGCGGGATGTTTCGCCGCAATGGAGCCGCCTGGTCGACCGCTGGCACGCCATCACCATCGCAATCGCCAGAGAGAACTTCTCGAAAGCGCAGAGCCTCATCGACGAAGCCACCAAGGACTGAACCCGTGCGCATCTCCCAAATCCGAATCTCCAACGTGCTCGGCATCGCCGAGCTCGAATTGAGCCCCAAGGGCTACACCCAGATCAGCGGCCAGAACGGCACCGGCAAGACGTCGGTGCTGGAGGCGATCAAAGCCGCGCTGAAGGAAGGCCACGACGCCACGCTGCTGCGCAAGGGCGCCGAGCAAGGCGAGGCCGTGCTGGTGCTCGACGATGGCACCGAGATCATCAAGACGATCAAGCCCGGCACCAGCACGACCGTGGTGCGCGACTCCGACGGCAAGCGCATGGCGCGGCCTGCCAGCGTGATCCAGGGCCTGATCGACGTGCTGTCGGTCAACCCGGTGGCGTTCCTGGCCGCCAGCGAGAAAGAGCGCGTGCGCGTGCTGCTGGAGGCCATGCCGCTGAAGGCCGACCCGGCGCGGCTGATCGAGATCACCGGCATCGACACCAAGGGTGTCGACGGTCACGCGCTCGATGTCATCGAGACCGTGCGCAAGCAGGTCTATGACGACCGCACCGGCACCAACCGCGCGGTGAAGGAGAAGGAGGCCACCATCAGCCAGCTGCGCCAGGCGCTGCCCGAGGCGCCTGGCGGCATCGAAGGAGACGAGGCCAGCCTGGACGCCGACATCGCCGCCGCGGCGGCCGCGCGCGACGACAAGCTGGGCAAGATCCAGGCGAAGCTGAGCGGCCTGGAGCGGGCGCACCACGATACCGTGGACGCGATCCGCACGAAGCTGCAGGCTGACATCGATGCGCTGAAGGCGGCCGCGCAGCTGCAGGTCGACCAGCTCAGCGCCACGCTCGACGAGAACCGCCAGAGGGCCGCGGCCGCGCGCGACAAGGCCAACGCCGATCACCTGGTCGCCACTGGCCCGAAGCGCGAGGCGCTGGCCGCCATCCGCGCCAATCGCGACGCCGCGGCGAAGCGCCAGGGCACGCTGGAGACGATCGCTCAGCTGGAGGAACATGCCGAGCACCTGCGCGCCGACGCCGAGCGCCAGACGAAGGCCCTGACCGACCTCGACACCTACAAGGGCGAGCTGCTGAACAACCTGCCCATCCCGGGCCTGGTGGTGCAGGACGGCCAGGTGATGCGCGACGGCGTGCCGTTCGATCGCCTCAACACCGCGCAGCAGGTGTCCATCGCCGTCGAGCTCGCCAAGCTGCGCGCCGGCGATCTCGGCATCGTGTGCGTCGACCGCATCGAGGCGCTGGACAAGGACTCGCGCGAGGCGCTGCGCAAGGGCGCGCTCGAAGCTGGCCTGCAGTTGTTCGTGACGCGCGTCACCGACGACGCATTCAAGATCAACACCGCCGGCTGAGCGCGCGCGGCGCTTGATCAAATACAATCATCCAACTCTTTTTTGGAGCACCCGTGACCACCATCGAAACCCTGCGCCTGACGCTCGTGTCGGGCCATATCTTCGAGCTGCCGATCCGCTGCATCGCGGACGACCGAGCGACCTACTACCACCAGCAGTGCCCCGACGAGTTCCCCACGCTCGACGCGGCGCGCGAGGACAGCATGGGCCTGTTCGCTGGCAACAACAGCGAGGCCTCGGAATGGCTGCTCAACAACATGGACGTCGACGCGACGCTTCGCACCCACGCCAAGCTGGTGGGCTACGCGCTGCCCGAGCGCGAGATCGTCGAGGTGGACTATCTGCCGCACCCGTCGAAGCCGGCGACGCCTGATGGCGACCACATCATGCTGGCGCCGTTGCAGCTGATCGCCGAGGGCATGGCTGACAGCGGCGGCTTGGTGAGCGTGGTGCAGCTGATGGACCACGCCACCGGCCAGCCGGCGGCGGCCGTGGCTTTCATGCGCGGCGGCCCGGCCGTGCTCGACGTGCTGCTGCAGGCGCTGCAGAACGGCGCCAATGCGGTCATGCAGCTCGTGCAGGCCGCGCAGGCCCAGGCGCAGCAGGAGGCCGACCAGACCGCCACCAACGGGAAGGTGCACTGACATGCGCGGCACCAGTCGAATGGGTCTGATGACCGCTGCCGTGATGGCGGCCGCCGGCATGGGTGCTGCCTTCATGGGTCAGCCCGCCGTCACTGTGCAGGCGGTGGCGCCGAGAAAGAAGGAGGCGCGCCGCACCACTGGTACCCCCTACGTCACGCACTGGGGCTACGCCAAGAAGGAGCGCGTCACCGTGCGCCAGCACCAGCGCGCCGCGCGCAAGAAGCGCAACCAGGCCCGCAACCGCCGCGCCCACCGCGGCTGATCCATTCCCCCCACCACGAGCACGCACATGACCGAAATCATCGACCAGAACCACCCGGCCAACCTGCCGGCCGAGATGCCGCAGCAAGCGCCGGCCACCACCAACCCCTTCCAGCGCATGCAGCAGACCAGCGGCGGCATGAACCACGCCGTCGTCGAGATCGAGTCGCAGCGCGCGATCGCCGAGGCGCAGGGCAAGCAGCTGCTGGCGCGCAAGTTCCCGCGCAGCATGACGCAGGCGATGGCCGACTTCATGGAGGCCTGCAAGATCCCCGAGTTCGCCAACGTCGCGTTCTACGCCGTGCCCAACCGCGGCAGCGGCCCGTCGATCCGCTTCGCCGAGGAGGCCGCGCGCTGCTACGGCAACTTCGAGTTCGGGCACAAGGAGCTCAGCCGCGACAAGGACCGCAGCGTGGTCGTGGTCTACGCCTGGGACACCGAGAAGGGCAACCACTCGGAGCGCCAGATCACCGTCATGCACGTGGTCGACACGAAGAACGGCCCGAAGGTGCTGCGCGACCAGACCGACATCGACAACCGCATCGCCAACGTGGCGAGCAAGCAGATGCGCGGCCGCATCCTGGCGCTGCTGCCCAAGGGCATGGTGATGGCCGGCATCGAGGCCTGCAAGAAGACGATCGCCGGCGACAGCGAGAAGCCGATCAGCCAGCGCGTCAACGCGATGGTGGCCGCGTTCTCGAAATACGGCGTCGGTGTCATCCACCTGGAGACGAAGCTGGGCCACACGCTCGACGTGACCACCGTCGACGAGCTCGCCGACCTGATCGGTATCTTCAACGCGCTGAAGGAAGGCGGCAAGGCGTCGGAATACTTCGACCTGCCCGACGCCAGCGCCGCGGCCAGCACCAGCACCGCCGCCGCGCTCACCAACACCGCCAAGCAGGCCGCTGCCAATGCGCCAGCGCCGGCCGCCGAGGCATCCCCCCAACGGGCGAAGGCCACCACCCAAAAGAGCAAGCCGGTGGAAGGGGACGGCAAGCCGGCGAAAGCGGCGGCAACCGAATCCAGCGATCAAGCTGCCATCGCAACGACGCAGGAAGCAGCTGCACCAGCCACCCAACAGCCGGCCAGCCAGCCGCAACCCAACGCAGCGACCACCCCCAAGGAGGACGACGTTTTCTGATGCGCAAGCACGTTGACGCGCGCCGGCCGAGCGCCATGCGCTGGGCTGGTGTCCACTGAATCGGCAGTACCTGACGCCTGAGCAGGTGTCGGCTCGGTGGAACGGATGCATCAGCGTCCGCACACTCAGCAATTGGCGGTGGGCAGGTACAGGGCCGCATTTCACCCGCGTTGGCGGCAGGATCCTCTATCCACTCGATCAGTTGGTCGAGTGGGAGGACAAGCGAACGGTGGAGCACACCAGCGCCTACCGGAAGTGAAGGCCAGAGCTGCGGGCACCCCACCCGCCGCTTCTGATTCGAGGTGCTGCGGCACGCTCGTGACGCAACGAAAGACCGTATGCAATGGAGTCCCAAGCAGGACATGGCCCTGAAGGCCATCGCGCGTTGGTTCCGTGACCCGCACGCGCCGCAGGTGTTCCGGCTGTTTGGCTACGCCGGCACCGGCAAGACGACGCTGGCGAAGCAGATCAACGAAGACCTCGGCGGCGGCGCGCTGTTTGGATGCTTCACCGGAAAGGCTGCGCTGGTGCTGCAGAAGAAGGGCTGCGCCGGCGCCAGCACTCTGCACAGCCTCTGCTACAAGCCGCAGGAGAACGAGGAAACCGGCGAGGTGACATTCGTCCTCAACCACGACGGGCCGCTGTCGCTGGTGCGCCTGCTGATCGTCGACGAGGTGTCGATGGTCGGGCCCGAGCTCGGGCAGGACGTCCTGAGCTTCGGCACCAAGGTGCTGGTGCTGGGCGACCCGTTCCAGCTGCCGCCGATCAACGGCGAGGGCTTCTTCACCGGCCAGGCGCCCGACATCCTGCTCGACGAGATCCACCGCCAGGCGCAGGACAACCCGATCATCCGCATGTCCATGGACATCCGCGAGGGACGCGGCCTGGCGACCGGCCGGTACGGCGAGAGCTACGTGCGCCGGCGCGCCGACGTCGGCAAGGACGAGCTGGCGACCGAGGTGCTGCAGGCCGACCAGGTGCTGGTCGGCATGAACAAGACCCGCAACACCTTCAACCAGCGCATGCGCCAGCTGAAAGGCTACACCGACAAGCTGCCGATGCCGGGTGAGCGGCTGATGTGCCTGAAGAACAACAAGCTGGCCGGCCTGCTCAACGGCAGCCAGTGGATCGCCAAAGAGGTGAGCGGCCACCCGGAGCGCATCAAGATGACCATCGACTCGATCGACGGCCTCGGCGACGGCGTGAAGGTGGACACGCACCTGGAATTCTTCGGCGGCGACCCGAAGAACAACATGGACTGGCGCGTGCGCAAGCGCTTCGAGGAGTTCGACTGGGCCTGGGCGATCACGTGTCACAAGAGCCAGGGCAGCCAGTACGACGAGGCGCTGATCTTCGACGAGTCGAGCGTGTTCCGTGAGGCCGCTGATCAGTGGCTTTACACGGCGGTGACTCGCGCTGCAGAGCGGGTGAAGGTGCTGGTCTGATGCCAACCAGCGAGCTCACCGGCGAGGAGCTGTCGGCCACCAGCGAGGCCTGGCGCCGCGAATGCGAGCTGCGCTACCTCCTGGAGGCCTTCCCGCGCCGCGCCGACAAGCACCTGCACCTGTACGGCGTCGAGGACCGCGAGCAGCTGTTCCGCTTCGACTCGAAGACCGGGCAGATGGTGCTGCGCGACCAGTATGACTTCAGCAAGTCGGCCAACCGCAATGCGGCGCCGGCGAGCGTGTTTAAGTTCCGCGGCCTGGCCGCGGCCGACCAGCTGCTCGCCGATGCGAAGCAGCTCCACGACCTGCGGCGCGCGCGCGCCGCGCAAGCTGCATGACCGATCAAGCCTACATCGCCGCACCCAACGCCGAGCTCGGCTGGCGCTACGAGGTGCCGCAGCGCACCGACGCCAAGGTGCAGCTGCTGACCATCGGCCGCACGACGGCCACCGGCAACTGGTACGGCCGCTATGGCGAGCACTTCATCGCCTGGTGTCCGCTGCCCAAGCGCGACAAGCGCAAGGAGGCCGAGCTGATCGCCGCCGGCCTGATCCCGCCCCCATGGGGCGAATACCGACCCGAGGACGAGCATGAGCACAACCCGACACCCGCCTGACCAGCGCCAGGCCCAGCTCGACGAGATCCTGCGCCGCGCCCGCGCGCTGGTGCAGGTAGCGAACATGATGGGCATCACGCTGCGCATCGATACCGAGCCGCAACCGCCGCTGGCGATGGGCAACTACCGCCAGACCGTCGAGGCCTGGCACAAGGTGCGGCGTTGAGCTGTTGGTGCCGGGAACAGGAATCGAACCTGCACGCCCTTGCGGACACGGCGTTTTGAGCGCCGCGCGTCTACCGTTCCGCCACCCCGGCACTTCACTGCTGATCACCGGCTGTCCCGTCCTTACGTGCGCCCGAAGTGCGCCCGAGGCCGCCTCGCTGCGCCCATAACCCGTTGAAAGCCCATACTCATTTTTGAGTAGACAGCTGATTTTGAGTAAGGCACGATCCTAGTCACCCAACTTCACGGAGTGACACGGACTCTCACGCCTTCAATGGGTTAGCCGGCTACCCAGCAACCGCCGGCATCCTCCACTCTCCCCCAACTTCACTCGTTTTTGCGCCCGACCTGCGCCCGAAGTGCGCCCGGGCTCGAAGCTACTTGGAGAACCGATGCCGAAGCTCAACAAGACCATCGTCGACAACGCCGCGACGCCCGAGAAGGGCGACCACTGGGTCTGGGACAGCGAGGTGCCAGGGTTCGGTGTGCGCGTGCAGGCCAGCGGCCGCAAGACCTTCGTGGTGCGCTACCGCAACCAGCATGGCACCGCGCGCAAGATGACCATCGCCCGCTGCTGCGACCTCACGCCCGACAAGGCGCGCGAGAAGGCGCGCAAGGTGTTCGGCCAGGTGGCCGACGGCCGCGACCCGGCCGTCGAGCGCCAGGAGGCGCGCGAGGCGCCGACGATCCAGGACCTGCGCGACCGCTACCAGCGCGAGTGGGCCGAGCCGTTCAAGAAGCCGCGCAGCGCCAAGGAGGACGACGGCACCTGGCGCCGCTACATCCTCCCCAGGTGGGCGCAGCGCAAAGTGGCCGAGATCGACAAGGCCGACGTGCTGAAGCTGCAGGGCGAGCTCGTGCAGACCCCGTCAGCGGCCAACCAGGTCGTGGCGCTGCTGGGCAAGGCCTTCAACTTGGCCGAGGAGTGGAAGTGGCGGCCGCAGAACAGCAACCCCTGCTACCGGCTGAAGAAGTACAAGACGCGGCAGAAGGACCTGGTGCTGGCGCCGGACCAGTTCAGCGCCGTCGACCGCGCCTGCGACGAGCTGGTGGCCGAGCAGGACATTCCCCTGGCGATGGCCGCGCTGGTGCGCCTGTGGCTGGTCACCGGCTGCCGCAACAGCGAGATCCGCACCGCCGAGCGGCGCTGGGTCGACGCGCACCGCCAGCTGCTGCTGCTGCCGGACTCCAAGGTCGGCCAGCGGCCGATCCAGCTGCCCGACATCGCGATGGAGATCATCGCCGAGCTCGACGCGGTGTACGGCAAGGACCGCCGGTGGCTGATCCCGGGCCGCAAGCCGGGCTGCTGCCTGGCGTCGCCGTGGAAGCCCTGGAAGCGCATCGCCAGGCGCGCCGGCGTGCCCGAGGAGTCGACGCCGCACACGCTGCGCCACACCGTCGGCTCCACCGGCCACGAGGCCGGCCTGACGCAGAAACAGATCCAGGGCCAGCTGGGCCACAAGCAGATGAGCACCACCGAGCGCTACATCCACGGCCGCGGCTCGGAGAAGGCCAAGGTGGCGCAGAAGGTGGCCGAGGTGATCACGGTCAACTGGAAGACCAGGCGCCGCGAAGAAGAACCGGCGGCCGCCTGAAGACGAGCGCAGCGCCTGGGCAAGTCCCGGGCGTTGTTTTATTGTTCGTCACGGCGCACGCTATTGATCATTTTTGGTTATACTGGGTTCGTTACTTCAGGAGACCGCAATGTTCGCCACCTCTCCCGCCCGCCCCGCCGTCGAGCGCCCCGCGTTCGACGACATGCCCGACGACCTGGACAGCGCACCCGTGCGCAAGGAATCGGCCGCCGAGGCCGCCGCGCCGGTCTATACCCAGCCCTGCCCCAAGTGCCGTGGCACGGGCCGCTACCTCGGCCCCAGCTCGCACGGCAGCGTCTGCTTCAAGTGCAACGGCGCCCGGGTCCTGACCTTCAAGACCAGCCCGTTCGAGCGCGCCAAGAACCGCGCCAACGCGGCCGCGCGCAGCGAGCGCCAGGCAGCCAGCCGCTGGGACCACTTCGCCGAGGCCAACGCGGCCGAGGCAGCCTGGATCCTGGAGCGCAAGGAAGCCTTCGGCTTCGCCCAGAGCATGTTCGAGGCGGTGCACAAGTTCGGCACCCTGACGGTCGGCCAGCTCAACGCGGTGCGCAAGTGCGTGGTCGACGACGGCGAGCGCGCCCTGCGCAAGGCCGCGGCGGCCGCCGAAGCTGCCAAGGCGGCCGAGGCGGCGCCGGTGGTCGAGGCGGCCAGCCTGGAGAAGCTGGAAGCGGCCTTCGCCAAGGCCAAGGCGGCCGGCGTCAAGTGGCCCAAGCTGCGGCTCGACACGTTCGTGCTGAAGCCGGCCAACGCCAGCGGCAAGAACGCCGGCGCAATCTACGTCACCTCGGCCGAGCGCAAGGACGACGAGGGCAAGGGCGAGTACCTGGGCAAGGTGATGGGCGGCAAGTTCATCAAGGTGCGCGCCTGCAGCAGCGACGAGGAGGCGCGCATCGTGGCCGCGGCCAGCGACCCCGAGGCGGCCGCGGTGGCCTACGGCCAGCGCTTCGGCGCCTGCAGCGTCTGCGGCCGCGAGCTCACCGACGGCAAGAGCATCGACCGCGGCATCGGCCCGATCTGCGCCGAGAAGTTTGGCTGGGCATGAAGACGATCTTCGATCCCGCGCACTTCGAGCTGGTGGCCGCTGCGGAGCGGCGCCAGCTGGAGCTGGAGCGCATCACCGAAGTGTTCAACAACCCCGCGCCGGTGCGGCGCCAGGCCGGGCGCCTCGCGCGCCTGATGGCCTGGCTGCGCTGGCGCTCAACCTGAGAGGAGAGTGAAGTTGGCCCAAAGCAATCTGCAAGTGCGCATCGTGATCAGCCTCGACGGGCTGGAGACGCGAGCCGAGCGCATCTACCCCGACACCGAGCTGGTGCCCGACAACAGCCGCAATCGGCGCGAGTGGGTGGCCGCGGTGCGGCGCATGCGCGACGGCACCTACGGCCGCGGCTGGGTGCTCGACGGCGCGCCGGTGCCGTGGGGCAATCAGGCGCAGGCCTTGGCGGCCGCCTCCAGCTTGAGCTCGTAGGCCTGGCGCTGCGCGCGCTCGGCCAGCAGCGCGCGCACCTGCTCGAACAGGCCGGCATCGGCCGGCAGCGCGTCGGTGGCCCACACGGGGTGCTCCGGCAGCTGCACGCGGCACGGCACTGGCACCGGCACCTCGACGCGGCGCACGAAGGTGTCGCAGCCGGACAGCAGCACCAGCACCAGCAGCGCGGCGCGCTTCACTTGCGCAGCTCCTGCTGCAGCAGCCACTGCGCCGCGGCGCATTCGTTGGCGCCGGCAGGCTTCTGCGTGCCCAGGATGCGCTGCGCGCTGGTCTCGTAGGCCTTGGCCGCGGCCTGCGCGGCGGCCAGCGCCTTTTCGGCCTGGCGCTGGCGCTCGTCGGCCGCCTCCTTCAGCGACTCCACGGCGCGGTTCTGCTCGTCGACCTTGTTGCCCAGCTCGCGCTCGCGCAGCTCGGCTGCCTCCAGGCGCGGCGAGTACCAGCCGTGCACCGCCGCGCCGCCGCCGGCCAGGCCCAGCAGCAGCGCAGCGCCGGCGGCGATCGCCGCGGCCTGCAGGCTGAAGGTGGCCGGCAGCATGGCGCGTCAGACGAACGAGATCGGCGACGGGATCCAGGCGCCGCCGTCTTCCATCGACACGGTGCCCGAGCCGGTGGCTTCGGAACCGATCGGCTGGGCGCTGGTGTCGACGGCCTGCGCCTTCACGGTATAAGGGCCGACCGCCACGTTGGCGAACGTCACCGGCAGGACATACGAGCCGTCGTCCTGCTTCACGGCGGCCGCCTTGATGGCAGTCGTATTCATGTCCTGCTTTTGCACCGCGTTGCTGGCATCGGTGAGCGTGATGCGCAGCGCGCTAAATGTCTTGCCGGCGACCGGCGCGACAGCGTTGAACTTGCAGTTCACTTGCATGGTTCGTCCTTTCAAAGACGAGGGTTGAGGAACCTATGCCCGGGTGGTGTTGCGCATCTCGCGCTGGATCTCGTCGAGCTTGTCGAAAATCTTGTCGACGGTGGCCTGGAACTCCGAGCGCGTGGCGTAGTTCTTCGCGAGCTCGATGTTCAGCTTCGTGATCTGCTCTTGCTGGCTGGTGACCATCGCCCAAATGTTCTTGACCCACCAGCTGACGCCGGCGAGCACGATGCCCAAGAGGGTGGTGACAACCACCATGGTGGCTTGATCCGGCACTACGGCTGCTCCCTGAAAAATGGCTCGTACTTCGGACGCCGCAGGTCCAGCACGTTGGGTGGGTACTCGCGGTTGATCTCGAAGGCTGATTTGCCGTAGCCCTTGAAGGGCTGCCGGCTCTTGAGGGAGTTGCGCTCGACGTGTCCGAACCAGTGGGCCGGGTCGCAGCCGAGCGTGTTGCGGCATAGCAGGCGGTCCTGGCGCAGGCCGCCCTCGCCGCCGTTGTAGGCCGCCAGCGTCATCGCCAGGCGCTCGCGCGCGCTGGCGGCGCCGGCGACGCGCCGGTAGATGCCGTGGTCCATCTCGACCAGCGCGGTGAGCTGGTAGCGCGGCTCGAAGCGGTTGGCCCAGGTCCAGCCGGACAGGCTGGCGTGCTGCGCGCGCAGCTCGCTCCAGCGGTCGAAACGCACGCTGCCGTCGGCGTTGTAGGCGATCGTCACCTGGCCGAGGCCGAAGCCGTATTCGCGGCTGGTCTTGAGCTCTACGCGCGGATTCCAGCAGCGTGGGTGCTTCAGCGTGATGCAGCTCTCCTGCTCGACCTGCGCGGCCAGGAACGACGGCAGCGGCGCATCGGGCCAGACCTGCAGCTGCACGGCGCGCAGCGTCGGCAGGTGCTGCGCGGCCTGCGGCGGCAGCTCGGCCGCCGGCACCGGAGCGGGCCAGCAGCCGCGCGCGAACAGCGCGACGGCCAGCAGCAGCGCCCGCAGCGGCTTCACGTGCCCTTGGCCCACATCACGAGGGCGATCATCAGCGAGGACACGAAGATGACGACGGCCAGGCACAGCACCGCCGCCGGCATGCTGTTCTCGCTCTTGACCTTCTCGACCATCGCGGTGAGATCGATCTGCGGGAACGTGACGCGCGAGATGATGATCGCCGCGCCCGCCAGCACCATCGCGAAGGTGCACCACTGCACCAGCGTCTTGGTCAGCGCCTCGTCGGTGGCGTAGAGCGCGCCGAGCGCCGGCAGCATCAGCAGCCAGGCGCTCTTGTCAAAGAGCGCGCCCAGCCGCCCGGCCTTTCCAAGCAGCACCTGGAAGGCATCGATCCATGCGTTGAGCTTGTCCATGTGAGCAGGGGACTGGCGTTGCGACGCAGTGAAGTCTCACGTCACGACACAAAAAAGCCCCGGAGGGTCCGGGGCTGGTGTGCTAAGCGCTGCGCTTCAGGCCTTGATGATGTAGTTCAGCACCAGCAGTGGCGGCAGATTGTTGTGCGCGGCGTCGGAGCCGACGGCGCTGGTGATGGCGTTGACGCTGGTGGCCTCGGCCGTCGAGGTGGTGGCGCCGCCACCGCTGCCGATGCGGTTGACGCCGGCGCCCTGCGTGATGCCGGAATCCACGCCGACGTAGTGTTGGTGCGCCGGCAGCTCGGCCGCGGTCAGCGTGTGCGTGGCAACGCCGCCGCTCTTGCCCAGCGTCTGCCCATCGGATGCGGTGATGCCGCCGGCGACGTTGGCTACCAGGCGGCTGGCCGCCGTGCCGCCCATGTTGTCCTTGCCGGCAGCGTAGCGGCCGCGCAGGTCCGGCACGTTGAAGTGCGTGCCGTCGGCCGAGCCGTAGGTCGTGCCGATGGCAGCGAACAGCTCCGGGTAGTCGGAGCGCAGCAGCGACTGGCCGTAGCACAGCAGCCAGCCGCTCGGCGCCGTGCCGCCAGCGAACGGCAGCACCACGCCCGTCATGCCCATCCAGAAGTCCAGCAGGTTCATACGCCTCCCTGGTTGTTGATCAGAGCGGCCACGTCAGGATGCGACGCCAAGAAGGCGGCCAGCTTCTCGGTGGGTGTGGGCTCGTCCTGCACCGGCAGCGACATCATCACCCAGCCATGCGGTGTGCGGCGCGGCAGCTGGCCCTCCGGCCAGCTCTCGCGCGCCGGCGGCGCATCCTCGTGGGCGCCGGCCGGGATCAGGAAGACGCCTTCTTCCAGCGGGCTTTCGTCGGCCTCCACCTCGCCGAGGAACCACCCCTGGCGATCGGCCTGGTAAACGGTCTTGGTGTTCATGGGGCCTCAATACTTGATGCACGCCAGCAACGCGACGTTGCGCGGGCGCGTTTCGGTGCCACCGACGTTGATCATCTGGCCGCCGTCGCCATTGCCGACCGCCTGCTCGGTGCCGCTGCCGGAGGTGTCGAAGCCGGTGAGCGAGCCACCGTACGGCGGCTTGAGCAGGTACTTGTAGGTGCTGCCAGTGTGGTTGTGGCTCTTGAAGTCGTCGACCTGCCAGCCGCCCAGCGTGCGCCCGGCATCGACGCCACGCCCGTCGTCCAGGCCGCGCAGGAACTCGCCGCGCAAGTCAGGCAACGCAAACGTCGTGCTGCCATCGCCGACGCCGAAGGTGGTTCCCATGACGGCAAACAGGTCGGCGTACGTTGTCCGGCTGATGTTCGCTCCGTTGCACTTCAGCCAGCCCGATGGCGCCGAGCCGCGGGCGAAGAACGCGACCTCGCCAACGGGTGCGAAGGTCTTGGTCTCGGTCCTGCTGTAGACGTCGATGTTGTTGCGCGCGACGGCGACGTTCTCCAGGTCCGACAGGTTCAGGCTCTGGTCCAGCGGCTCGGGCAGGCTGTTGGCCGGCTCGTTCTGCAGGAACACGATCTCGGTGCCGATCGGATACTGCGTGCCGAGCACCACCTGCGTGTTGTTGGCGCCTTGCTGCCAGCCGCCGGCACCGGCCCGCTTGGGGATCAGCGCGCCGCCGACGTGCACCGACAGGCCCAGCGTCGTGCAGGTCGCCATCGTGAACGTCAGCTGCGGGTTCGCGGTGACGCTCTGGATCTCCTGCACCACGTTGACGATGACGTTGACCGCGGTCGGGTCGGCCCACTCGGTGTCGCCGCAGGTGTTGCTGACCTTGCGCAGCACCTGGCCGGTGGTGCCGCCAGGCAGCAGCCAGCACTTGGTGACCGTCGCCAGCACCCAGGCGCGCGAGGCGATCACCACGGCCGGGTCGATCACCAGCGTGATGACGCTGGCGTTGGAGACCTCGATGGTGGCGCGCAGCACCATGTCGCTGCTGGCGCCATCGGTCGGCACGGTCTTGTAGGTGGCTGGGAAGTTGCCGACCGCGAACAGCGCGCCGGTGTCATCGAAGATGCCGAACTCGCGGATGGTCCAGCCGCCGGTGTCGGCCGGGATCAGCATCTCGACGTAGAAAATGTTCGGATTCGCCGGGTCCTGCTGCACCAGGTTGATGGTGGTGCGAAAGCGCTCGTGGACCAGCGACGTCATCGCCGGGTCCGGCGTGACAGGCGAGCCGTTGCCGTCGCCCACCGCCATGTGCGTCAGGTTGATCGGGATGCCGGAGGACTCGGCGGCCGCCAGTGCCGCCAGACCGTAATTGGTATGAATGGTCAGATAGGTCGACATGGTTTCAGCCTAGCAGTGCAAAGAGGGCGGCAATTTGCGTCGGCGTTTTTGCCGTCTCGAAGACCACGATGTCGGTGAACACGTGGTTGGAGCAATTGCTTGCGTCGACGGCGGCACCGAAGGACCAGAAATGGGCGGCCAACGCCGCCACCAGGGATGGGCTCGCGCCGTATGTGGGAGTGGTCTGCTCGACACCGTTTTTCCAGACACGCACCTGCGGCGAACCTGCCAAGTCGAACGTGATGCAATAGCTTTCGGTGGCGCCAACAGAGCCAACAGAAATGCCTTTGCCGTATTTCGCGCCGGTGGAGCGATATGCAACGCATGCCCAATGGTCGTTGTCTTCCCAGTTTTGATATGACGTGAAACGGTCGCCGCTGCCGAATGCAGACCCTTGCTGGAGCAGCGTATAGACGCCGCCGGTGATGTGGTCGTTGACGCGCCCCTTGATGTAGACCGTGAAGGCCGACAACACGCCGCTGGCGAGCACAGACTTTAGAGCGCCATTGCCGGTTCGTAAGCAACGAACACCACCTTCATAGGTATTGGAGAAGGTGACGCAGCTGGGTGCACTCACGCCAACAGGAATTAGATTGTTAGATGGGTTCGCCTGGTTATAGAAAATCGGCACTGTTGCTGTCGCCGTTGCTCCAAGCCATGCCATCAGGGCCGCAGAATCAGCAACATCGCCTGAGAACGGGACATCGAACGTCAGCCCCGTGGCGCCGCTCTTGGCCTGGAAGCTCCTGGTCGCGGTCTGGATCAGCTTGCGCGTGGAGGCAACGATGGTCGCGCCCTGCAGCACGGACGGCGTCGACGACGGCATGAAGACGGTCGCATCGACGCCGTAGCGAAGCGCCGCACCGACATAGACAAACCACGGGTTCTTGCGGATGTACTTCAGCTTGCGCAGGTGCGTGCCGGCGTCGCGCAGCGACTCGATGATGGCGCGCACCATCACGTCCTCCTGCTCGGCCATCTCGATGTCGGTGCCGGACTCCACCGTGACATCGAACAGGCCGTAGCTCTTGGTGCCGTCGCCGGCGACGGTGATGGTGCCGTAGTCGGTGAGGTAGGCCGCGTCGGCGCCGACGGCGGCCTTCAGCGCCTCGCCGATCGCCACGTTGTTGCCGCGCGCGCGCAGCACCTCGACCACGATGCGGCGCGCGTAGTTGGAGTCCGTCTCGCCGTCGATGCGCTCGACGTTGTAGTAGCCGCCGTGCTCGTCGACCCATTCCGCGGTCGCGGTCGGCGCGGCCATCTGCAGCAGCGCCTCCTGGATCGCGGTGCGGATCAGCGTCAGCTCGTTGGCGACCGATTCCATGTAGGACCACAGCACCGAGGTGTAGCCGTGCAGGTGGTCACCGTTCGAGGCGTCCTGGTCACCATCGCCGTCGAGCAGCACCAGCGCCGACAGGCCCGAAAACGTCGTCAGGTCCTGGTAGGGGACCGAATAGCCAGGCTGCGCGGCCAGGAACACGCCCAGCTCGGCGACGCTGAAGCGCGACAGCTCGACCACCAGGCCGGTGCCGCTGCCGCCGGTCACGCTGGTGCGCAGCACGCCGTCGGCGATGCTCCAGGTCATCGCCGAGCCGTCGTAGCGCAGCCGCAGCGCCAGCACCTGCGCCGGGTTCTTGTCGAACACGCGGTTCAGGTAGCCGATCAGCTTCTCGGTCAGCTTCATGTCAGCGTCACCGTGCCAGGAATGGCCTTCTCGTTGATGGCGCAGGTGACGTCGGCCAGCGGCGCGCTCAGCGTGATGTTGTAGACCCCGACGATGTCGCGCTTGATGATCGCGATGAGCTCGGCCAGCACCACCGTCTCGCCAACGCCCAGGCCCTGGATGTAGGCCTTCACGGCATTCGTTGCGGCCGCGATCGCGTCGGCCTCGACGTAGCCCGTCTGCACCGTCAGGTTGCCGGTCACCGTGATCGCCTTGTCGGAGGCCGCGGAGACGACGCACTTGACGCCGGCGGCCTTCCAGCCAGGCACCGCCTTGCCGGCATCGTCGTAGTAGCCGTCGACCACCCGCTGCGCCTCGGCCACCAGCTCGGTCGATGTCGCGGAGGCGCCGTTGTGGACGTAGACGTCGACCAGGCTGATCGGCTGCGTGCTGTCGGTCACGTAGGGCTCGATCACCGACGCATGGGCGACGTATTCGGTGATGAGGCCGTTGGCGTCGACCAGCTTGGCGGTCTTGGCGCCGTACTCGACCGCGGTCTTGGTGCCGCGCGCCAGCGTCGAGATATAGCCGCGAAAGCGCGTGCGACGCTGGTCGTCGGTCTCCTCGTCGCGGCCGTTGATCAGCGGCGACGGATTGGTGACGCTGTTGATGCCGGTGATCGAGCTGACCAGCTCGTCGATCGCGCCGGCGTCGCAGTTGCCGGACACGCCGGCGCTTTGCGCTGACACCAGGATGTCGACGTAGGACTGGCCGATCTGGATGGTGCCGGCGGCCAGCGTCGCGTACGGCGTCGTGGTGGCCGAGATCCGCACCACCGTGCCCAGCTGGATCACGATCGGCGCCGTCGCCAGCGGGCCGCCGGTGGAAAAGCGCACCACGCCGCTGGCGGCCTCGGCCGGGATGCGATCGAAGCCGAAGGTGGTGTAGACGGAGACGGGAATCGCCTCCTTGAGGCCGATCAGGATGTTCTGGTACAGCTCGTCCATCTCGGCCGCTGGCGCCTCGATGATCGTGCGCGCGACGGAGCCGACGTTGTAGTCGTTGATCTTCGTCGTCGTCGACTTCATCCAATTGATGCAGCCGGCGACGATCGAGCGGAAGTCGCGGATCTGGAATGCCATGGTGGTCCTTACAGGTCCGCGCTCAGCTCGACCACACGGCCGACGACCGGCTCGGCCTCGATGCTCACGCGGATCGTGTCGCCGATCGCCTCGGCCTCAGCCTGGGTCACTTGCTTGATGCGCGGATCCGCCTGCACCGCCGACTTCGCGTACTGCGCGGCCAGCAGCGTGGCCGTCGGCCCGTTGACGCTGCCGATCAAGCGCCGCACCAGCGAGCCGTAGGTGCTGTGGAAGATCAGCTCGCCGCGGTCGGTCTCGACGCGGTGCTTCAGCGCCTGGCGCAGGTTGGTGCGGCCGGAGACGACAGCGAAGTCGCCGTCCTTGAGCGCCAGGCCGCCGGCGGCGTCGAGCTCGATGTCGCTCTGGAAGACCTGGTCCGGGTTGCTGGTGGTGCTGACCACCGGCACCGGCGCCGGCAGCCGGATCAGGTTGCCCGACAGCAGCACGCCATTGACCGCCGCGCTGGCGTCGTCGGTGACGTAGGGCGGCACCAGGTCGTTGTAGGCGATCAGCTCAGCCCAGCGGCTGGCGTCGCCGAGTTCGCGCGCGGCGATCGACTGCAGCGTGTCGCCGTGTCGGATCTCGACGAAGCGGAAGCCGTAGAGCGGGCGCTGGTTCGTGCTCATGCGATCGCCAGCCCATTCGAGATTTGCGACAGCGAACCCAGCAGCGAAGCCTGCGACGGCGGCGCCAGCACCACGTCAGCAGAGGCCAGCGTCTCCAGCGTGACCTGCGCGTTCTCCGTCACCTGCACCGGCAGCTCGCGGTTGTTCGGCGAGTACAGGTAGAACGGGTTGACGCCAGACAGCGGGCTCAGCGGCCGCCCGCCCGAGGTGCTGGAGCAGTTGGCCGATCCGAACAGCGGGTTGTAGTCGGGGTAGAACTCCTGCTGCTGCACGGCGTTGCGCAGCACGCAGAAGACGTTGCTGTAGGCGCCAGCCACTTCCATCATGCGTGAGCGCACGATGCTCGGCACTTCGGCCACCGCGTTGATCGAGCGGAAAATGTTGATGCCGGCGGCGGCCGTCATGCGGCCCACCGCGATCATCGAGCCGGCGATCTCGTCGCCGGTGCTGATGGCGGTGCTGACGGCCTGGTACAGCCGCGCGGTCTTGCCCAGGAAGTCGCGCACCGGCACCACCAGCGTGCGGTCGACGTAGTCCTGGATGTCGCGCTCGTAGGCGATCAGCTCGTTGATCGACGCCGTCAGGCTGTCCAGGCCGGCGGCCTCCAGCGCCTGCTTGTCGAGGTTGCCGCTGCCGAACTCCAGGTAGGCCAGCTGGTCGATGTCGTCCGACAGCACCGTCAGGGCGATCTGGTACTGGCTCAGCAGCGGCCGCTGCTTCGAGCGGCGCAGCACGAAGCTGTCGATCGACACCAGCGCCGCGAAGCCGTCGAGCGCATCGGCGAACACCATGCGCACCAAGTCGGGGTCGCGGCCGTTCTTGATCGCGTCCTTGCGCAGCGTGTGCCAGTCGGTGAACACGTGCTTGAACAGCTGCACGAAGCGCTCCCCGCCGTCGCGCTCGTCGTCGCCCACCAGGCGGCGGCGCCATCCCGTGTGGCCGGCGATGGTGATCGACGGCACGCCCGGGCCGAAGTTGTCAGCCCAGGCCCCGCCGAGGGTCTGCTGCACGGCCACGCGCGACCGATCGTTGCGCGTCAGGTCCTCCGGTCGGATCACCAGGCTGACGCTGACCGGGGCCGCCCCCGTGGACTGGTCGTCCAGCACGAAAGAGATCGGGCGCGCTTCGGCCTTCTGCGTTTGAGGGGCGCGCACATCCATGACGCCCATGGTGGCGTCACGACATCGCTCAGTTCGGGGCGCCGGTGTTGCCGCCGCCGGTCTGCACGCCGCTGTGCGTGTGCGTGCTGCCCACCAGCTTGGCGTTGTTGCTGAGCGAACCCACCGAGGCGATGTCACCCACCACGTTGACGTTGCCGGTGATGGTCGCCGTCGAGCCGCCGCTGCCGCCGCTCAGCGACAGGCCGCCCTGGATCGTCACGTGGCCGGTGCAGGTGGTCTCCGGCGTGTCCAGCGTCACCTGCGGCGCCGTCACCGTGGCGTCGCCGCCCGACGTCACGTCGGTGGTGCCGTCGACCGTGACCGTGGCGTTGCCGTCGACGTTGACGGTGGCGTTGCCGTCGATGTCGATCGAGGCGTTGCCGCCGGTGTGCGTCGTCAGGTTGCCGACGTGGTCCAGCGTGATGTTGCCGGACGGGTCGATGTTCAGCGAAGCCTTCTGCACGCCGGCATTCTTGACCGTCAGCTGCACGTGCACCGCCTTGTCGGTGTTGCGCGCGATGGCCCACTTCTTGTCATAGTCCTTCGCCGTCAGGTCCTCGTGCGCGGCCGCCGTGGCGATGCGCAGGAAGGTGCCGCTGGGGTGGTAGACCTCGACGTTGCCGGCGTCGTCGACGCTGGTGTAGACGTCGCTGGCGTGGCGCACGATGCGCCGGTTTTTCTCGGCGAAGGTGATCTGGTTGACCTGCGGCAGCAGGAAGCCGGCCACGAACGGCGCGCCGTCGCAGAAGCCGACCATGGCCTTGACGTAGCGCGCGCGCGTCACGGTCGGGTCCCAGCGCTTGTCGTCGCTGGGGCCGCCGACGTCCGGCAGGTCCAGCACGCCAGTGTTGCTGCTGCCGGTCGGCGACAGCACCTGCACGTTCGACAGCCGGCTGCCGTCGCGATCGAGCAGCACGTCCACCGAATTGCCCTCGGGGTAGACCGCCACCACCGTCCCGGACTTGAACATGGTCAATCCTCGCCGAGCTCGGCCCAATAGGGTGAGGCCACGCCGTTGCCCTTCTGCACGCGGTCGATGAAGCCGGTGCCGCGCTCGACCTGCACCGTGGTGAAGAAGCCGCCGAAGGGCACGTAGTCGTGCTGCACGCCGACCACGTAGTAGTCGCTGCGCATGTTGCCGTGCGTCAGGCGCAGCACGCAGCCGGCCTTGACGCGCTCGTTGCCCTTCAGTCGCATCGAACCCGACTCGAAGACGACGTTGTCCTTGTTCATCTCGCGCAGCTGGGTGCGGCGCTTGTTCATCCACTGCAGTGCGGCATCGACCTGCACCGTGCGCTGCGCGCCGTCTGGCGTGCCGTTGCCGTTGTTGGTCTCGGCGCGGCCGCCCTGCTGGGTGGCGTCCTCCAGGCGGCGGATGCCGTAGAACTCGGGGTCGTTGTTGCCGTAGCCCTGCTGGTAGACCTCCTCGGGCTTGGCTGCGTAGCTCATCAGCCGCAGCGTGTCGTCGGCGTTGAGCGCGAAGCGCGGCGCGTGCACCCAGAAGTAGTTCGCCACGTCGGCATCGCTGCGCGAGACCTTCGAGGCGATGATGTCGCCGCGTGTGATCTCCACGATCGTCGGCTCCTCGATCACGTCCATCACGTAGCTCTTGCCGTCGGCCGTCATGAACGGGTTCGGCCGGTAGACCACGTAGGGACCATCCTCGCGGTCATCGATGTAGAGCTCGTTCCAGGCGCCGACGTCGCAATGCTCGGCCAGCAGGCTGTAGATGGTGCCGCCTTGCCAGCCGCCGATGCCGAATGGCGAGACGACGCCGTCGCGTACCTGGATGCCGCCGGTGTTGATCGCCAGCAGCGGCGATGTCTTGCCGCCGGTCTTGGCGCCCATCTTGGCGATGTACGGGTTGACGACCTTGTCGAACACCTCCTTCACGAACTCCTCGGCGTACTGGGTCTGCATCGATAGGCCGAAGCGCGCGAAGAAGGGAAAGCTGGTGATCAGGTTGGCGTCCGGGTCGATGAACGGCGAATTCACCACCTGCAGCATCTGCCAAATCTTGCCGTAGTCCTGGCCGGTGACGATCACCTGGCGCTGCGGCTGGCCGCCGGCGGCC